TACCTATCGCCGCCGGACCGCCGAACGACGGAGATACGCTCGTCTACACGGCCAACGGAATTTTCGAATGGCAACCGGCACCCGTTGGACCCGGACCTACGGGACCTACGGGACCGACGGGACCAGAAGGTCCGGGCGGAGGTCCTCCTGGTCCGCAGGGTCTACAAGGCGTTCAAGGACCGCAAGGTATTCAGGGTATACCGGGAGAGGAAGGCGATCAGGGAGCGGTCGGCGCTCAGGGACCCGCCGGACCCGCGGGTACGCAAGGAATCGCGGGAAACACCGGCGCTCAAGGACCAACGGGATCCGTCGGACCCGCCGGCGTTCAAGGCGCTCAAGGCGCTCAAGGCCCGACCGGCGCTCAAGGCCCGGTAGGCGCGCAAGGCCCGGTCGGCGTTCAAGGCGCTCAAGGCGCGCAAGGCGCTCAAGGCGCTCAAGGACCGATCGGTACGACCGGCGCTCAAGGCGCGCAAGGACCAGCGGGCGCGACCGGACCACCGGCGCCTCCGGCGACGAGCGAATGGCACCGACTCGTCGACGGTACCACCTCGGATAATCAAATAGCGTATTTACCGTCGGCGCCTACCGCCGCGACCGACAACTGGGTACTCGGACCTCAGAGTACAGAAACTACTCCGATGACTGGAGGGTTCTTTATCAACGCGACGTCGTCGACGCCCGGCGCGTTCAGATTCGGAACCGTTACGGGAACGCAGTGGACGACGGCGAATCGCGGCGCGTACAGTTTCGCCGGCGGTACCGATAACACCGCTAGCGGAGAAAGTTCGGGAGTAGTGAGCGGAATTTCTAATACGGCTAGCGCGATTAGAAGCGGCGTCATCGGAGGTTCGTTCAATACGGCGAGCGCCGATAGCGCGGTAGTCGCCGGCGGCGGTGGCGTAAATCAAACGGGCAATACCGCGAGCGGAGTATCTTCGATCGTAATCGGTGGCGGTCACAATACGGCGAGCGGCGCGAGGTCCGCGGTCGTCGGCGGAGGTAGAAGCTCCAACGGACATACGGCCGGTGGCGCCGATAGCGTCGTCGTCGGCGGTGAGAGGTCCAACTCCGCCACCGGCGATAATTCTATAACGCTCGCCGGCGTTAACAATGCGGCGACTGGAACGAGCGCCGGCGTAGTGTGCGGTTCGAACAATGAGGCGACGGCGGCGAATAGTTGCGTGGCGTGCGGTACCGACAACGCGGTCACCGGCGATCGTAGTTGCGTATTGAGCGGTGTGAATAACTCGATAAGCGGAGTAAATACCGCGATCGCTGCCGGAGTCGCGTGTTCGATAGATTCCGACAATTCGGCGATCGTAGGCGGCGTATCGGCTCGAATCCGATCCGGCGGTTCGAATAATCTTCTAATCGGACGTAATAATTTCACGACGAGCGGAGTGAGCGACGCCGTCTGTTTCGGTAGACGAGCCGAGGCGAATCATTCCAACGCGTTCGTACTAAATCTAGACGAGTCGGATACGCCGCTAAATACGACCGCTAATAATCAGTTTCTAGCGGTGGCGCCGTTAGGTTACGCCATAGTGACGACGACACCGCGAGGCGTCGAGCTGGCCGCTAACGCGAATCAGTGGACTAGTACGTGCGATCGACGTTTCAAACGAGATTTGAGGGAAATGGATTACGCCGACGCGGCGAGACGTTTCCGTCACTTACCCGTCTACTCGTACAATTTTCGCGGTAGCGATCGTAAAGTTATCGGTACTACAGCTCAACAGTGGCATCGCCTGTACGACGTTCCAGAGTCGAACGCCGACGATTTCGCCGACGAATTCGCAATCGAGGATGAATCGAAACGATACATTAATCTCCTAGATTTGGACTCGATCAGTTTGAGCGTCATCAAGGGTTTAGACGAAGAAATTCGTAGGTTAGAATTAAAATACGAATGACGGAATTAGATTTTGGTCTCTTAAATCTCGAAACGACGTACGGCGGATATTCGTTAAGCGGCGTACCGATTACTAAGTCGACGCCGACGACGAGCGGTCAGGTACTTTCCTACTCGTCGGCGGACGGCGCTTTAGTTTACGCTCAACTCATCGGCGGACCGACCGGACCTCAAGGCGCTGACGGTTCGAGCGGAGGACCAGTCGGACCTACGGGTCCGACCGGCGATACGGGACCTACGGGTCCGACGGGTATCGCCGGCACAGTCGGACCGACCGGCGCTAAAGGACCTACCGGACCGAAAGGAGCGACGGGCGCTAGAGGCGTACAGGGCGTTCAAGGTCCGCAAGGAGTCGCCGGACCTCAAGGAGCACAAGGAGCGGTCGGCGCTAAAGGCGCTAAAGGACCCGTCGGTCCGACGGGAGCCGACGGACCTCAAGGCGCTCAAGGCGTTCAAGGCGCTAAAGGTCCGACCGGTCCGCGAGGACTTCAAGGACTTGACGGCGCTCAAGGGCCGACCGGCGCGACCGGACCGACGGGAGCGACCGGAGCTACTGGATCTACGGAGGGCCTCCCGTGGATAGTAGACGGAGGCGAAATCAAATTCAATCCGGCGTTACCCACTACGGTAGACGATAATCTCGTCGTCGGTCCTCAAACTACCGAAGGCGGATCGGCTAATCCCCGACTCTTTTTCATCGCCAACGGAGGCGCGTTCAGAGCCGGACGAGCGACGGGCGCCGAGTGGAATGAAGCGAATAGGGCGGACGGAAGCGTCGTGTTGAGCGGGCAGAATAATACGGTTACGGGAGTAAACTCGGCGGCGTTAGGAGGTGAATCCAACTCGGTCGGCGTTCCGAATTCCTGCGTGGCGTTCGGTTTATCGAACGTCGTTCAGGCGAACGCTAATCGGTGCGTAATAGTCGGCGGTAAGAATAATTCGATCAACCAGTCGGCCGATTGCGTCGTCGGCGCCGGTGAGAATAACGCCATTACGGCTGGCGATAAGACGACGATAATCGCCGGAAGCGGTAATCAGGCGACGATTAAGCGCTCGACGATTTGCGGCGGTACGTCAAACTCGGTTAACGAAGCCGGATGCGTCGGCGCCGGACAGTCGAATTCGAGCGCCGACTCCAAGAGCGTAGTTATCTGCGGGACCGATAATGACGCTTTATCGGTCGGTTCGTCGTCTGGAGGGAATTGCGTTATTTGCGGAAACGCGAATAAATTTCCGCCGACGCCGGCGATGAACGTCAACTGCGCGGTAGTATGCGGCGACGATAACGCTTTCGTCGGTACCGGTCACCGCTTATCGTCGATACTGTGCGGTTCCGGAAATCGAATAAACGATTCGTGCGTATCGTGTCAAATACTTTGCGGTCAGAATAATTCAATCACATCATCGTCGCTCTCGATCGTCGGCGGCGGTAGCGGTTCGAGCGTTACGAACGCGACCGGCGCTAAAGTATTCGGCACTAACGCGTCGTCCGCCTTTGACGATACGTTCGTATGGGGTGACGGTAGCGCCGCGGTATCGGCGTCGACCGATCGCCAGTGGACTCATCTGAGCAGCGGCGGTACTTATATGTACTCTAATTCGGCGCATACGCGCGGCGTCATACTCGCGGCAAACTCCAGCTCCTGGTCGGCGGCGTCGAACGCGCTCGCTAAAAAGGATTTCGAAAAACTGTCCGATCGCGCGACGATGGAACGACTGAGAGGATTACCGATATATCGTTACGTATTCGACATGGTGTCACGTGACCACTTAAGAAAAACCAGTCCTACGGCTCAAGATTGGTTGAGCGTTTTTCCGGAATTCAAACGCGGAAATTTGACGATCGGGATGCGCGACCTGGACATCGTTAAACTTTTAGCGATTCAGAATCTCATACGACGCGTCGATAGACTGAAAACGCTGAAAAAGTCGAAAGGCTGAAACTGGCGGCGCGCAAAAAAAAACACGATGGAATTCGATATGAGAATAGTTCAAACTAACGCGACTCCCAAGAACATCGACGCCGTAAACGGCGTTCAGATTTCCGGCGACGAACCGAGCGTCGGAGACGCTCTATATTTCGATCCGACCGTCGGTCACTTCGTCTTCGGAACGATTACGGGCACTGGACCGACCGGAGCTACGGGTAACACCGGACCGACCGGTGTCGTCGGACCGCAAGGGCCGCAAGGAGTTCAAGGACCGCAAGGCGCGCAAGGCGCTCAAGGACCTCAAGGAAGTCAGGGACCGCAAGGCGTTCAAGGCGATCAAGGTCCGGTCGGCGATCAGGGACCTCAGGGTTTCCAAGGCGGCGTCGGACCGATCGGCGCGACCGGACCTCAAGGAACGCAAGGCGCGCAAGGACCGGTCGGCGATCAGGGCGATCGAGGTCCCGTCGGTAATACCGGAGCCGTCGGAGCCGTCGGAGCCGTCGGACCCGTAGGCGATCAAGGTCCGCAAGGTATAGCCGGAAATCAAGGTCCGAACGGAGCGGTCGGAGCGGTCGGACCTACCGGAGCCACGGGACCGATCGGTTTATCGCCGTGGCATCGGATCGTCGATTCGGTAAGCGGCGAGACGAACATCTGCTATAACCCTCAATTCCCGACGCCGGAAACTACGACTTTGATAATCGGACCTTCGTCTTCGGACAACCTATTCAGAGCTTATTGTTCCGGCCCGAACGCCGGTAGTTTACAGATTGGCGGTCACATCGAAGGTATGACCGGCGTATCGAACGCCCTTATCGGCGGCGGGTCGAACGTATCCGACGCCGATCGTTGCGCGATTATCGGCGGCGCGTCCAACTCTTGCATCGTCAACACTGTAGATTGCGTCATCGCCGGCGGTGAAAATATCTCCAACTTGTCGTCGAATTCCGTAGCTTTGGGCGGTCGAAATAGTTCCATCACCGCCGAGTATTGCGTCATAATGGGCAGCGAAAGCGCCGTTTCCGGTCGCGGTAGCGTAATAATCGGCGGTACCGACGCGATGGAGCCGATGTCGGCGTCGGACGCCGTGAGAATCGGCGGAATTAATAATCTGTTGGTCGCCGGCGCGACGTCGTCGGTGATCGTGTCCGGCAGGGATCATAATATAAGTCAAACGCGTTCCGGTATCGTCGGCGGCGAAGACGTCGACTTGAACGGCGTAAATTCGGCCGCTCTGTCGACCAAATCGTCTAACCTGATCAGCGCAGCCGGATTCCAGACGTCGACTAATTGCGCGTTCGTGTCGAGCGACGGTTGCGCGATAACGGCGTCTACGAATACGGCCGTCGTCGATAGCGTCTCATCCGATTATACGCTAACGAATAATTCTCTGGCGATCGCGTGCGTCGAGTGTCATTCGAACGATCGATCATCGTCCGGCGCTAATTTTATGGCCGGTTCGAATTTGAGCATCGGCGAAAACGTAACGCTCGCGACGGTGATGGGTAACGGTCTCACGATCAATCACGGCTACACGTTTCACGTAAGCGACGGAACGCAATTCACGTCCGTCAATCCTCAAACGTTTCGAGCGTTCATGAGAAACGGTTTCAGGGTGTTTACGAACGCCGCTCAAACTACCGGACTGCAAGTGCTCCCGAGCGGTAACTCCTGGTCGGCTCTTTGCGACGTCAACGCGAAAGAGAATGTGCGAGAGTTGAGCGTCGACGCGTTCGCGTCGGTCGCGACGAAACTTATCGACGATCTACCGATCTACTCTTATCGCTGGCGGGACGTCGACTCTAATCATCGCGCGTGGGGACCTACCGCTCAAGATTGGCGCCGATGTTTCGGAGAATTGTTACCGCACGTCGACGATCGAACGATCGACTCGAACGATATGGACGGTATCGCCCTGATGGGTCTCAAGTACGTTTGCGAACAATTAAATGCGATAGGTTAAGAAAAAAAAATGACGAGTAGGATTTTTTCACTCAACCAAACCGACAAGACCGGCGATATAAAGTACTATCACATACGGGACGTACCTATCGCCGCCGGACCGCCGAACGACGGAGATACGCTCGTCTACACGTTGAACGGAGTTTTCGAATGGCAACCGCCGCCCGTAGGTCCCGGACCTACGGGACCTACGGGACCTACTGGACCCGAAGGTCCGGGTGGAGGTCTTCCCGGTCCTCAAGGTCTACAAGGCGTTCAAGGACCGCAAGGTATTCAGGGTATACCGGGAGAGGAAGGCGATCAGGGAGCGGTCGGCGCTCAGGGACCCGCCGGACCCGCGGGTACGCAAGGAATCGCGGGAAACGCCGGAGCTCAAGGACCCGTCGGACCCGTCGGACCAGCCGGCGTTCAAGGCGCTCAAGGCGCGCAAGGACCGATCGGCGCTCGAGGAAATACCGGCGCGCAAGGAGCGCAAGGGGTGCAAGGACCCATCGGCGCGACCGGCCCTCAAGGCGCGCAGGGACCGATCGGTACGACCGGCGTTCAAGGAGCGCAAGGACTCGCGGGTGCGACCGGTGCGACGGCGCCTCCGGCGACGAGCGAATGGCACCGGCTCGTCGACGGTACTACCTCTGATAATCAAGTAGCGTATTTACCGTCGGCGCCGACCGCCGCGACCGACAACTGGGTACTCGGACCTCAGAGTACAGAAACAACTCCGATGACGGGAGGGTTCTTTATCAACGCGACGGCGTCGACGCCCGGCGCGTTCAGATTCGGAACCGTTACGGGAACGCAGTGGACGACGGCGAATCGCGGCGCGTACAGTTTCGCCGGCGGTACCGATAACACCGCTAGCGGAGAAAGTTCGGCGGTCGTGAGCGGTTTGAACAACGAAGCGAGCGCGAGTCGTAGCGTAGTTTTCGGCGGAAGCTATAATCGCGCGACGAACGATAACGCTGCCGTCGGCGGTGGCGGTATCTCGGCTGGAACGGCTAATACGGCGAGCGGGGAAAACTCGGCGGTAATCGGTGGCGGTCATAGTACCGCCAGCGGCTTGAGGTCGGCCGTCGTCGGCGGAGCTTCGTCCGCGACGCTAACGGGACATACGGCTAGTAGTTTCGACAGCGTAGTGTGCGGCGGACGAACCGGAAACGTCGCGAGCGGTTCGGCGTCTATCGTATTCGCGGGAGAACTGAACGAAGCCCGATCGTCTTTCGCCGCCGTCGTATGCGGAATGAATAATAGGGCGAGCGGAAACAATAGTTGCGTATTGTGCGGCGACGGGAATTCCACTCAGGGTCTAAACAGTTCGATACTCTGCGGTAACGCTAACGAGATAAAGACGGCCGAAATGTCGATCGTCGTATGCGGTACGGGTAACGAGATAAGTAACGGATTTCGAAACGCGATAATGAACGGAACCGCTAACGTAATCGAGGGAGGCGTTAATAATCTCATTATCGGATCTAACAATACGATCGAAAATCCGGGAAACGATAGAGATGCATCGACGGCCGTCGGATTTCACGCGATATCATCGCACAGTAACTGCTTCGTCGTCAACTTGACGACCGCCGGAAACGAACTGCGATCGACGAATAGTAATGAGTTTGCGGCGAAAGCGCCGAACGGATTTTTCCTGTTTACGAGTAACTCGGCCGGCGTCGAACTGGCGGCTAACGCTACTCAGTGGGCTAGTACTTGCGATCGTAGTTTGAAACGAGATTTGAGGGAAATGGATTACGCGGACGCGGCGAGACGTTTCCGTAACTTACCCGTCTACTCGTACAATTTTGTCGGAAGCGATCGTAAAGTTATCGGTACTACGGCTCAGCAGTGGCATCGCCTTTACGATTCGGAATTGTTCGACGCGCCGGATAACGTTTCGAAAAAAGAAGAGGCGGACTCGAAACGTTACATTAATCTCCTCGATTTGGACTCGATAAGTTTGAGCGTCATCAAAGGTTTAGACGCGGAAATCCGTAGGTTAGAATTAAAATACGAATGACGGAATTAGATTTTGGTCTCTTAAATCTCGAAACGACGTACGGCGGATACAGGTTGAGCGGCGTACCGATATCTAACGCGTTGCCGACGACGAGCGGTCAGGTACTTTCCTACTCGTCGGCGGACGGTACTTTAGTTTACGCTCAACTCATCGGCGGACCGACCGGACCTCAAGGCGCTGACGGTCCGAGCGGAGGACCCGTCGGACCTACGGGTCCGACCGGCGATACGGGACCTACGGGTCCGACGGGTATCGCCGGCACAGTCGGACCGACCGGCGCTAAAGGACCTACCGGACCGAAAGGAGCGACGGGCGCTAGAGGCGTACAGGGCGTTCAAGGTCCGCAAGGAGTCGCCGGACCTCAAGGAGCACAAGGAGCGGTCGGCGCTAAAGGCGCTAAAGGACCCGTCGGTCCGACGGGAGCCGACGGACCTCAAGGCGCTCAAGGCGTTCAAGGCGCTAAAGGTCCGACCGGTCCGCGAGGACTTCAAGGACTTGACGGCGCTCAAGGGCCGACCGGCGCGACCGGACCGACGGGAGCGACCGGAGCTACTGGATCTACGGAGGGCCTCCCGTGGATAGTAGACGGAGGCGAAATCAAATTCAATCCGGCGTTACCCACTACGGTAGACGATAATCTCGTCGTCGGTCCTCAAACTACCGAAGGCGGATCGGCTAATCCCCGACTCTTTTTCATCGCCAACGGAGGCGCGTTCAGAGCCGGACGAGCGACGGGCGCCGAGTGGAATGAAGCGAATAGGGCGGACGGAAGCGTCGTCTTGAGCGGGCAGAATAATCGCTGCGAATCCCTGGAATCGGCGATCGTCAGCGGTGAATCAAATTCGACGGATAGTTCCTCGACGCGCGTATGTATCGGCGGCGGTTCGTCAAACAGCATTACGGGCGGAACGCGTTGTTGCGTTCTGACGGGCGATGTGAATAGCGTTAATACATCGACGTCCTCGGTCATAGGTTGCGGTCAGAATCATACGATAATTGACGCGTCGACGTCGGTAATAATTTGCGGACAAGATAACACGATCGATACGTTTTTACCGGGGGACGATACGACGAATTCCGTAATATGCGGCGGTCGTATTTGCAGGACTCAAGACGAAGGCGTAATCGGAGCCGGTCAAGAAAATCGTTGTAAAGGATCGAAGAGCGTAGTCGTGTGCGGAATTCAAAATATCAGTTTAGCGGAAGGCGCCGACGGCGGCGGTTCGGTTTTATGCGGCGAGAATAACAGCTTATTTACCGGCATAACGGATACGGTGCACTGTACGTTGTGCGCCGGTCGATACAATTTGATAACGAATAACGGTAATAATTATTCGTCCGTACTTTGCGGCGAAACGAACGAAATACGCAACGGTTGCGCGCATTGCGTCGTTCTGAACGGACAATCGAACGTCATAACGTCCTGTACGCGTTCGATCGTCGGCGGCGGTAGTGATAGTACCGCTACCGGAGCTACGGGCGCTTACGTTTTCGGAACGTCGGCGTCGTCCTCGTTCGACGATACGTTCGTATGGGGTGACGGTAGCGCTGTGTTGAACGCTACGATGAACCGTCAGTGGTCTCAGTTGAACAGCCGAGGCGCTTTCTATCACACTAACGCGATCGATACTACGGGAGTTTTAATGGCCGCTGGTACCAGTTCGTGGACGTCCGTATCGGACGTTAACCGCAAGAAGGATTTACGTTTATTATCGGACGACGACGCGGTGATGGAACGGTTGCGACGCTTACCCGTCTACAAGTATAAGATGAACGACGACGAGAACGTCAACAAGATAAGTCCTACCGCTCAAGATTGGCTTAGCGCTTTTCCCGAATTCGGTCGCGGAAATCTGACGATCGGTATGAACGATATGGACGCCGTCAAGTTGTTGGCCGTCAAGAATCTAATCAGACGAGTAAATAAATTAAGATTCCGCGAGAGGGACTCGCTGTAAAAAAAAAATGGAATTCGACTTGAGAACAGTTCAAAGTAACTCGACGCCCAAGAACATCGAAGCCGTAAACGGCGTTCAGATTACCGGCGACGAACCTAGCGTCGGAGACGCTCTATATTTCGATCCGACCGTCGGTCAGTTCGTATTCGGAATCCTTACGGGCACGGGACCGACCGGAGCTACGGGTATCACCGGACCGACCGGAGCACCCGGACCTCAAGGCCCTCAAGGAGTTCAAGGCGCGCAAGGAAGTCAGGGACCTCAAGGACCTCAAGGCGCGCAAGGCGCTCAAGGCGTTCAAGGCGATCAAGGTCCGGTCGGCGATCAGGGACCTCAGGGTTTCCAAGGAGCCGTCGGACCGATCGGCGCGACCGGACCTCAAGGAACGCAAGGCGCGCAAGGACCGGTCGGCGATCAGGGCGATCAGGGTCCCGCCGGTAATGCCGGAGCCGCCGGACCAGCCGGGCCCGCCGGACCCGTCGGCGATCAGGGTCCGCAAGGTATAGCCGGAAATCAAGGTCCGAACGGAGCGGTCGGAGCGGTCGGACCTACGGGAGCCGCGGGGCCGGCGGGTTTATCGCCGTGGCATCGGATCGTCGATGCGGTAAGCGGCGAGACGAACATCTGCTATAACCCTCAATTCCCGACGCCGGATACTACGAATATGATAATCGGACCGTCGTCGACGAATAACGTCTTTAGAGCTTATTGCTCCGGTACGAAAGCCGGTAGTTTAGAGATCGGTCTGAACGTCAATTCCAACGGCTTGGCGAACGCGCTTATCGGCGGATCCGAAAACACGTCCAACGCCGAACGTTGCGCCGTCATCGCCGGCGTCACGAACGTCATCGACGCCGGCGGAAACGATTCCGTCATCGCGGGCGGAACGAGCGGTCGTTGCGAGGCCGCTCATCAGGTAGTAATAGGCGGCCTCGATAATATCATCGGTACAGAAAATTTTAGCGTCACCGTCGCCTCGGAAACGACGCAGAGCGTTGGCGCGGGAGCCGTCGTCGTCGGCAGTAACAGCGTTACGTCCGGCGCGGCCGATTCTGTGAGAATCGGCGGTTTGATCAACGCGATAATCGGCGATTCCTCCGCGGCCGTGGGGGGTCGGGATCATACCGTAGGCCGACGTTCAGCCGCGATCGGAGGAAGGAGTGTTAATTTAAACGGGCAATCGTGCGGCGCTGTATCGTCAACGTCGTGCGAAGCTAGAAGTACTGAAAGCGTATGTCCGAATTGCGTTTTCGTCTCGTGCGACAATTGCACTCACATCGACAATACCAGCTCGACGCTCGTCAGTTGCGCGTCCTTGGACGCGGCGACCGTTCTACACGGCACGGCGATTTCTTCCAGAACGTCACAATTAAGCGGCGGTTTGGCTACTTTCGTTAGCGGCGATAATACGCAGATCGATAGCGGTACGACCAGATCGACGGCTTTAGGTAACAATCTGATAATGCGTCATAACGATACGTTCCACGTATCGGACGGTACGGGATTTACGTCGACGAATACTTTTACGTTTCGAGCGTTTATGGAGAACGGTTTCAGGGTGTTTACGAACGCCGCTCAAACTACCGGACTACAGATTCTTCCGGGCGGTAACTCTTGGTCGGCTCTTTGCGACGTCAACGAGAAAGAGAACGTAGAAGAGTTGAGCGTCGAACGGAACGACGCCGTCGCGACGAAACTTATGGACGATCTACCGATCTACTCTTACCGCTGGCGGGACTTTGACTCTTACCCGTTCTGGGGACCTACCGCTCAAGATTGGCGCCGATGTTTCGGAGAATTGTTGCCTCACGCCGACGATAAAACTATAGACTCGAACGATATGGACGGTATCGCCCTGATCGGTCTCAAGTACGTTTGCGAAGAATTAAAAGCGTTAAGTTAAGAAAAAAAATGACGAGTAGGATTTTTTCACTCAATCAAACCGACAAGACCGGCGATATAAAGTACACTCAAATACGGGACGTACCTATCGCCGCCGGACCGCCGAACGACGGAGATACGCTCGTCTACACGGCCAACGGAATTTTCGAATGGCAACCGGCACCCGTTGGACCCGGACCTACCGGACCTACGGGACCGACGGGACCTACGGGACCGGGCGGAGGTCCTCCGGGTCCGCAGGGTCCACAAGGCGTTCAAGGACCGCAAGGTATTCAGGGTATACCGGGAGAGGAAGGCGATCAGGGAGCGGTCGGCGCTCAGGGACCCGCCGGCGCGGCGGGTACGCAAGGAATCGCGGGAAACACCGGCCCTCAAGGACCAACGGGACCCGCCGGAGCAGCCGGCGCTCAAGGCGCTCAAGGCGCGCAAGGACCGATCGGCGCTCGAGGAAATACCGGCGCTCAAGGCGCGCAAGGCGCTCAAGGCGCTCAAGGCGCTCAAGGCGCGCAAGGAGCGCAAGGACCCATCGGCGCGACCGGTGCTCAAGGGGCGCAAGGACCGGCTGGCGCGACCGGAACACCGGCGCCTCCGGCGACGAGCGAATGGCACCGACTCGTCGACGGTACCACCTCGGATAATCAAGTAGCGTATTTACCGTCGGCGCCGACCGCCGCGACCGACAACTGGGTACTCGGACCTCAGAGTACCGAAACTACTCCGATGACGGGAGGGTTCTTTATCAACACGACGACGTCGAAGCCAGGCGCGTTCAGATTCGGAACCGTTACGGGAACGCAATGGACGACGGCGAATCGCGGCGCGTACAGTTTCGCCGGCGGTACCGACAACACCGCTAGCGGTCAAGTTTCCGGAGTCGTGAGCGGATCGAACAACGAAGCGACCGCGAGTCGTAGCGTAGTTTTCGGCGGAAACTATAATCGCGCGACTGGCCAGGGAGCGGCCGTCGCCGGCGGCGGTGGCGTCAATCAGTCGGGTAATACGGCGAGCGGAGTACATTCGATCGTAATCGGTGGCGGTCGGAATACGGCGAGCGGACTACGATCGGGTGTCATCGGCGGAGGTATAAGCGATGACGCCGTCGGACACACCGCTAGCGGAGAAAACAGCGCGGTGTGCGGCGGACGAAACGGAAACGTCGCGAGCGGTTTAGCGTCTATCGTCATCACCGGAGAACTGAACGAGGCTCAGTCGACTAACGATGGCGTCGTGTGCGGAGCGAACAACAGGTCGAGCGGCGGAAGTTCGTGCGTTTTGAGCGGCGAACAAAACGTAGTCGCCGGTCTCAACAGTTGTATACTCGGCGGTTCGTCCAACTCGGTTACTGGACAGCGTTCGATCATCCTGAGCGGTACCGCCAACAACGTACGCGCCGGTAATCGAAACGCCATTTTAAACGGTCAGGCTAACGACGTTAGCGGTAACGATAACTTAACGATCGGATTAGAAAACAATATTCTCGCGTCGGCTAGTAGATGCGTGTGCGTCGGAAGGTACGCGCGCGCCTCCAACAACGACTGTTTCGTCATCAACGTATCTTCCGGTACAACCGAAGCGGCGGCGACGGCGCCGAATCAGTTTATCGCTAAAGCGTCAAACGGTACGTTTCTATTTACGAGCGCGAATAACGGAGTGGAACTCTTATCGAACGCGCCGCAATGGTCGAGCGTTTGCGATCGTAGTTTGAAACGAAATTTGAGAGAAATGGATTACGCCGACGCCGCGAGACGTTTCCGTCACCTACCCGTCTACTCGTACAATTTTCGAGGAAGCGATCGTAAAGTTATCGGTACTACCGCTCAGCGATGGCACGGCCTTTACGATTCGGACTTGTTTGACGACGATTTCGCCGACGATTTCGCCGACGACGAGGAGGAATCGAAACGTTACATTAATCTCCTAGATTTGGACTCGATCAGTTTGAGCGTCATCAAGGGTTTAGACGCGGAAATACGTAAATTAGAATTAAAATACTATGGCTGACTTTGATTTTGGTCTCTTAAATCTCGAAACGACGTACGGCGGATATTCGTTGAGCGGTGTACCGATATCTAACGCGTTGCCGACGACGAGCGGTCAGGTACTTTCCTACTCGTCGGCGGACGGTACTTTAGTTTACGCTCAACTCATCGGCGGACCGACCGGACCTCAAGGCGCTCAAGGTCCGAGCGGAGGACCCGTCGGACCTACTGGTCCGACCGGCGATACGGGACCTACGGGACCGACGGGTATCGCCGGCACAGTCGGACCGACCGGCGCTAAAGGACCTACCGGACCGAAAGGAGCGACGGGCGCTAGAGGCGTACAGGGCGTTCAAGGTCCGCAAGGAGTGATCGGACCTCAAGGAGCACAAGGAGCGGTCGGCGCTAAAGGCGCTAAAGGTCCCGTCGGACCGACTGGAACCGACGGAGCAGTCGGCGCGCAAGGCGCTCAAGGCGCTAAAGGTCCGACCGGTCCGCAAGGACTTCAAGGACCGGCCGGCGCTCAAGGGCCGACCGGCGCGACCGGACCGACCGGCGCGACCGGAGCCGCGGGATCTACGGCCGGCCTCCCGTGGATAGTGGACGGAGGTGAAATCAAATTCAATCCGGCGTTACCCACTACGGTAGACGATAATCTCGTCGTCGGTCCCCAAACTACCGAAGGCGGATCGGCTAATCCCCGACTCTTTTTCGTCGCCAACGGAGGCGCGTTCAGAGCCGGACGGATGAACGGAGCGGGTTGGAATGAAGCTAATAGGGGAGCGCGAAGCGTCGTATTCTGCTCGAACAACGAATGCCGAGCGGCGGATTCGGGCGTCGTCTGCGGTCAGGATAATTTCATCGCGGCCGCGCCGTCCAGGGCGTGCATCGGCGGCGGTAACTTGAATAGCATAACGGATGGACAGCATTCCGTTATAGTCGCCGGAAGTGGGAATAACTTAAACGGGACGTCATCGGCGATAGGCGGCGGCGAAACAAACTCTATAACGGGAGCGAGGAGGTCGGCTATAATTTGCGGATTCGCCAACGAAATCGACACGCCGGACATGACGAATAATTCGGTAATCGTTTGCGGTTCGAACAACAAAGCTCGTCGCGGAGGAGTCGTCGGCGGCGGCACGCAGAATCAATGCTTCGGTCAGAGGAGCGTCGTAATCTGCGGCGACGGGAATCAAGCCGTGGATCCCAGAGTCGACGGCGGCGGTTCGGTTTTATGCGGAAACGCTAACGGAATGTTTACGGGCATTACTGGTACGGTGCACTGCACGGTATGCGCCGGTAGTAACAATCGACTGACGAATGACGGTAATAGTTATTCGTCGATACTTTGCGGAGACGCGAACGAAATTCGTGGCGGTTGCGTCGAGTGCGCCGTACTGAACGGACAATCGAACGTCATAACGTCCTGTACGCGTTCGATCGTCGGCGGCGGTACAAATAGTAGCGCTACCAGCGCTACCGGTGCCAAGGTATTCGGCACTAACGCGTCTTCGGGTTTTGACAATACGTTCGTGTGGGGTGACGGTAGCGCGGCGTTGAGCGCGACGACGAACCGTCAGTGGTCTCAGTTGAATAGCGGCGGAGCGTTCTACTATAGTAACGCTAACGGTACCGCGGGAGTTTCGATGGCCGCTGGTACCAGTTCGTGGACGTCTATATCGGACGTTAACCGCAAGAAGGATTTACGTCTACTGTCGGACGACGAAGAGATGATGGACCGATTGAGACGCTTACCCGTCTACAAATACAAGATGAACGGCGATAAGAGCGCCAACAAGATAAGTCCTACCGCTCAAGATTGGCTTAGAGCTTTTCCGGCGTTCGATCGCGGCGGAGAGTTGTCGATCGGTATGAACGATATGGACGCCGTCAAGTTGTTGGCCGTCAAGAATCTAATCAGACGAGTAAAAAATTTAAAACGATTCGTCCGCGCGACTACTCTACATAAACAAAATGCGTAAAGCTACCGATTCTTAAACGCGATAGTTGGCGTTTAAGAATCTTTAACCCGATGGTATTCTCATCACAACACTCCGCTCGATACGCCGCCGCATCTTGAGACCGGTCCGCAAGACGCTTCGTAGCGAGGCGGAGGCGCGCACGAGCAAGTCAACGGATCTTTATCGCAAGCGCACGCGCCGGGTGGCGCTTTAACGTTCGGTAATTCGTCCATTCCGAAAAACTGCCTGGGTTTAGGTACGGAAAGAGGCGCGCAAATTTCCGAGCAGGCGCCGACGTTCGTGTACGGGTAGGCGCCGAACGAGTACTGAAAAGACGAATCTCTCGGTATTAATCCGTCGCGTTGATCGCGCGAGACGTCCCGCAATTCGTTCGCGCCCATTTCGTACTGCGATTGAAGAGTTTGCGCGTTGCCGGTGGACGGTAAATCGTAACCGACGTCCGCGTACGGATTGGAAGAGTTTTGCAACCAGCCGAATAGATTACGTCCAGCGTTGTACGACGCGCTCAGATCGCAACGCGGTAAAGAGTCTTCGGCGTCCCGATAGAACGGGTAGACGGGTTTATCGATACCGTAACCGGATCCGGTGCAAGTACAATACGTTTCGCCCTTTCTCGTCATATAGTAGTAAACGGCGATGCCGATGACGACCGCTACGATGACGACCGCCACTATTACCTTCGTATATTTGTACATCCTTTTTTTTTGTTTATGACTAACGAATTTTAATAATTTTCAGTTTCTGCTGTTTGACGGTGTCTTTAATCTTGCCGGCGATTATACGATCGATAAGATTCGGATCGTTCGTCGCGCTCGAATCTCGAAATATTTCCTGTAGATATTCTTTGTACGCCTTTTGCGATCTGCTCAGTTTCTTCGAACCGTCGGTGACGGCCAAAGCGTGAGATTGATCGATACGCAGACCGATTTCGTCCGTCTGATTCAAATAGTCGGTAATTTCGTTCACGATCATCGTTTCCTCGCGACGAAGATCCTTGAGGACGGCCGACTGTTCCGCGATCCTATTCTTGATACGAATATAAGCCGTAACCAATTGTTGACTCATGTTTTTTTTTAAAAGGTACGTTTATAAATTTAAATCGCGTTTTAAAATTTATACTTTTCGAAACATTCGGCGCCGCAGAATTGAACTTTACGCGCGCCGCCGGCGGCTATACTGCGATACTTCGGTTCGAATAGTTCGCGATTGCAGTAGCTACACTCGATCGGCGCCATCGCGAGTAGATCGTCGCGTAGTCTGAGGAAAAGTCCGGGAGCGAGTATAACTTCTTCGCGAGGAGTTTCCTCCTCCTCGCCGCCGCCGCCCCGTAATAATACCGGCGCCGCCGCTGCCGCCGTTTTTTCGCGCGTCGGATTTCCGATCCGACCGATTTCGTCGAGAAAATCCCAACGAAACGGTTTACCCGTCACCGGATTCGCCGTCAAATCTTTGACTACCGCTCGTTCGAAACAAAACATCCGATCGTCCTCCTGATAAAAGACGACGTCTTTCGTATTCGCCGGACAAATATTCGCCAACATCGGTAGATTCAGGTACTGACGTTGTAGGGGGTATCGAAATTTCGGATATTTCTCGCCCGGTTCGTGAATGATGAGGCGGTAGAAAAACTCTTCGATACCGCGCCTCTTGAGCGCGACGCTATCTTTGAGACGTCGAAAGTCGGCGTCGTCGACGTTCGGATTCTTAAATACTTCCGGTAGCGTTAGAAACTCGTCCAGATTCACCAGCTGATCGGCGGCGTACTGACCGCGCGATACTCGTTCGATGTGAACTTGCGGTTGCTTCAGAATCTTTTCCAAGTAGACGAGAATCTTTGACAGATCTTTAGCCATCGTCATGTTCGAGTCGACGCGAAGGCTGGCGACGATATCGTCCGGATTCAAACCGCTCTCTCGAATCGCCTGATTCTGAGATAAAAGAAATTTAGCCTGATCGAAACTCTTTTCGCTCGGCGGCATCGCCTTTACGTTCATTATATCGTTCGCGCCGCGTTTAGCGTCTTCGAACATCTCGGGCGTTTCGACGACGACCGTAACGCGATCTTTCAGCAGATATCCGACGGCGTCCGGATAGAATTCCCGTCCGACGTTCTCGTCGCACGAATCGACGTAAAATGTCTTTTTGACGCGCGCCCACCGTACGCCGGCGTAATCTAACGTCAGCGGCGTCGCGTAACGGCGGGAAATGGGCGTCGGCGCCGATACGTTGACGACGAAACCGACGACGAATTCGTCCCGCTTTAGACGCTTTTCTCCGCCGGCGATTCCGGCGTTTATCGTCTGACCCTTTTTCAAGCGTTTCAACATCCACGGAGCGTTCGCGTACTCTTTGACGCACCGAGACCAGTCGGGTGACATGGAACGGGCGACGAATTCCTCCGTCGGCGCCGGCGGTTGAACGTTGACGAAACGGCGTTCTTCGCCTTCGATAAATTCGATTTTTTTCCGTTCCACCAATTTAGCTCTAGCCGCGGCCGTTCTCGGCGCGTCTTCCCTCACGTATTTCCGACGCCGCATCCGCTTCTCGGATTCTTTTATCGCCGCCGAGTACGTCGCGTAAAACGCGTCGAACGCTGCCGATACGTTTTCGCGCTGATCGGATTTCGAGTACTGATCGACGAATTTCTTCGCCAACGGCCACGGTAAATTATACCTCAAGCGATTTAAAACTCGTAATCTCGACGCGCTCGTCGTCTTTTCGGCTACGGCGTCGATCGCCGTCAACAGATATCCGATCGGAAGAGAGGCGAACGATCTGTACGGATTATTTACGTTTATCGTCATGCGGTGAGCGATCGGCGCGTCTGAATCTCTAATCGTTTCTCGAACGGCTTGCGCGTTGGCGGCCCGTTCGACGGCGCGTATGGCGATCTCATTTATCGGCGTTTCGGCGATCGGTTGCCCGCGACCGCGACCACGTCCGCGACCGCCGCCGCGTCCACCCCGACCACCTCCAGTACCAGCGCCGCCTCTAGCGCCTCCAGCGGCACCAGCGCCGCGTCCTCTCGTCGGTTTTTTCTTGAGCGCGAGTTGTTTAGCGATATCTTCGGACATTTTTTTACAAAAGTCGTATTAAAGTTCTAAATCGAAGATGTAAAAAAATTATGAATCAATTTAAACCGAACGCCGATCCATCGACTCCGTCACTCGCCGACGATCGATTAGCCGAAGCCGTGCGCGATCTAGTCGTAACGTCCTCTTACCCCCGAGTAAATCGACGATTCTGCGATCCCGTAAACGCCGGTGAGCCCCGCTACGCCCTATTTACCTACATCAAGTCGCCGAAAGCGACGGCCGATGAGGATGGATTTTTCGGCGTCGCGAAAATACGCGGAGTATTCCATACGAGCGAAGAGGCGGCGCGTAGAGCCGAGACGTTGGTACGCGACGTCGATAGCGTCAACTCGATATTCACCTGCCTCGTAGGCGCGCCTTTCCCGCTCGTCGAGCGCGGTCACGCCGCGGAACTGAGCGAAGTGGAAATGACGAAAAAGGAGGAGGAAACGATGCGCGCGAACGAAATCGAAGCGAAACGACGAACCGATCGAGAACTGGCCGATATGGAGAAGCGCAAAGAAGCTCTACTCGAAGACGTTAATCCGGAACACATCGTCGATCCGGAAGATACGTACGTCGAACAACGCGTCAAGTTGGCGCATCTCCGTTACAACATCATCGAACACGCGAAAAAGAGACGCGAGTGTTTCGAGTGTAAACGAAAAGTTTTAGATTTCTTACGCGACGAGGCGCGAGCGCATCCGGAATTTGAAGAAAACTATTTAGACAAGTACAAGGAGGCTAGACGTCGCGCTCATATCCCCGAGGAAACCGACCTGACTGGATTCATGAAGTACATGGCCAACTCGTTAGAGAGCGACGACGACGACGCGCGAGAAGAAGAAGAACCGAAAAGAGTAAAACGCCGCCAAATCGCGTACGTCGCGAACGCTGCCGATGTCGCGGACGTTGCTGAATGCGCGAACGTGTCGGACGCTGCCGATATCGCGAACGTCGCGGACGCTACCGATGTCGCGGACGCTGCTGAATGCGCGAACGTGTCGGACGCTGCCGATGGCGAGAATATCGCGGACGCTGCCGATGTCGCGAACGTCGCCGATGTCGCGAACGTCGCCGATGGTGAGAATATCGTGTAAGGATTTTGAAATTTTTTTCGTTAATTTATAACGGATACGGATATATTCATTTATTTCATACGATGGCTACGGATAAATTCGTTAAAAAAATCAGCTACAAATGCGTCTCGGCGGCGGGTCGTGATGATATACCCGTCGACGTTACTCACCTTCAACTCTCGTCCAAGAGAGATCTCCTCGTCGAGATTACGGACGAAATGTTTCCGCGATTGGTTTACCTTTCGATCAAATTAAGTCCGTACGAAGATAGCGCTCTTTCGTCCATTCGTTGCTCTAAACTGCGCGGCCTCAAACTGAAAGATGCGCGCACCGACTACCGCGCCGCTCTCACTATCGACTGCCCGAAACTAGTTTCGCTAGAGCTCTGGAATTGTTGCGCGAATTTAAAAATCGAAAACTCGCCGGTCGTAGAGTACGCCGACTTTTCCGACAGCTACTTGCACTTTTGCGACGAAAAACATCTCGCGGATTTCTTTACGCGCGGAAATCTAAAGACGTTCAGAAACGGATTCGTCGGGTTGGTAAACATGTACACTTACGACAAGTTTGAGGGAAAGGCTACGATGAGTTATCGAGAGTACGAGAACGCGATGGCGTCGAAAACCTTTTCGTGCCGCGGCGTCAAAAACTTGCGAACCGATATGTATCGTAATAATTACGCCGCCAAGTTACATTTTCCGGACGTCGAATCTCTAGAGTTGGATACGGGACGGTTCGGTAACGCGTCGGGCGAGTTTGCCGATGTGGACGCGTCGAAAATCAAAAGCTTATGCGTCTTGAAAAACCGACGTCAGGACGAACAACTACCCGCGGACCTTTTGTACGACATGAGCGAATTGGAATCTCTACAAGTAGTCAAACACGACTTTTTAAACGTCGACGTCTCGCGTAATCCGATGTTGAAAAGCGTCGTGTTGGTAGGATGCGGCGGTCCGGGTATATACGGACGCGACGTTCCGGTTACGGAAGTATACCTACCGCGCAACGGCCGATCCGCCGACGCGATTATGGAAAACAATCCTCAATGGGTGTAGAGCGTCAACGAAAACCATACCGCTGGTCGTCTTCAGAGATGGCCCGTGGTATGGTTTTTCACGCGCGGAATAAAAAAAATTGAAAATAATCGTACGCGTTTACGAGATGACGGGATAACTGAAAACCTTAAACGATGAAAATTTACGAATACGCGACTGAAGCGAACGCTTTCGAAGAGAGGAAAAAGAAAAAACGGTACGCGGTCAATTTCAACGCGAAAATGACGCGGGTATCCGATCTACGCTCTTTGACGGAACTGACGTTGAACGATTGCGAGTTTTTCGATCGCGTCGACGCCGACATGTTTCCGAATTTGGTGAGCGCCAAGATATTCGCGAAGAATATTACGAGCGTCATTCACGACGGTCTGCTCGAACTATCGCTCTACTGTACGGAATCGGTTACGCGGATTTCGTGCGCTAAACTCACCAGGCTACGTCTCATGGAATCGGATTTTAATGGAACGCTTAAATGTCCGATGTTAAAATCGTTTCAATCGCGCGAAGCCCGCTTGACGTTACCCTTTGAAGATTTACTCGCGATGATCGAAACGGTAACGTACTTTGAGCGGTGCGAAATTAGCGTTTCCGATATACCGAAACGCTACGGACGGATCGCGCTCTCAGCGCCGAACGTCGCCGCCGTTACGCTACATCCGATTATAGAATCTACGAACGTGATTTTGTTTTTCCCGAACGCCAGCGTCGCGGTGTTGACGGGAAACGCGAGCGGATTACGCTCCGTGAGTAAGCGCAAAGTAAATCACGTAGTATTGGCGAATCGGTTCGAAGAAAAAGCGCTAGCGTTCGTTTTCAAAACGCTGCGCCGATTCACCTCCTTAATTTCTTTGCGATGCGTCGACGGTAACGTGAGCGAAATTTCTCATCGTACCATTTCCACTTTGATTCTGGAGAGAAACTATTCGCCGATCGCGCCAGTAATCGTGAGAAATTGTAGCGCTCTCAAAGAAGTACGTCTCGTCAGCTGCACTATAGACGCGTACGTCAACGCGCCGGCCCTCGCTAGATATTTGAATTTATAAATCGCCGTTTACGGAATTTTTTTTATAATCATCATCATGGACGGTATACTAAAAGCGCTAAATCCATTTTGCGATCGTTTATTCAACGACGACGACGCGGACGAGGAAAGTTGGAAATACGAAAAGTCGACGACGACGCGAACGCGATGGCGCAAAACGCGTCACGGCGTCGAGTACTCGACGCTTACCGACGAATCGGTTAGAATTGATTTTCTAAAAGAGAATCTTCGTCTCACCGATCGAGGAGTTTACGACGTTTACAATCTCATGTATAAATCGATATCGACGATATCGCTGAATAACGCGACGAATCAGATTCGCGAGATTTACGCGCGTAGCGATTTCGCCGCCGTAGAAGAAATTCTCGAAAATGATTTTCCGAATTTACGCCGACTTCATCTCGACGGCAATCTAGTGCGTCGCATCAGACATTCTAAATTGGAATTTCTAATTATCGAGAACGTAGGAGGCGTTCGCGACATATCCTGCCCGAAATTAAAGAGATTAGTTTTGAACGATTGTTCGTTGGACGGCGGACGATTCCGATGTCCGGTCCTGTCGGAATTTTATACGAACAATTCCTATCTGCGTCTCGAACGAGAGGAAGACGAACGAATTTCATTTTCGGAAAATTCGTACCTTCACGTCTTTACGACGACAAACATTTACGTCCCCGCCGTCGATAATACGGGGGCAAAAAAGAGTCGACGACGATACGCGCCGTACGTATCTCACGTTCACGTACGACCGTTACGCGAAATGAAATTTGACGATGGTAGATGGAAATCCGTTAAATACTTTTTTACGAACGCGCGCGTATTGAAAGACGCCGTAGAGCTGACGGATACGAAGAGCGTCCACGCCGAGAATATCGTCAAGATTACCACCACGTCGGCGACGAAGAGTTTCGCGTTCGCTGAATTTCCGAATTTGAAAAAAATCGTAGCGCTAGACGTTTCCGATTCGCACGTCATCTACAACGATCGTATAACGGATTTAGTTTTGAAAAATTCCGAATATCCGACGAATACCGCCGCCGCCGCCGCAGCGGTGATGATAAACGATCCGCAGTATTCTCGCGAATTGGCGCATTTGGAGATTAGAGGATTGAACGCGAATAAGATTTTGGTCATATGCCCGCGATTGAAAACTCTACGTCTCATCAATCGCGATAACGTCCTACTGCTCAAGAGCCGACCGGACGTAACGGTGACGAAAGAATCGGGGGATTACGCCGGCCGCGAATCTCTGAACGAATTTAGAAAAACGTACGATAAATTAAAACGTCAAGCGTAAGAGAAAAAAAAGCCGATAAAAATAAAAAAAATACAAAATTTCTAAAACTTTGAAAAAAAAGTTTTTAGAAATTATAGTATTTAAAGATCGCGTTTTGAGAAAAAAAATGTCCAACGTTTTAGAAATATTGAGCGATGTCGGTTTAAACGATTATTTGTCGCAAAAGGACGCCTCCAATATGCGTCTCGTTTCTACCGGACTCTACGATAGAGTCCGCTACAGAAAAGTAGATTTGGAAGAAAAGCGATCGAGCGTCGTACGTAATTTACGCGATTATCGTTTCAGGACGATTACGCATTTAAATCTACTCGGTTTCAAACCTTCGTACGTGTTGAAAGAGTTGGCGACGGAGATGTTGCCGTACCTCGCGAACCTTACGTACAGCGGAGAATTCGTCAACGAAATCAGACATTCGACGCTAAAAGAATTGCGATTGTATAAAACTAAAAAATTAAATCGAGTAGAGTGCGTCGACTTGAAACGGTTCACGCTCATCGACGGATACTTCGAAGGACGTTTCGTAACTTACGAGTACGATTTGATCGGCGCAAAACGCCGAAAGACGAGAAGTAGCGTACTGAATCGGATAAATCTAACGGATTCGTTTTTCGATTTCGTCGACGTTGACGATTTCCGCGAGACGTTCGTCGATAATTCCGATTTGAAAACTTACAAGACGGGCGTGTTGACGATACCGATGGACGAACAAAGTGGCGGAATCGAAATCGTCAACATGTCTCGCTCAATTAGCAACTTGTATCTGAACAATCCGTTGATTACGGCGCGTTTAGCGTTTCGATACAGAGGAGTTACTCGACTGAGCGTCGATAACGTAAAGTTTTTGTCGTTCGATCAACCGTTCTACCGCGCTCCGCGCGTCGCCAGTAACGAACGCGGAGGGGCGAATAAAGAGGATCTCATCGATCTAACGCTCGTAAAGCATCTCACTCTGAAGCACGACTCGTTTTCATATCCACCGCGCTATCGGATGGTTAGGTTTCCGAACGCGACTACTTTACGCTTAATAGATTGTAAGATAACCGGCGTCGAGAGCTATTCGTTGGAGAGAATAGTATTGAAGATGACGCCTGGTGACGTCGAGCGGGTGGATATAAGCCACTGCCCTAACCTGAAATCGGTTTACGCAGAGAATACCACTCTGATCGTAAATGATGATATTGTCAGAATAAACGATCTGAACGAATGGCGCGACGATATAGACGCCGTCGATTCGGATGACGAAATAGACGCTCCGCCGATTACCGCGATATATACCGAATCGGACGATTCCGAAAGCGAAGAACAGCGCTGGCGAGTGGAGAAGCGGCGTCGTTTGAGAACTACGGAGAGGCGTAATAAAGAAGAAAAAAGAAAAAATCGTCGTCGAGTTAGCGCGGCGGAGGCGCGCGCGACAAATAACATCCCTAAACCATCGGCGCTAACGGGAAGGTACGCGTACCGCGATTAAAAATTCTCGAAAATTTTTAGAAATATACAATTTTTCTAAAAATTCTCTCTCCACACATTTACCATATCGGTCTATCCATCACAAACACCGTACCGTTCGTCGCGTCTACGATCTCCATCACGTTAGCGCCGTTAACTTTACGACCGCCGTCGGTTATAATCAAAGAATTTGTCCTATCTAACGTTTTGAGTACGATCTTCGGCGAAGCGCTCAGATCGTATCGCGTCAACGCTCCGTCCGAGTAGATACTGGATCGAGCGTAACCTCGCGCTACTAATCTATCGTTGATACGGTATAGGAATATCGCCGGTACGAAAACGGTGATTCGAGCGCTCGTACCGAGTTCGGAATCGTTGAGTAGACGCCATATATCGCTACCGCTGTTCTTCAATACGTTATCGTAAAAGAGCGGAGTTTTTTTCATTATGACGTCTAATACGCTATTGGGCGTCGCCGTAACTATCGCGTTGTCGACGGCGACGTTATCGACGAGAATCGTCGCCATAGAGTAGGGACCTGACGTAGTCATATCTTTTTTAATCACCGATTTGATTTTTCGCGCCAACGATCAGATGTAAGTAAACGTAAGTTGTGAAAAAAACCATGTCTAACCGAATACCCGATAATTTTATGGCCGTCAAAGGCTTCGACGTAGATAACCTCTTGATCGTAAACAGCAACGCCACCGGCGACGATGGCGCCGACGACGCCACCGCCGCCGTGGATCACCTCGAAGTAAACGTCGTCGAATCTCCGGACGAGGAGATTCTCTTTCATTACGTCGACGCGTACGAGTCGGCGACGCGCCTAACCGTCAGATTCGAACCGATTCGCCTCCCGTTCGATTCCGCGTTTATACGCGATCGTTTGAAAACGAAATACGCGAATTACGATCGTACGAAAATCGTCGAGTTGACTTTGATCAACGTCGACATCGATCGTCTCAACATCGAAGAAGAGTTTCCGAATCTAGAGCGATTGATTCTAGAATCGTGCAAGGGCTACTGGATTATACATTCTAAACTAAAACATCTGATCGTAACGAACGTACCGTACGAACCGGTCTTTGGGTGCGTCGATAACGCCGTCGATAACACCGTCGGCGCTTACGATTGGTTAAACGCGGACGAAAAAGCGCGCGTCTCCTGCGGCGGAGAATTGTTCCTGGACGGTTGCGCGTCGCTCGAGACGGTAACGTCGAAGCGTTGTCGGATTCGCGTCAACGATCACTTACCGAATCTGAAAATCCTCGCCGTCGAAGACGCGACGTATAATCCGTCGTCGATGGCGTACACTACCTTCTACGTGATGGATACGCAATTTCCGAAATTGAAAGAATTGAGATATACTCAATCGCCGGCGACGTCGGAAACATCTCCGCCGCCGAACGCGCCGATATTTATAAATTCCACTACGGTGGAGATTGTAGAATTGCACGGATGTTTCGTCGAAGACGTCTGCGTCGAAGCGTTGAAAGAACTGAGCGCTCGAGATTGTACATTTACGGACGTCTGGTACTTCGGATCCGTCCTCGATCGGCTCACGCTCGAACGCTGCTCGTTCGTCAACGCGTTCGTCAATTTAGCGCTGTGCGCGAATCGCGTCAAGTCGTTGATTCTGACGGACGTTCGAATTATCGCCGAGCACGACGACGACACTACGGTACCGATTAAAATCGCTCTAGACGAAGCGATCGAGTTGATTTTCGACGCCGACCATACGTCGCGACAGCGCGATTTGTATACGATGGAAATCGCGTTTATCTCGACGCGCGAGTTGAGAAAACTGACGCTCAAGAATTTGACGGAGAATTCGGCGGAAGCGCTGTTCCGATACGCCGATCTGTACGGCGTCTCGTTTTTACGATTCGACGCTTGCTCTCCGAGCGCCGATTTCATCGATCGTTTCCAGACCGTCGAACGATTGCTATTCGGTAATAATTGCGAATTGCCGACGGAAATAGCCGCGCGAGAAGATCTCGTCTACGTGGAAATCTTTAATCATTATCAGACGATCGCCGGGACGACTGAAATTCGAGATTGTCCGGAACTAACGCATATCGTCGCGAACGATTGCGTATTTCGAACGCCCGACTCTTTGAAGATGGTAAATTTAAAATCGTTATCGCATCTAATCTTTACGGACGTTTATTATTTCGTCGACTCCTCCTCCGTCGACGCCGCGTTCTTGAAGATCGATAACGGCGAAATAAAATCGGAAAAATTAAAATTTATTTATTTCGTCAATAACGACGCGGAAAATAATCCGGCAATCTCGGCGCGGAAATCTACCATCAAAGTAAATCTAGGCGGACATCCGCTCAAATCGGTCGTAGCCTATAACGTAAATATAAGCGTAGAGTAATGGAAAAAAATTGAATTCCCCCCCTTCCCTTATATACGGGATTGAATCCATTTAAAGATTTAAAACCTCATATATGAAAATAGGTAAGTTGTAGGATTAAAAAATTGAATTTGGCATCTTCCGTATATAGAAATTTAAATTGATAAACATTTCCGTAGAAAAGTTGCGGAAACAAATTGAATTTAACCATTTCCGTATATAGAATTTAAATTGATTCCAAACATGTCTCAAATCGAAAAAATGTTTAGCGAAATGAATTTGGAGGAAAAGGTGATTGAAAATTATACGATCGATTTTTACGACAAAAAGTCGATGAAAAGTTTGAAAGAAATGTACGTAACATGCAAACAATTAACCATTGACGCTGGAGGCGACGAATTGGATTATATCGTAAAATTTATTAAACCTCATTGCGATTTGGAAAATGTAAAAGAATTGTCATTTATTAATGGCATCGTTTATGATACCACCATACCGTCGTTTCCGAATTTGAACAGACTTTCGTTGATGCGGGTTAACGTAGGATTAGACGTCGATAAGATTGAATTTAAACACGAACTGGTTGAAAGTATAGAATTGCACGTCGTTGAAACGATTTCTTCCTGTCCGACGATTTCTTTCAAAGATTGTCCCGAACTAATGATTTTGAGAATATACGATTGCCATCCTATCGATTTAAAATTTGCCAATAACAATCTACAAATACTCAGCGTTGATTACGCGATTCATTCGCCTCAGCCGACTATTAACGTCGAAAAATGTCCGCTTCTGGAATACTTGGATTTGCAAAATTGCTCTCCTACTTTCGGTTATTTACCGAAATTAAAATCGCTAAGTTTGTACAACTACTGCCATAATACTATCGATTATAAACTCGTTGTCGATTGTAAACTAATGCCCGCTTTAAAGTCTTTCCGTTATTACGGAGATGACAATGGATTCGATGGCGATCAATTGGCTACGGTAGAATTGAAATCTGACAACTTGACGTACATGTACGTCAAGAATTGTATTTTGAAGAGAATCACCGAAGAAGAACGCGTGGCGAATGAACCGATGGTGAGAAGTCAAAGAATCAAGCGTCAGAATAGAAGATACAAACCATATTGAACATTTTAAAAAAAAACTTTGTTGTAGTTTAATGTTGTAGTTTTTGCTTTACTCTTGTAGTGTTTGCTTTACTCTTGTAGTTTACTGTTGTAGTTTACTGTTGTAGTTTTTGGTCTTTGGTTGATATTAAAAAAACAAAAAAAAACAAAAAAAAATATAAAATCTTTTCGATTTTATATTTTATCAAAAAATTGAATTTGTAAAGTAGTTATTCATAGAGTTTAAGTAATTATTTACTAATATGGCTTTTTCACGTACCAACGTAGCGATGATGTCTATCCGATCTAAAATTTCAGCGATTTTAGGTTTCGACATTGACGGTCGATTGATTTATAACGGCGAAAGTAAATGCGATTTTTCAGAAATTCATCACGTGGAGATTAACTTGAAACGCGTAAATGGAAATACGGTTAAACTCGAAGCGCTTAACGCTAAACATTTAACCGTCGTAGGTGGATGTGGAATGAAAATCGAAGATTACTTGGTTTTGGATAACGAGTCGATCGACGTTCTGACGGTGGAAAATTATCAAATTCAAATGCGCGACGAATTGTACGACGCGTTTCCGCGATTAAGTGTCCTGACTATAATCGGCGATTGCTTCAAACCTTCTCCGAATGGATCGCCCGATTATACGGTGAAACATCCGAATTTGATGTACCTCAAAGTACATCGTTCGTACGGAAGTATAATTCTAAACAGGAAAGCTAGATTGGGAGTTTACGATTGTAAGAATTTATCGATTCTTAAAGTTAGCGGATACGTTCCGATAATGGAGTGTTTATCGGAATTGAAATCGCTGGAACTCCGCAACGTACCGTGCACTCCTCGTAAAACGATTTACATCGAGGAGAAATTCTTTCCAAAACTCGAACGTTTCGTCTACGTCAACGAAGAGAAATTGGAACCGGACGATAGCGAGGAGTTGTGGAAAGCCAACTTGGAGAGATCGGTAATGACGCTGGATTTGAAATTCGGATTTTTGTTCGATTGCGTTCTCAGGATTTTCATTTCTTCGACGATTCTCAAAAGAGTAGAGTGTACCAAATGCGTCGTCACCCGTCTGGATATCCCGAACGTCAAACCGACGAATCTGAAGATGGTTCACGTGAGAGAAAAAATCAACTATTAGAAAAAAACTCTTTTATATATAGATTTGTGTTGTTGTTTTGGTTGATATTAAAAAAAACAAAAAAAATATAAAATCTTTTCGATTTTATATTTTACTATTTGATTTCGACGCTCGTCCGTTAGAACGAAGAAATGAAGAAAAAACTATGAACGTAGCCGGAGTTAATCGTATACTGGACGACGAGTCCAAATTGATGGTAAATTTAATCTACGTCACGCCGGACGTCGATAAAGCTCGAAACGGTTATCGTTGCATGTGGTGCACTTTGGAAATTAACGGTAAACCGATCGGATGCCCTACGAATTGCGTTACCGCTTCCAAAGTCAACAACAAAAAAGAGGATCGTAAAAAGTCGACGACGTACGAGACGTTCGGTATATTTTGTAGTTTTAATTGCGCCAAATCGTACGCCCTCGATCGTTCTCATAACCCGTTGTTTAAAAACAGTCCCCGTCTACTGGCCGCGATGTACGCCGACGTTTACGAAATCGATTCCTCTACCGATCCCATCACTATCCTACCGTCCCCGCCGATTACGTTGATGAGCGCTTACGGCGGCGATATGAGCGAGGATCATTATAGGAATTTAATTTCGAAAAAAACCTACGTCGATAAAGGTATACTTAAAATGTTTCCGCTCACGATGACGTACGAAGAATTCGATACCATAATTATCCCTCAACAGCGTAAAAAGTAGCCGTATTAAATCTAAATCGAATATATACCGTATAGTAATGGCCGCTATCGTAAGTACTCCTCTTATCGATAATCATCATCATCATCAAGCGATGACTATCGGCGAGAGAATCCAGCGATTGAATATTCGTTGGATCGACGAATCGCGCATTCGGGTTATGCTGAAAGGCGATCACGAAGGGCACGTTTATTACGTGAGCGACGACGCGGACGAGAGCCTTTACGAACGATTGGCGCACGTTACGGATTTGAACGTGTACGCCGTAGATACTAAACTAATCGATTTTACGAAATTTCCTCTTCTGAAACGCGTTACGCTCACCGGTTACGATAAACTGGAAAGATTCGAACACGATAGCGTTACGAGTTTGACGTTGCGTAGCGTTTGGGATATCGGTCTCGTGTCGTGCGAGAATCTCGAAACGTTATGTTTCCCTCCGGCGTGTACGAATTACGGAACGTTCAAGGGACGGATAACGATCGACGATATTAAATGTCCCCGTCTGAAAAACTGCTTTTCTCACTACATGATCGCGCTTCGGAAACGCGTTAAATTCGATAACGTCGAACGAATGTCTTACCCGATGTTCAGGCAGTTGCACTGCTCCGGCGACGGCCGAATGTACGGAGGAGCGGAATTTGAAATGAAATCCGTAAAGGAAATTTACGTCGCGACGATCGAACGCGGTCTCGAAAATCACATTTCCGTACATTTCCGTCCGCGCGCGTTGAGAGGACCTGACGCGAATTTAAAACGCGTAACCGGACTAAAAGTGGACGATCAGCTCGTAGAAACTCTCGCGGTGACGTGTAACGTACGCGAAGAATTGGACGCTCTGCGATATCCGAATTTGGAAACTATAATAATCTACGCCGCTGATACTCCTCACGATTTAGATTTCAGTCGGTACGAGAAATTACGAAAAATCGTTTTCTGGAATTCGCACTCGCACGTCAGCACGAAATATCCGCCGAGTTTGGAAAAGATCGTTCGTCTGAAACCGAAGGAAACGTGGTTCCGCCGACCTCGAGATGACGTCGAAATCGAAACGTACGAGGATTTCGAGCTGGTTCCGGCCGAGTACAGGTTGACGCCGTTTTCCGATTGAGCGACTTTTTTGAATATTATACGATTTATTTCGTATAATATTTTTCATCCATTTAAGGTTCGATCGACCGGTACATATATATCCACACAGCGATGGCAAACAATTCTCTTAAAATCGTACTCGTCACCGATAGCTTCGCGCCGCAGAAAGGTAGGATCGACGATTACGATTCGATTACGGAACTGACCGTAATTAAAACCTTCAAGTGCGATTTCGATGCGTTGAACGAAGAGGAACCGTACGTAGTGATGAGCGGCGGTATAGTGGTATCGATGAGCGGTGAATTGATGCTCATCCAACGGTTTCCGAATCTAAAGAAATTACACCTTCGCGCCTTCAAAAACGTACCTATCGTCCGTCACCCGACGCTGGAAACTTTAATCTTTTCGGACGTCAAGCTTATCACGATTATAGATTGCGAAAATTTAAAATCGCTAATTTTCGCGGGCCCCGACGTCTTCGACATGGATTTTATTACGTGTACGCAGTCTAGTAAAACGGTTACGATCGGAAAGTTAAACTGCCCGCTCTTGGAAAGCGTAGATTCGCCTCACCTGATCGCCGTCCAGAAACGTTCTAGTTTACCTAATTTGAAGCGAATGCCCTATCCGTTGTTTAAGGTATTCGACGACGAAGACGAGTACGAAGGCGCCGACTTTGACGCGGACGTCGTCGAAGAATTGTACGCGTTGCCGTTGTATTGCGTTCGTAAAGAGCGTTTAATTCCGGCGCATTTTAAACCCAAAGTGCTCGACGCCAACGTTCTATTCTACTCGAAGGGATCGAGCGTCGACGAAGAAAAAGTCCAAGTTCTGATCGTACATCGTCCTAACCCTCACGTCGGAACGTATCCGCACTTGAAGACGATGCTGGTCATCGACGGAATCGAAGATAATACGGATTTAACTCGATTTAGCGAATTGGAAACGATCGTGATGTACTCGCGAAAGTCAAAGATTCCTAAAGGCGCGAAATTTCCTCCGAGTTTGAAAAGAATCGTCAAGCTGACTCCGCCGCCTATACCCGATTATCCGTCGATCGAAATCACCGAATACCAAAGTTGGGACGATATACCGCGAGAGTACGTCGAAGCGCTGGACGGATTACCGAGTCGATTTAGCGAAACAAAAAAACTTCTTCGTTAATTCCGCGTAAAGTTGCGCAAAACGGTCCTACGATATTTTACAAACCGTACCGCTCACTAAGTACTATATTTACTTGTAGACGGGTGAATGAATCGCATTAAGAATTCGATAATGTTAAAATATAAAACGCGAACCGAAATAAAAAAATACTAATTGAATTATTTCAATTAGTATTTATACGGTCATCGGGTAATAATGTCCTGCAACGTTCTGGAGATTCTACTTTCTCAAACTCGTTTCAACGAGTACTTGGATAACCGAACGCGTTTATCCCTCAGATCGGTATCGAACGGGACGTACGAACTAACTCCCATTCTAGATACGGTGACGAACGTCGGAGCTCTCGATTGTCCGACGATTCGTCATTTACGGAAATTGCGTACGCGTAACTCGCGCATCGACGTAAACTACGAAGAAAAATTTCCGAAATTACGAGATTTGAGAATCGAAGATGATGATTTCGTAACGAGTATCGTCCTTCCCGAACTGAAAACTCTGATTTACGAAAATATAAAGGGAAGTTCCGTACTCGAACGCATTTCCTGCCCGCGTCTTCGTACTTTACGATTGATTTGCGCGAAAGATATATTCGTCGAGGTCGAATCGAATAAGGAACTGACGGATCTACGTCTCGTACGCGTAAACCTCAAGGACGATTTAAAAGAATTTCCTAATCTACGAAATTTAGAATTGCACCACCCTTTGACGACCTTCGAAATAACGAATCCGTTGTTGGAGAATATCAATTACGTAGCTTGCGCGTTCTCGCCGTTGAAACGCGTATCGTGCGCCGGTAAACGCTTACGCTCGCTAACCGTACGGAACGTCGATGAGTGGTTTCAGTTGGAACACGCGTATCATTCGCTCGAAGAGTTGAACATGTCGAACGTTCCGAAACTCTTTACGTCCATTTCCGATCTGGTGAATTTGAAAATCTTACGATTAAACTCGTCAAATTTGATCGGCGATCGGCGGAAAATCGAGGAAATTACCAATCCGTTATTGGAAGAAATTTGGTACGACGGTCCGTACGAATTACTCAACGGCGAATCGCCGTTGAAAAGGATTTCGTGCGCCGGTGGACGTTTACGCTCGCTAACTCTACGCGTTTACAACGTAAATCCCACCGGTTTCCTACTGGAGCACGCCGCTAATAGTCTGATCGAATTAAACTTGAGCTACGCGCGCGGATTCGATATCGACTTGTCGCTCATGCCGAATCTCGAAATCTTACGATTATCCTACGCGAATTGTATCGATCCGACGACGATAGAGCATCCTAATTTACGAGAATTGTGCGTGATGAACGTACACCTCGATCCGTTGCGCCGAATACGCTGTCCGAAATTACAATCGCTCAAAATCGTCGCGTCGGGCGTCTCCGCGATAAGTGAATTTCACTGCCCCGAGTTGAAAACGTTCATGTCCAGTGGTCTATTAATCTTTTTCGATTCACCGTCATTCCCGCAACTCGAAACTTTGAGTTACCCTAGTATTTCGATTTTACGCGCGATCGACGCGGATGTAGTTGAGGAAGGCGATTTTTTCCCGAACGGTCAATTTCAACTACCGGATGATTTCGAGAGTCGATACGAAATCCTCGACGTCGAGGATTTCGACGTCGAACGGATTAAATTCGTCAACCCTAAAATCGGACATAACATTTCGAACGTTATTCGGAAATTTAAACCGACGTCGCTACACGTCGATTTCAGGATGAACGGTATCGAAGACGATATCGTCGGCGGCGATCTAATCGAAAATCTATACCTTCGATCGCCGTCTGCGACTAACATCAAATCGTTCGCGGCGAGTTTCCCGAACGTCCGATCGTTGACCGTTTACGACTATCCGGATCGGGATAGAAATTTGGACGTTAGCGATTTCCGAAATCTACTGTCTCTGGTGATCACGCGTTTAAATAACCCTCTAGACATGTACCACCCGATTAATTTCATCGGAGAATTAAAGTACAACTCGACGTTGGAGAAGCTCGTCACCGTCCGAATACGCGTCGAACGAGAAGACGGTGGTCGGCTAAAGACGAGGGAACATTACGAAGATCGGGTACCGGACGAGTATCGGGATACGTTCACGATGCTGTTTAAAGAAGACGTTCATTCGTATTTTTGAAATTTTAAATTAACGTTTATACGGTCATCGATTATTATTAATCATGAACGTTCTGGAGATTTTACTTTCTCAAACTCGTTTCAACGAGTACTTGGATAACCGAACGCGGTTATCACTCAGATCGGTATCGAACGGGACGTACGAACTAACTCCCATTCTAGATACGGTGACGAACGTCGGAGCTCTAGATTGTCCGACGATTCGTCATTTACGGAAATTACGGACGTTACACACTCGATCGGCGATAAACTACGAAGATAAATTTCCGAAATTACGAGATTTGAGAATCGAAGGCGATGATTTCGTAACGAGTATCGTACATCCCGAACTGAAAACTCTGATTTACGAAAATGTGAAATTCGATAAACGTCCCGTACTCGAACGAATTTCCTGTCCGCGTCTTAAAACATTAAGCGTAATCTGCTCGAAATCTATATCAATCGCGATCGAATCAAATAATGAACTGACGGATTTACGTCTCGAACGCGTCAACCTCGATCACGATTTAAAAGAATTTCCTAATCTACGATATTTGAGAATGGCAAATTGCGTGATTCAAGAAATTACGAATCCGTTGTTGGAGGAAATTACGTACGAGGATCCGGTTTACTATTCGCTTAATCTGAGAAGAGCGACGTCTTCGAGTTTGAAACGGATTTCGTGCGCCGGTGGACGTTTACGAAAGTTAGTCTTGCAACGCGTCGATCCCTCTTTCGTATTGGACTACGGCGCTACTACGCGTAATCTCGTCGAGCTGCAAATGATCAACTGCTATCTCAAAAATATCAATCTACTCGAAATGCCTAATCTGAAAATATTTAGATTAAACGCTTTCGAGGCGGACGAGGAGACGATGAAAACGATAACGCATCCGCGTTTAAAAGAGTTGTACCTGCGCGGAGAATTAATCGGCGGTTTAACGCGGATAGCGTGTCCGGAATTAGTTTTACTTCAAGTCGTCAGTTCGTTAGACATTATCAAGATCGGTGAAATTCATTGCCCCAAATTGGAATCGTTCTCGTCAACCACTCGGGTAGTATGCGTAACTTCCGTACCGTCATTCCCGCGACTCGAAAATACCGATTATCCGACGATTTCGTTTCTACCGCCGCGAGACGTAGGGGATGAGAATGAGGAATTGAACGATTGCGTCGACGCGGAATTTGACGTCGAACGGATTAAATTCGTCGCGCCGAAACTCGAGCGCTGTACGATCGAAAGCGTTTTCGATAAATTCGATCCGACGTCCTTTTACGTCGATTACACGATTTACAATCTAAACGAAAGAGACTGGATTAATTTGAAAAACGTATCGAGCGCGAACTTGATTAGTCGTAAGGTACCGACCGTCGAACATTTGTACCTTCGAGGTCCGCCGGGGAATGTAGTTCACGCGTACGCCGAACGATTTCCGAACGTCCGATCGTTGACCGTTTACGAATACCAGGCGTGGTATTTGGACGTTAGCGATTTCCCAAATCTACGCTCTCTGGTGATCGCCTGGAGTGACCCGTTAATGATACAATGGGGGCGTAACTATATAGAATTAAAGTACAACTCGACGTTGGAGAAGCTCGTTACCATCAATACGCATATCGGACGAGAAGACGGTCCTCGTCCGATACCGAAGAAAGAAAATTACGTTGACGAAAAAAACGTACCGGACGAGTACGCGAACAATAAACTGTTGATCCTCAATTTATTGCGATAAAGCGTGAGAAAAAAAAATGAAAAAAAAAAAATACTATACGATTTATTTTCGTATAGTATTTGTAAAATTTGAATTGCGTCGGACGAGTTTCACCGGACGCGACTAAATATCAAAGCCTTAATTATGGATTTAATCGGACAGTATATCGCCGACAGTAAACTGGTAAATCATCAAATCGTTACGTACAACGATTTCATTACGCGTGGTATTCAAACGATCGTCGATCGGGAAGGACCGGTGGTTATAAGCGCGTCGGATAACGCCGCGGGCGGAGCGCCGAGTAGCGCTTCGTACGAAATTCTCTTCGGTCAAGTATACGTCGCTAATCCCCGATTCATTTTCTCGAATCGCACTACCGGACCGTTGTATCCGAACGAAGCGAAAAAGCGGTACATCTCGTACGAAGGTACCTGCTACGTCAACATCGACGTCCGAGCGTCGCCGACGCGCGTCGATCATCACGTTCGCGTACCGATCGGAAAAATTCCCGTAATGGTCGGTTCGTGCGTCTGTAATCTCACGCATCAGAACGCGATCGAGAACGAAGAATGCGAAAACGATCCGGGCGGATATTTCGTCATCAAAGGAAAGGAACGCGTTCTGGTGGCGCAATTGCGTCAAGCTTACAACAAAGTCTACGTATTCGAGAATAAGGCGAGCGACGAAAAGTTTAGCCACGTCGCGGAAATGCGTAGCGTCAACGCGCAAGGTTCCAGCGTTTTGATTCAAGCTAAAATCGACGACCGCTTCAACGCCGTTCTATCCCTACCGTACGTCAAAGCGCTACTACCCGCCGGTATCGTCTTTCGAGCGCTCGGTTTAGAATCGGAAGACGATCTGATACGTTACGTCAGTTGCGGCGTCGAACAACCGTCCGAAATTATCGAACCGCTTTTGCGACAATTCCGAAGCGTCGGTTCGAAGGCGGACGCGTTGGAAAGGATCAACGCTATAGCGCCGCCGGCGTCCGGTTTAAACATTCACCATCATCAACAGAAGCGCGAAATGGATTACGAGACGGTCATCAGCGAAGAGTGCTTCTATCACGTCGGAAACGGCGATCGCGTCGATACGTGCCGACATTTGGGGTACATTTTGAAACACCTCTACGCTACGGCGACGGGTAATCGAGCGGTGGACGATAAACATAATCTGTCGAATAAGCGTCTGGACGGCGTGGCGTCGTTGATGGAATTTCTATTTCAAAGTTTATTCAAACAGTTTGTCAAGAATATGCAGACGCAATTACGTCTGAAAAAGAATCCGCATCACATTACCGTCATCAAATCCATTCACGTCATAACGCACGGCTTTACTACCTGCTTCATGACCGGATCGTGGTCGACGCAAAAGTCGGCGTCCGGATTCGTACGCATCGGCGTATCGCAAGTCCTCTCCACTCAGAATTACGGCGCTAGAATTTCTCACCTCAGACGCGTCGCCATTCCGATGGGAACGAAGGGTAAGAATTTTTCGGCGAGACATTTACACGCCTCTCATTTCTCGTTCTTCTGCCCGTACGAAACGCCCGAAGGCGAGAACGTCGGACTGGTGGAGAACTTGTCGCTCACCGCCGAAATTACGACCGAAATCGAAGCGTGTCAAGTTCGCGACGTTATAGAACGTCGATTTAAAAGTTTTACGCGTTCGAATCCCTACACCGGAGCGCCGATTCTACTCAACGGAACGCTCATCGGATCGACCGAATCGGGCGTTCAATTTAGAAAAGAATTTGAATCGTTCAGAGCGTCGGACGAGATTGACGATCGCGTTTCGATAGTTTTCGCGCGTCACCTCAACGAAATTCACATCGAAACGGACGCCGGACGTATCGTCCGACCGCTATTCGACGTCGCCAAATTGAAAGAGTACGTTCGCGGCGTCACGACGTACGCCGAATGCGTTCGACGAAAAATCGTCGTCTTTAGGAGCGCGTGGGAATTGGAACAGAGCGTCGTCGCGATGGACGAGACGGATTTAAAATTGAACAAATGTCATTACGCCGAAATCTGTCCCGCCGCGACGATCATGGGAATAATGGCGGCGGTCATCCCGTTCGCCAACCATAGTCAATCGCCGCGTAACGCCTATCAGTCGAACATGGGAAAGCAGGCGATCGGCGTACCGTTTCAATCGTTTCAACGCCGCTACGATACGTCCGTTCATATCATCGACTACGCGCAAAGTCCGATAACGAGAAACGCGATTATACCGATCGTTAAATTCAACGAAATGAGCCACGGCGCGATGCCCGTCGTCGCCATTTCGACGCATTGCGGATTTAATCAGGAGGACAGCGTCATACTCAATAAATCTTCCATCGATCGGGGTCTTTTTCTGGCGCACACCTACAAGACGATCGTCGAGGAGGAGAAGAAAAAAGGTAACGCCGATTTCGAGACGATATGCGCGCCGAAATACGAGTACCGTCGGCGCGACTACAACTACTCGTACATCGGAGAGGACGGTATCGTGCGGTACAAACCGCAAATCTGGTTACGCCAAGGCGACGTCATTATCGGTAAAACGTGCACAAAGTCGACGGCGACGAAAGGCGTTTTGAAGACGACCGACGCGTCCGTCGTAATCAAACACGACGAGGAAGGTTACCTGGACAGCGTTCTGGATACGCTATCGAACGAAGGCATTCGCGTCATCAAGATACGCGTCAGAATACCGAGAATACCGGAGATGGGCGACAAGTTCGCGTCGTCGACGGCTCAGAAGGGTACGTGCGGAATGATTTTCGCGCAAGAGGATATGCCGTTCGATCCGAAGACGGGAATCGTTCCAGATCTGATTATCAATCCGCACGCCATACCGTCACGTATGACGATCAATATGTTGATCGAAATGTCGTTGAATCTCGTCGGATGCGTCGACGGAACGTTTCCGGACGCGACGACGTTCGCGCACCCGAATATCGAAGAGGAACTGGACGGCTACTTGGAGCGACTCGGTTGGGATTCGTACGCGTCGACGTTGCATTCGGGTATGACCGGCGAACGATACGCGTCCAAGATATTTATGGCGCCGGCGTTTTATCAACGCCTCAAACATATGGTCGCCGATAAGATTCACTCGCGAGTAGCCGGTCCGTTGGATACCCTAACGCATCAACCGGTCGCCGGTCGAAGTCGCGACGGCGGTTTACGATTCGGCGAAATGGAACGCGACTGCATGTTGGCGCACGGATCGACGAGAATTCTAAAAGAGTGTCTGTTCGATCAGAGCGACAAGTACGAGATTAACATCTGCTCGACGTGCGGCGTTATCGCGCAGTCTCGAGAGTACTGCAAGAGTTGCGAAGGCGATAGCGTCATTTCGCGAAAGAATATGCCGTACGCGACGAAATTATTCTTCCAACAGATAATGGGCATGGGATTGAAATTACAAATAAAATAGAAAAGAAGATGATATCCGTGTTGAGTATACTAATCGTCGTACTGATTATCATAATCAGCGTACTCGCTATTCTAGCGATAATATTTTTTAAAGAATTAAAACCTATACCGCCTCAAATGATGGCGGCGTTGAGAATGGAAGGAGATCCGCCGACGGCGATAAAAGCTGGAACGTTCGTACCGGCCCCGAAGTTGAGCGCGGCCCGTCGGATGATGTTTTATTAAGGTAGTATATAGGAGATGTAACCGTGCGCGTTGGATGAAAAAAAAAAGAATAATGAAAAGAAATGAATTTTTCATTATTCCTCGCTCTAGTTGTCGCGATAGTCGTTTGCTGTTGTTGCGCCCTAGCCGTCGCGCTCGTATTGATAAAAAAGAAAAAACCCGTACCGCCTCCGGCGCCGCCGATTCCGCCGAAACCCGTTCCTCCTAAACCCGTTCCGCCGAAACCCGTTCCTCCTCCTAAACCCGTGCCACCACCGAAACCCGTTCCTCCACCGCCACCGCCTCCACCGCCTCCAGTACCTCATCATCCGCCGCCGCCTTTTACGCCGCCGCGAAGAGCTTGGGTACCGAAGTTACCGCCGAAACCTACGCCGCCGGATTTCGGTAAAACGGTGAGAATGAACGGCGAAATGTATTTCGTCAACGAATCGTTACACCTCAAAGGCGATAATCGTAAACTGAGGGTGGACGTTAAACCGGCGAACGTTACGAACGGAATGATGTTATTTTGCACCGTCGACTCTGACGGTCAGTTGGTAGAGGCGCTTTTCGCTCTACTCAACGATTTCGGTAAAGGTAGATTGATTTACGCCACTTATTCGGGCGATAAACTTCTCGGAATGGTCGCCGCCGATATCGGGTATCCGCCGGACGGAAATTATCATTCTATCGAGTTGGCGATCGTGACGTCCGAATGTCGCCTGACGTACGACGGAAAGGCGGTCGCCAGTCGGGACGTTCCGCGTTCCATGTCTATGACGGTCGGATTATTCATCGGCGGAACTCGAACGACGATTCATCGGCGAGGCGATTTTACGATCAGAAATTATAGAGGGTGTTTGAAAAATGTCTACGTCGACGATCGGCCGTACGAGTTTTACGCCGGCACGCCCCGCGATCTCGCCGGTATCGATTTGACGATACCGGCCAAGACGGACGATTTCGTACCGTTACCGCCGATCGAAAAGAATTCCTCTCCGATCAGTCTGAGCGAATCGTACACGATCGACGGTCAGTTTAAATTTCTCGCGTTGGATAACGTCGGCGCCGCGTTTAACGCCGATCAGTTTGCGCTCTCGTTCGATTTCGAATTCGTAGCCGGCGAGGAAGATCCGCCGTCCGATACGTACAAGATGGTTTTCTCGTTGAACGCGCCTCAGATCGACGCTCACGTTCCGAACGCCGCGCCGTACATCGCGCTCTACACGCGCCGTTTCAATCGCAACGCGCTCGTCATCGCGAGAGAAGTCTCGTTGGACGTAAACGGTAAGGAAACGAAAATTACGCTTCTGAACGATAATCGGATGGACGAGTCGGTGAAAGTCGCCGTCAGATTGAATCGCGTCAAAGACGACACGTTGGTTTTCGTTTTGAACGAAAAACTCTTCGAGATACCGTACTCTTCGCGATCGTTTCCGGACGGCGCGCCACTCCTCTTCGCCGGTAAGCCGAAGGAGCAGACGTTCAAGAGCGCTTCGGTGACGCCGTGTTCGACGGTAAAGCTCGGCGGATTCAGATTGAATTTTATCGATACGTTCAAGTTTTCGCTCTACTCCAGCGCTCGTATCGTGTGAATAAAAAAAAAACTTTTTCGTAACGATATTTTTCGTTACGAAAAAAAAAAATGGATTATCGAATCGTTATCGCGTTCATTTTAGCTATAGCAGTCGCCGGCTTCTTTTACTACTACGAGTATTACCGCCCGGGACATAAGCCGAAGCCGCCGCCGAAACCGTCGCCGCCGCCCAAACCGTCGCCGCCGTGGACTCCGATCGGTCCGAATACACCGGTACCGCCGTGGACTCCGATCGGTCCCGATATACCGGTACCGCCGCCTCCGAAGCCGAAACCTCCGCCGCCACCACCGAAGCCGAAACCACCACCACCACCGCCGAAGCCGAAACCACCGCCACCACCGCCGCCGAAGCCGAAACCTCCGCCGCCGGAACCGCCCGCCGTCGAAATGAGTTTGAACGGTAGCGTCTATTTCGTCAACGATTCTCTCGACCTCAAAGGCGTTTCTCGAACGCTGGACGTGAAACTAAAACCGGCTAATCAGAAAGGTTCGTTGATTCTCTGCACCGTCGATTCGTTCGACAATCCGATCGAAGCGTTGTACGTCTACAACGACGCCGACGACGCGCAAGGACCGCAGGTACTATGCTACGACACGTACCAGGCGAAAGGTTCCAACGTCACGCAAGTATCGGCGGTTAGGGCGCGAGTCGGCGATTTACACGACGGTAGATATCACTCGATCGGTTTAACTATTCAACATACCGGATCTAGATTCTGGTACGACGGACGTTCGCTGGATACGAAAGAGAGCGTCGTCGCGCCTCCGTCGACGACGAAAACGGTGGCGTTTCACGTCGGCGGACGAAGCTCGTCGGTATGGACGCCGCCCGACGCGTCGGCGTCCGGAGAGCAGTACAACTATAGAGGGTGTTTGAACGAAATTAAAATCGACGGTAGGCGGTATAGTTTCGTACCTTCCGTCGCCGGCAGCGGAGCCGCGCCGTGTCCGTCCGGAGCCGTACCGCTACCGCGCCCGATCGGCGACGCGAAACCGATCGTCCTATCTAAAGCGCGATACTTGTTCGACGGTCGTAAGAGTTTTATCGGCGCCGTCGACGTCGGAGCGGCGTTCAATTCGCCGACGTTGGATTTCGGATTCACGTTCGAATACGATCCGGCGACCGATTATCCGAAAGGTAATTTCGATTTCCTTTTCGGCGTCAATACACCTCAACAAACCGAATCGGCGCCGACGATACCGTCCATCGCGTTGTACACGCGTCGAAGTCTCGCCGTCACCGGTTACATTTCGCGAATACTCGTTTTGAAGGTAATCGATAAAACGTATACGGTCGAAATTCCTTTCCCTCAAGCCGGTACGACGGTAGTGACGTCCGCGCCGACGAAAATTCGTCTCACTCGCGGCGGCAAATCGTTGGCGTTTAGCGTCAACGACGCCAAATCGCCGGTGACGTTCGAGTTTTCCAAATTATTTCCGACCGGCGCTCAACTGATTATCGGATCTAAACCGCTAGATCAACGCATGACCGTTACCGACAAGTACATTCTCGTCGACCCGAGCGGTAATTTAGCGATCACAGATTTCTCTCTCAACGGCGCTCCCGTTACGTTCCGATCGTACGCTAGTAACGTCCACGGCTAAAATATGTTTCGTCAAGAAAAAAAAATGGATACACGAGTGATCATAGTTATCCTGGTAGGCGCCGCCGCCTTATTCTACTATTACTATTACTACAAACCGCCCGGACCGTCGCCACCGGGACCGACTCCTCCCGGACCGCCGCCGCCCGGACCGACTCCCGGACCGCCGAAACCCTGGCCGTCCGGATCTATTCCGTGGACGCCGATAAAGCCGCCGCCGACACCGCCGCCACCACCGCCCGGACCACCTCCACCGCCCGGACCGCCGCCGAAGCCGCCGCCGCCACCGCCGCCGCCACCGACGCCGCCCGTACCTCCGCCTCCGAAACCCGTACCTACGGATTTCGCGTCCGCGACGGCGTTAAACGGTAGCGAGTATTACGTGAACGAACAACTGAATCTTAAAAATTCTCATCATATACATTTCGAAATTTTACCGGCGAACGTTCCGAACGGAATGATGTTCTTGAGCACGATCGAAAAGGGCGGTAAGATTATCGAATGTTTATTCGCGCTCATCAGCGATAAGGGCGTCTGTCGACTCATGTACGCGACGTACGATAGTTCGGATAAAATCGTCGGTTTTTTAGGAGCGGAGGTGGGATATATGACGGACGGTAATCATCACGCGATCGATTTGGACATCGCTCCGACCGTCTGTACGTTTACGTACGACGGAAAAGTTGTGGGTAAGAAATCCGTTCCTCAATCGCCCGTCGATACGGTCGCTCTTCAAATCGGCGGCATACAGGCGGCCAAGTGGAAGCGCGGCGACTTTACGTTTCACAACTATCGAGGATGTTTGAGTAACGTATGGATAGATAATAAGCAGTTCGTCTTTAATCCGCACACTTCCGATCCGGCGACGCTATCTCGATCCTTAATGACGACTAAAGCTTGCGATTTCGTACCGCTACCGGCGCCTACTCCCAATCACCAGCCGGTTCGTATGGACTCTCAGAAAATTAACGGCGAAATCGAATTTTACGCGTTGGATAACGTCGGCATAGCGTTCAATCAGCCTCAGTTTTCTATGACGCTTAATTTCCAGTACGTAACTCCGGGTGACGTTAAACCGTCGGATAGTTTGAACCAGTTGATTTGTTCGTTGAACGCTCCTCAAATCGACGCTCACGTTCCCGGCATATCATTCCTGATGATTTACACGCGGCGATCCGTTTACAAAACGGCGATGTCCACAACGTTTGTACTGAATTTATCGGGAAAGGAAGTGGAAATAACGCGTATGATCGGTGTAGACTATACAAAGGCATATCCGTACAGTATACGGCTCGATCGCATCAATCCGAACACGTTACGTTTGAATTTAAACGGCAGGCAATACGAATATCCGTATACGGCGACGTTTCCAGATCGCGCGGCTCTAATGCTCGGCAGTCGACCTCGAGGACAATCGTTCATGTTGGATCGCGTAATACCTTGCAATTCCGCGACATTTTCCAATTTTACGTTAAACTTTTCCAAAGATTTCTGGTTCAAGTACTACTACAATATCGTTATTCCGAACTGATTTTGTTCGTGTAAGGGGCGCGTCTGATTTATAAATACTAGAAAAAAAACATGCGATCGATTACGTTCGTCATACTCGGCGCCGCCGTTTTAGCCGGCGCTTTCTACTACTACTATTATTACTATCGCCCGGGACCTCGACCGCCTCCGCCGCCGACACCGTCGCCTAGGTATCCGCCCGGACCTACGAATCATATCGCGCTCAACGGTCGACAATACTTTATCAATCAGTCGATAAATTTAAAAGGTACGGATCGTTCGATCGACGTGACGGTGAAACCGGCTAATCAACGGGGATCGTTGATTATGTGTACCGTCGACGCCGCCGATAATCCCATCGAAGCGTTGTTCTTTTTCAACTTGAGAGATAACGCTCAAGGTCCGCAAATACTCTGCTACTATACGTACGAAGTGAACGGTTCTAAAATAACGCCCGTAACGGCCGTTCGAGCGCAAGTGTATAATCTGCACGACGGTAATTTCCACGCGATCGGCGTTCTTATTCATCACAAAAACTCAAAGTTCTGGTACGACGGCGGACCGTTGCTGACGTGGGAAACGGTTTCGGCGCCGCCGTCGACGACTAAAAGCGTCGCTCTAAAGATCGGCGGACGAACGGCGACGATGTGGACGCCGCAGAATAAGGATAATTCGGGAGATATATACAACTACAGAGGGTGCTTGGGCGATGTTCGAATCGACGGTCAGCTTTATCGTTTCGATCCGAACGACGCGTCGACGGACGCCCGATGGCCATGTCCGGGTAACGTACCGTTGCCGCCGACGGCGCCCGGTCGGGTAATCCTATCGGCCAAACCGTACGCGTTTGACGGACGTCGTTGGTTTCTCGGATTACCGGACGCCGGCGATTACTTTAACGATCCGGACTTTGAGATCGGTTTCACGATCGAGTACGATCCGGCGACGGATAAACCTCAACACGATCTGAATATAATTTTCGGATTAAATTTACCGCAACAAACGAAACACGCCGCGACGCCGTACGTCGGAATGTACACTAGACGATTAGGCGCCGATCCGAAGACGGGAGTGATGCCTCGTTCGCTATTTCTCGTCGTGATGGATACCATCTACAAAGTGTACATCGCCGACGCCGGAACCGCGACGAAATCCGCTCCGCTCAAAATTCGTTTGAGCCGATCGAACGCTACGACGCTTCAGTTGACGGTCAACGGAAAAGACGAACCGCCGGTAGTGTTCGACGCCTATCCGACGTTCCCGTCGTCGGCGCAACTCATTTTCGGCGGTCGTCCTTTCGATCAGAAATTCACCGTCGACGTAGATTTCAGGTTCGTTCAAGGAGGCGCGCCCATCACGATCAGCGATTTCAGTTTAAATTCCACCGCGTCGTGGACGTTCAACGCTTACTCGGCGGACGCTCGAGGGTAAAAAGTTTTTTTTTCGTAACGACGCGCGTCGTTACGAAAAAGTTTTCTTTTCTTTTTTTTATACGCATCTCCTCAACGACACTTCACCCTCATCCTCCTCGTCCTTTATGAGAATAATATTGCCGGATTTAAATCCGTAGTACTTGCATATCGGATCGGTCGATAGTACGATCGGTAATTTGTTCCATTCTTTGAATATCGTCTCGGACGATTTGTCGAATTTGGAATATCTCGAACGCGACAACGAAATGACGTCGTAAGACATTTCGTCGAACGAAAATAATTCGAATACGAAAATCTTGTTGATCGATACGGCGCTCTTCGCGTCGGGCGTTAGGCACTTGTCGTAAATGAGAAATACGTGTTTAACGTTTTCGTCGATTTTCGTAATCACGTTCTTGATGACGTCTATGGATATTTTAGCGCCTTTGACGAAATACGCGACGACGTTCGCGTCGCCGTCGCGGTAGTTGAGGGCGTATCGGATATCGGCGTGCGGATAAATCTTTTTTTCTTTTTCGTCGTCGTCGTCGCGATTAATATACCCCCGTCGGTTGAACATTAATTTAACGTTATCTATGACACGATTCATTCTTCGTCGTCGTATTAAAACCGCGCCCGGCGATCGGACGTTATAAAAATTCAATTTTTCTTTTTTTCCTTCGCGCACAAATGTTTGCCGACGCAGTAGAGCGTTCCGTTTCGATAATTCCAATCGAGAAGATTGACGTCGACGTAATCGTTTTCGGCGAACGAACAACCGCACTCGTCGAAAACGTATTCCGTCGTCGAGGACGTTACAATTTTGCGTCCGTCGGTGAGAAAAGTTTTAAATCCTTTCATTTCGACGAACATCCCTTCGTTTAGAATCTTAAATACCCGTCCGCCGGTCAGTACTTTTTCCTTCGTCGGGAAGAAAACCTCCCGTTCGTAATCGACGGTAAACCAAATCTTACTATCGGCCATACTGATTCTGGAATCGATAATATCGAGGAGGCGAATTACGTCTACGGTCAGACCGTCGCGCGCCGTATACTTGCCGATTTTTTCCTTTCGAAGCGTTTCCAAAAGTTTGTCGCGTATAGTCGCCGGCGAAAGGTATTCCGGTTTTACTTCGATTTCCGTTTTGATCGTGTCTATATAGTTCGTCATTATCACTATCGTTTCTACAGTATCGCCGGTGTATAATAATAAATATTATTCAAAAATGGATGTTTACGTCGTCATTATAATCGTACTGCTCGTCGTCATCGCGGCCGGAGCGTTGTACTGTTACTACGGTAGAAAGGAAAATTATCCCTACCCGGCCGATTACGCGACGCTCGGAACGATGTACGCGCAAAGACTTTTCGAACCGGACATCGTGAAAAGATGCGCCGAAGGATCTTACATGTACAGCGATAATCCTCAACTCGGAGCGTTCTGCAGTACCGTTCCGCCGGAGGTGATGAGTAAAGTCGCCTGCTCGAGAGCGTTCGTCGGCCGACCGTACCACATGAGCTATACCGTCCCGTCGAACGTCTGCGGCTGTAGCGTTCAAGGACCGTCCTGTTGTAGTCAACCGAAACTGACGTGCGGTTATAAAGAGCCCGTGATGAGATTGGATTAGAGGAGGTATATATTCGCGCGATTAAGTTTGACGCGAGGTAAAAGAATAAAAAAATGAACGTTTTCGAGGACATTGTACGTATTTTTCAATCGGCTTCGGGATGCATCAAACGAAAATATCCAAAGTTGAAAGATTACGTCAAACATTTGGATCGTATTCGCGGCGACGACGTCGCTCGCGATAAAGAGGTACAGGCGTTTAAGAATTTTCTCGCGAAAAATTCCGATTTCTACGAGACGAAATCGTTTCGCGAGTGGACGTATCGAGGACCGCGCGGCGATTACATCTTCTTCAAGAACGTCGTCGATTTCGGCGCCGACTCTGTCGTCGAGCGTTTCTGGGAGGACGTTAAAGTCGTCTTCGATCGACTGTATCCGGACGGAATCGAAAAACCGATTCCGAACGAGACGTCGGCGATCGAAATGTTGGGCGGCGAGGATAGCGTTTTCGGATGCCTCGTACGTCGCATGCGCGGCAACGTGATTCTGGAAGATATTCTCGCGCATTTCGATACGTTCGTGAAACTAGCCGAAAAGTTTAACGACGAAATAAAGGGTGGCGGCGGTGAGGAGATTAGCGTCAAGTCGATACTGATGTTGGACGAAAGCGCCAAGATTAAAGAGATTCTCATCGAAGGCGTCAGCGAAGGTCGTTACAAGGCGAAAGATATTATAGATTTGATCGAAGCCATCTGCACGCTACCGCACGTACAGCGCGAAGCGAAATTCCTATCGGCTCTTCGCGCGATAAAGTGCATCGTAAACGCCGCCGAACGGCGACAAGTACCGGACGCGAAAGATTTAAAGATGCTCATCGATTTCGTCGAAGAGTACATCGACGAAGAAGGCGGCGACGCCGCGATGGAGACGGACGATTCCTCCTCCGCGGAATCGTCGAAATTCATCGTCGGCGACGCCGTTCGTAAACAGGTGAAGGAATTTATCGCGATAATCAAAGAAGTGATCGCCGACGGTCAGGGTAAAAAGTATACGTTGGACGTCGACCGATTGATGCACCTCGTCGTCGACTTTATGGCGTAATAGAAATAGAAAATGGAACAAGAGGAGGAGGAATATTGGGAACCGGAGGAACAGATTTTTTTGGACGATCCGCGAGCCGTCTATCAAGGCCGATTCGAACGCGACGAAGGTAAACGAATAATGTCAAAGATTCGCGCTAAAGGTCGTAAAGACGAACTGTTGAAAAATCCGTTGTATAGATTTTACATTTACGTCGACGCGATCGGACGGCGGTACATCGACGAAGGCGCCGTCAGTTTCGATCTGGATAAACTCGAAAGCGCTCTACGTCTAATCGAAGAGTTTGAGAACGTCCAGTATAAAAATCCGACGGCGTACGTTCTGGCGTTCGACGTCACGTACGCGTCAAACTTTACCGAGATCGATCGCGAAGCGTTACGCGGTCACGTCGAAGCCCTACGCGAAAGCGATAGCGTTCGCGAAGTAGATCTTTTACGTTACGCTTTCACTTGGATGGACGCGCAAAGAGGTCGGAAGGTTTAGAGGCGCACGCCGAACAGATCGGTAGTTTTAATGTCGGTAACTTTAAAGTCTTGGTATTCGATATCCTTGTGCGAAACGAGTTTCAATAGTAGGGCCATACTGATCGCCGCTCGTACGGCGTCCACCCGTTCGCGCGTCCGGTTATCGCCGGCCGCCGCCGCCGCCGAGGAGACGTATTCGTCGACTAATCTCAAACGCTCCTTCTTCTTCATGTTGATCCACGAACTTTTCGCGTTCCTGATCGAATCGCTCAGTTCGACGAATTCTTTCGTCCAAAACATGTAGAAGATGTCGTCGGTCGACGCCGTAACCGACGCGTCCGTTTCGCTCGGTATGATAAATTCTTTTTTCCGATTATCGGCGACGACGATCGCGTCCCGCTTTTCGTCGTTCGAACGACGCGTCAGCGCTCCCAAACCGATGCCCAGATTGAAGAGAAATTTTCGTTTTACCGGGTCAGTTTCCATCTTTCCCTTTTCGATAAAGTACGGATATACGACGGACATTTTTTTTCTTTAAATCGACAATTGACTTATACGAGCGGCGTTCATAAGAACGTCCGACGAAAGCATCGTAATGTCTGTACGTTTAAATTTAAAAGATTTGACGACGCGCGATAAAGAGTACGTGGATAAGAATCTTTCGTACGATCGAGCCGATAACGCCGAAGAAATGAACGAGCGTACGAATCGATACGGCGCGCCTAAAGCGCCGTCCTATCCGCCGGCGCAAAGGAATAAGCGGTATAAAACGACGAGCGCGGAGGCGGACGGATGTTACTCGTTGGAGGGAGACGATCTGTACTTGCCGTTCGCGTTCGCGCACGATACGTTCGAGTTGGCCGATAATAAAAAAACGTCGTACGGACGACGCGACGGAATGAATTTCGTCGGTAGTCTGAGAGCCGAACAGGAGAGGATGGTGAGCGAATGTTACGAGAAATTAAAACGCAATAAAGGGCATATCGTCATCTACCCGCATATGGGTTTCGGTAAAACGATAATGACGCTCAAGATGGCGTGCGACGCTAAACTCAAGACGTGTATCCTCGTCAATAGAATCATGCTCGTCGATCAGTGGATGGAATCGATAAAGACGTTTACCACGGCTCGGTGTAAATTTCTATCGCCCGATACTTTCGCGGCGGCGGCGGAAGAGGCGGATGAGGAGGATTACGACGTGTACATCGTCAACGCCGTCAACGTGTCGAAACGAAATCGAGATTTCTGGTCGACGATCGGTACGCTCATCGTCGATGAAGTCCACCAGATGGTAACGCGAGAGATTTCCAAAGCTTTTTTTCAATTTACGCCGCGCTACGTCATGGCCCTATCGGCGACGCCGTACAGATTCGACGAGTACCATAAAGCGATCGGTTGGTTTTTCGGCAAAGACGCGATCGGTAATACGCTAAATCGTCGACACGTCGTCGATTACGTCGAGACGAATTTCGTTCCGGAAATTATCGTAACGCCGAAAGGAGTAGATTGGAACGCCGTCCTATCGTCTCAGGCCGCGGACGCCGATCGTAACCGACTAATCGTCGACATCGTTACGCGTAGCGTTCGACGCGATAAACGCGTTTGGATGATTCTCGTCAAACGCGTAGCGCAAGCGGACGCTCTGATGTCGATGTTCGAAGGGGACGTCAAGTGCGCGACGCTCGTTCGAAGTCAACGCGTTTTCGATAAAGAGTGCGACGTTCTGATCGGTACGACGCTCAAAATCGGCGTCGGTTTCGATCACAAACCGATCAACTCCCTATGCATCGCCGCCGACGTCAAGAACTATTTCGTTCAGTTTCTCGGACGTTGCATGCGACGCGAAGATACGGAACCGTACGTACTCGACGTCGTCGATAATTTCCCGCCGCTCAGGAGACATTTCGAAGGACGGTGTCAAGAGTATCGCCGACACGGCGGTATCGTTAAAAAGTACGTTCGCGTAGACGAGTAAAAAAAAAACTGTTCGCGTATACGTTAGAAAAAAAAATTTAAAAAGAACGGCGTTTAAAAAGAACGTATACGAAAAATTCTTTTTTTTCGTAACGTCTTTATCGCCGATATAAAAGGCGTAAGAGAAATAGAAAAAAAATGATATCCATATATTCTCCGAAGACTGAACCGTTCGGAACGTTGAGTAACAACGCCCGATTACCGTTTACGATCAACGACGTTTCGTGGCTTACCGTTTCGGAATACGTCTACGCCAATCTCCTCCCCTATCCGGAATGGATCTCGAATATGCGCAAGATCGCGATCGACGGCGCTTACGATAACCCGTACGGTACGGCGCGCGAAGAACTTTGGAAACTCGAACGGAACGTTATGAAACGATCGATCGAAAAATCGCTCAAAGCGCGAATCGTCGGCGACGAAGAATTGGCGCGACGATATCGCGCGCACGGTAACGACGTCATTTTCGTCGTCAAGACGGGTACGGCGGCGTCCGGAATGTTTCCGACGACGAATATCGCCGTCGACGCTCTCAACTCGATGCGCGGCGAATACTTTTACGACCTGCGACGCGGTCTCATCGATAGAAAGGAACTGACGCGAACGATTAATCGCGTCGAACGGCAGTTGATTCGCGATCCGAATTACATCACGTCGGCGAACGCCGATTACGATTTTCTCACGAAACTCCACAAAGCCGTCGGCGGCGACGATGACGCCGATCAGTCGGACGTTATCGCGCGTCTCGACAATAACGTCGATCAGATAGTACCCGTATTGAAGAGGAAATTTAAATTGGAATTGTACTATCGAGCGATACAGCGCTTCAAAGACGAACTACTTTCCGTCTATTTAGATCATATACTTTCCGTCTACTATCCCGAAGTACCGATCGACAAGTACGGATTGGCGAAAGCTCAACAGATGGGACGCGAAGCGACCGTAGATCGTTATAAGGATTCGTTGTACAACGCCTACTTGCGCGATCAGTTGAACGACGAGGTGGTGAGTCGGATGCGCGAACCGCCGCCGGACGTCGTCATCGTATCGCGCGACGACTACTTTAGGAAATTGAAAGAGGAGGACGACGAATTGAGGCGAGCTCGAGATCCGGTGACGGCTGCGAACGTCGTCGAATTGGACGGCGACGATCCTCTACTCGCGTGGCACGTCGCCGATTTTACGCTGGACGGCGCGACGTGGTCCAGTCCGGTGGCGTACGCGTATACGGCGACGTTGAATTACGTTACGGGCGGCGAGAGTAACGGGTACGCCGCCCGCCTACACGCCAACAGCGGCTACGCGACGGAAAAAGATCTCGAGTGGAAATATTACGAACTACTCGCCGAGTACATCTTTAAAACAGTCGCCGAGAATTGTCGCGTCGCTCTCGTCGAGAAATTCTACGAATACGAATCGCTTCAAACCCTACTCTACTTTACGCTCCTCAATACGGAAATCGTATGGCAGGATCGGAACGATCCCGTTCTCGGTACCGGAACGATACCGCTATCGAAAGATATGGAAAACGTAGAACTGTTTCGACGCAACAATCTACTCGGCGTAATGTTGATGGACTATCGAATGAGAACGAACGTCGCCGACTTGAGCGATCAACGGGTCGTCGATAAATTTCGATACGTGAGCGATAGCGGCGTCTACCGCGTCTGGTTGTACAAACGCGTCAACGATTTCGTCAATACGATGAGTATGATGAAATCGATTTCCATTCGAGACGTACTACGCGTCTACTACAACGACGCTCAATTCGTCGTACCGCTCAGCGATTTGAAACCGCTCAACGCTCAAGACGTCGCGATTATTCGAGACGCCGGCGTTAAGAGGAAGGACGCGTTCGACTCGGTCATTTGGCCGCTCATCTCGTACGAATATCGGGTAAACTACGAGGGCGACAAGAGAGAAATCGATAGTATCTATAGATACGTAAAGACGTTCGATCTCACGCCGCCGTCGCCCGAGACGATCGCGCGCGCCGAATCGGTTTTGAGCGGCGCGTACGACGATATGGCCGGCGAGTTGAACGTCGATCGAGAAGAATTCGTCGGACGGGTACTGTCCGGAACGAAAATACTTTACGATCGACCGAATTGGCGTACAAACTATTGGGCCGGTTTAATGCGGTTATAGGGCGAATTTTTGATTTCGCCAAAGTCTAATTATATGTATATATACGCTTAAAGTAACAATCGCGACAAGATGAATGCTATGGTAAAAGAAATTGTCGATCGCGTCGTTAGCGATCTAATCGTCAAACGCTACGTACCGTTCGCGTGGAAGAACCTCCGCGTTGAACCGTCCGAGGAGGCGTTTAAAAAGGCTACGATCGATTTCTTCGATCAAATCTTGAATCAAAAAAAAAAATCCATCGTCGACGTTAACGAAATTAATCACGACGAGGTGATGCGCATCATGGACTGTTCGGACGCCGAAGGAGGGGGGTACGAATCGCCGATCGATGAAGAATCGGCGATCGAGAAAGAATCGCCGATCGAACATATAGCCAAAACCGAATCGGAATATATGGCGATGAAACTTTGCGAATTACAAAATCTATGTCGTACGATGCGCATCAAAAGTACGGGAACGAAAAAGAATCTGGTGGATAATATCGTCAAATATTTCGAGGGCGGATCGGCGCCGATCGAGAAGAAACAACGGGCGGATACTAAAATTTCAATTTTCAACAAACACGACAAGAAGAAGAGGCCGTCGGAAAGTACGAACGTGTCGAAAAAGATTAAACGCGGAGAATCCGATCGCGACGTTTCAGATTTCGCGTTCGACGAGAATATGGCCGTCATCGGCGTAAAGAAAGGCGAAGTAGTAGAGCCTCTAACGTCCATCGATATGGAAGAATGTAAATCGCGCGGTTTGAAATATAATCTACCGATGGATTTTTGAATTTTCGATTAGCCGTACACGGAATATGATTATAACCAACTCTTTAAAAAAATGATGGATACGACCGATAGTATTAAACGTATAATCGACGCGACTATTCGCGAGAAATTCCTGCCTATCGTGGCGGAAAAATTCTCTATCGACGTTAACGAATTGTCCGATTGTTGGGCTAAACTACTCGGCGAAACGACCGCCGCCGAAAAGAAGAAAGAACCGACCGCCGAAAAGAAAGAACCGACCGAAAAGAAAGAACCAGCCGAAAAGAAACGGACGTCTTCCTCGTCGGAAAAAAAGGCTAAAAAGCGACCTATAGACGCTTTAGCGGATTGCGACGCGATAATTAAAAAAATTAAATCGAACGATGCCGACGCCGAAGAATGTCAGCGTTTATCCATCGCGCAATTAAAAGAATTGTGCGTTACGAAATCCATTCCCGTCAAGAGTAAAAGTACGAAAACCGAAATGATCGGTTGGTTGATGAAAAAGCGCGACGGAGAAGAAGAGCGGTGCAACGATTTGAAATCGGAAAACCTGACTACTCTACGCATCAAGTGCGGTCTGAAGAATATTCCGATCGAACTTTCGGATTCGAAAGAAAAACTGATTGAAATGTTGGAGAAATTAAGCATACCGTCCGAAGAACAACCGTCAGAACCGATGTTGACTGAAGAGGAGGTTGAACCTCTTTCGCAACAACAAAACAACTGTCCCGAACATTCGGATTTGACGGCGGTAATGGCGTGCGAAAAGTGTAACAAGACGAAAGCTAAAGACGAGTACGATAACGTTTACGACGTGGAAACGAAATTCGTCTACGGCGACTGGAACACTATCGTCGGAACGTTGGACGAAGACGGCGTAATCAGACCCATCAACAAACGGGAAATGAAAATGTGCGACGAACTAAACCTATCGTATCGTTCTCATCTCTCTTGCGCATAAAAAAGACTTTGCGTAAAGAACAAAAAAAAAATAAAAAAAATAAAAAAATTACCAAAAAAATTCTAAATCCTCCTTTAGGGGGATTAAGAATTTTGTAGTTTTTTTCGTTGTTTACAAGACTGGGAAGCCGAGAGCGCCTCCTGATATGCGGATAATATTGTTGTTGACGCCGATTACGAAAAACTCGTAAGTCTGCGGGAAAGAAACGCCGGATCGCGCGGCTCCGGTTCCGTTCGCGCCGATTATGGCGGAAGCGGACGCGCTTGGCGCGAAGCTGACGTTGGTCAGTTTGCCGAAATTTGTAGATCCGAGAGGATCCAATTCGTAAAAATTGAGAGAGTAAGAGTAGAGATGGTACCCGGTTTCGGTGTAGATCGCGGGAGCGTGATAGAAGGGGTTGACGAGCGAAAAGTAGTCGGATCCCATTTCGGCCAGACGATTCGTATTTTCGTACACCAGGCTGGTAGTGATGATAGGATCGTCGTCCAATCCGGTCTGATAGTTGATAACCTGAGGACCGCCGACGGGACTGGCGGACGTGTAATTACTTCTAATATTCTGAAAGCTGGTATTGCGAACGCCGAAGAATAGCGCTTTGATGGCGTGCGAGAATCGAATGTCGTAACGGGGATTGGGAGCGGTAGCGGGCGCGAACGTCTGTCGTGGAGCCGATTGAGTCTGCTCGATGAGGATATCGCGCGGAGAACAGGCCATACGTTTACGCTCCTCGTTGGAGCAGATTGCGTAATTGGCCCATACTTGGACGTTGGTGATGACGGGAGCGGCGGCGATATCGGTAGGTACGATAGGTACGCGGAAGAAATCGGCGGCGACGTTGGCGGTGGGTGTAATGGTGGTCGGAGGGACGGTCTGAGATAGGATGAGCAGATCCTGCCAGTTTCTAAATTGGAAATTGATTTTCATATCGTTGTAAGGCAGGGCGGCGGTTGGGAGCGCCACGCCGCTGTCGCGGGTAAAGAAGAATGGTAGAGGGAGATTGAGCGTTCTCGATGGGATGGGATCTCCGGCGATGTGAGGATTAACGAGATCGTCAAAGTTGCCGATCATGTTATCGTAGCCGAATCGCTTACTCTGGACGACGGTAAAGGCGGACCAAAAGTCTAGGAAATACGTATCGAACTGTTCGGCGATCAGGTCGTTAAACGTAATCGTGCAACTCTCGACTAGATTGTGCATAAAGTTCTTACACCAACTCAGCGCTCCCTGACTGGTGGCGATATTACCGAACGCGTTGCCGGGCAATACTTCGATTTGAGGAAGCGTGAGGCGCAACCACACGTGCAACAGGTAATCGCCGGCGCGCGAAATATTGACGGACCATGTTTGACCAAAGTCCGGTGACCCGGTTGATCGAGAAAGAAGTACGGGGACCTGAGTGAACCAGGTGGACTTGCGAGTTTCTCGAACGAAATACGCGAAGGCTTGATTACTCCCGTATTGATATTTCTCGATTTCGTCGAACGTTGCGAGATCTATAAATCCCGATGTTATATTTGAGCCGGATGCCATTTTTTTATAAATCGAGATAAATTAAATTCGCGACGGCGGCGGCGGCGGACGGGAAAGGCGTCGAAAATTATAATCGAAATATATGGAAAAAAAAAAACCATGCTGATGATTACAATTTTCTATTTCCTGGCGTTCGACGCCTCCTCCTCCTCGATGATCGTAGGTGCCGCGAATCCGATACGCGATCGTTCCATTAATAATCGGCTTTCCGGTTTATCGCCGCGAACGTGTTATTCTCAATTCGGAGATTGTTTGGATTACTACGTCAACGCCGAATTCGTAAATTACGATAATACGACGAAAAGTTTAGCGCGATCGATGCGTCGAATCGACGACGCTTTCGTCGCGATCGGTAAACGCGTCGCCGTCAATTTAATACCGCTCAAGTACGCGCTGTACGTCGCCGGCGATTCCAGCGATTCCTCCTCATGGGCCCCGGCTTTGACGGGTAACTACGAAAATAAATTGTACGTTTTACGAACGAGTTTCGGTATCGTCGGCGATATTTCGAGACGTCTCGACGTTCTCGTCGACGATTTCGTCTTACCGAATCTTTACATCGTATCGCGTTTTTTTCACAACTCCTCCTCCTCTACGATCCGCGATGCGCGGATCAACGCGACGAATTCGGACGATATCGTCGTCGACGGTTCGGGCGAATTCCAACCGCTTCGCGTCGGCGATTCGTGCTACGAACGGGGCGATCGTTTAGATTATCAGATTTCAGAAAACGACGTAATCTCTCAGAAACTGGACGCCGCATTTTGGACAATTTCGCGCCGGATCGAAAACGCTCTACCGCCGCCGCCGGATTCGGATTCGATCGACGGCGACGAGATTACGATCGACGAGATTACGATCGACGACGATTCCGCTTTTTCTTCTTCTTCGGCGTGTCGAATGGAATCCGTATCGGACGAAATTTACGCCGAAAAAGTATCCGCCGTACGTCGTCTCGCCGACATGTCCGAACGGATCGGCGCGAATCTACGTCGATTATTCGACGAACGCTTACTACCGGCCATCCTCCGTCGTTTTCCGCGGTGACCGAATAATGCGTGAATTTATAAAATTATAACTCTAAAAAAATGTGTAGTAGACAATTAAATAGCGATATGAACGCGTGCGGACCGTGCGTAGGAAATTACGCCAGATTAGGCGCTTACGCCGCCGGCTTTAGAGGAATCCGTCCACCGGTACCGCTCACTACGGTTAGCGGTTATTACGTAGTGCCGTCGTATTCGGCGCCCGGTTACGATACGCTGATGCACGGACCGCCCGACTGTAATACCGGTCGACCTTATTTTCAGATAGGTAAAGCGTACGGGTACGGCGCCGGCAATTGTTGTCAAAAATACGTCGGCGCGTTGTGTCAATAATTTTTTTCCAAACGTTACAAAATAGTAATGGCAGGAATATCTATCGAGATTCAAATGGTGTTATACGCCATCTTCATCATCGTCATGGGATTCGCCGGCTACTACGTCGGCAAAATGTACGGTCAGGCGATGATCGGAAGCGTTATCGGTATAGTTCTCGGTCTCATCGTCGCCGGTATAATTTACAAGATGATGGGAAGCGGAGAGGAAAGAATGAAATTGAGCGCTTACTGAAAAGCGGCGAGGAAGGAAAAAAAAATATCCGACGATAAAAGAAAATGACAACCCTTAGATCGAGAAGTAGAAGCGGCTCCAGAAGCCGTCTTACCAGATCGCCTAAATCTCGGCGAAGTCCACGACGCAGTCCACGACGCAGTCCAGTACGGCGCCGATCTAGAAGCGCCAAACGTAGTCCCGGACGTAGTCCTCAGCGCGGCCGACGCAGTCCACGACGCAGTCCTATGCGTCGCGGATCGCCGTTTAGGCGCCGCCGAAGCCCTCTTCGACGCGGTTAAAAATTTAAAAAATTAAATCTCTCGCTTTAAAAAATCGAGAATGCCCAGAAAAGATCCTAAATGGTTAGACGATCCCAATACAAGGTTCACGCTCGCCGATCCGCCTCCGGCGAAGAGGAAGAGATCGAAATCTCGATCTCGCAAGAGGCGTTCGCCTAAAGGTCGGAGATGCGTACGATCCCGTTCGTGTAAGCGATACGCGTGCGCTCTACCAATCCGATATACTTATCGGAAAAAGAAGAGCAAGTCTTAAAAGTTTTGTCGCAGCGTGAAAAAAAAATCCTTTATACAAAGAAAAAATGCCACGATCGAGAAGTAGAAGTAAAGCCGTTTATCGGCTAGTCAGAGTGAAATCGCCTAAACGACATAGACGTTGTATACGCACATCCCGCTCCAGATCTGCGAAGTGCAAGAAACCCATTAGGTACCGTTATTATTAAAAAAACTCGCGAGAGGTTGATAAAAAAATTTACTTTACTTGTTAAGAACACGAGTAAAGTAAATATTATCACGATGATCAACAGAAACGACGACGACGAATTATTTAATGACATATTTATCGACGCTAACGGAGAGGAAAACGCCGAACTGGAAAAGCGGTGGGCGGCTCGCGTCGACGAAATCAATCGCTCCGGCGACGAGGAGCGTTTCAGATCTTTACTTTTAGCGTGGGTTTATCGCGGCGTTCACGATCGCGACGACGTCTATCTACGTCTCATGAAACCGTTATTTCGCGACGCCTTCTCCTACCTGAAACCGATCGACATTTTAAAAATGATCAATCCGGATTACGAGTTTTTCACATTTACCGATAGCGGCGAACGACGAACGGAGACGACGACCGGCGAAGAACTGACGCGCGATCGCGCCGAATTCGATACGACCGCTTTCCGCGCGATTATCGGCGGAGCCTATCGCTTTTTCTTTTAAATCCTTTTAATCGCGCCGATAAGTAGATCGGATTCCGTATCGGACGAAACGTCGACGAGCGCTATCCTCTTGATTCTCTTGACGCTATCGTTTATCGTTCGCGGTACGTAACGATATTCTAGACGACAAACCGACTGACCGGTCGCGTCGTCGACGTACTCGACGCCGTCCGTCAGAAAATTCCATTCGTACACGTTCGTGACGCGATCGATCGGTAGAGGTTTATCGTTATGACATTTATTTACGCCGATTAATCGACCTTCTCCCAACGTCACGACGACGGGTAACGAGGAGCTGATCGAACGGAGACGATTTTCTCCTCCTTCTCCTCCTCCTCCTCCTCGTTTTAACGCCTGGTAGAAAACGTCGGCGGCGACGTGTCGAACGATCGTCGTATCGACGACGGCGAATTTCTTGAGCAACGTCGTCTTCGCGATACCGCACCGCTCGACGAGCGTATCGAGCGAAATGTCCACGTCGTTGACGTGAATGAAATAGTAGACGCAACTAAAGACGACCGATTTGTAATGAGAGGTATTCAACAGCGTCGATTTCTCTCTGACGATCGTAAACAGTTTCGTTACGGCACCGATCGCGTCGCGCAGTCCGACGGTAATGAGAATGGACGAAATGTAAATATCGTCCGAACAGTAGGGTATTTCGAAATCGTCCGCTCGGTCGATCAGATTATTCGATACGTAACTGATGCCCCGATTCGCGTCGTGCTTGTTGATGCCGAACGCGTTGAGAATGTCGTCGATAAAGAACGAGACGTTCGTCAGTACGGCGGCGCGATGAACGCACGCGAGTAGGATGGCCTTCTTGAACGAATTTCGAAAAATCTTATTATCCGTAACGGCGTTAAAGATACGCAACGCCAACTTTTTCGTATTTACCGGTATATACGACGGTATCGTCGACAGTACGACGTTGTCGGAAATGACGGCGCGACTTTGCGGACGCGCTCTGGTCGCGAACTTTTCCGTACCGCCCGATTGCGATACGTGTTGAATCGGACGCGAAGATCCACCAGCTCTCGGATGCTCGTTGGATGTCGTCGAAAAATTTACCAGATAATGTTCGTCGAGTAGTTCGGAACAGATGAGGCACGTTACCCGTCCGGTTTCCGATTCGTAAACGCGATCGTCGTGCGGGCAGTCGGTAGTAGTAGCGCTAAAAGTCGGCGATTCGTCGATCGGCGATTCGTCGAGTAGATTGTTCAGGACATCCATTTGTGATTTAAAAAACCTCAGTTATAAAAATTTAAAAGACTTCAAAAATGGCAGGTAATATCAGTCTCGAAGGATCGATTCGTACGTGTAAGGTGGATACGGCTTACGCGAATAAAATGTACAGCGATAGGTTTTTAAATCCGGGCAATATGGTATGCCCGGTATGGAACGGTTACGATAGCGCCGGACGACCCGTCTGTCCGGATTCGTACAACACCAAAACGGCCGGCTGTAATAGCGCCGAAGATCGAATTTTCGTCGAGAATTATCAACGACCGCGTTACGTCGAATATATTAATCTTTCGGCCGGCGGTATCGACGGAGAATTCTACGGCGGTAGTCAGTGCGGTATGAGCGGCGAACCGCAGACGATGACTCAATGGAACGAGATGAAGGCGGTAAGCGATTTACGCGACATCAATAGGGTAACGGGTAATTTCGGTTATCAGTTCGGCTCGTCGCTCTACCCCCGATGCGGCGAGAACGCGTACGCGAACGCGATGGCGCAAAACGCCGAAACGTTGCGCAAATACTCGTCGCTCGATCTCGGCTACAGGTCTAATTGTTCCAAGAGATATAGCGGATTTTAAACGCGCGTTGTTTTTTTCCAATCCACAAAATTGTAAGATTGGAAAAATTACTACCAACCTTTCGTCCAAATATCGCGTCCTACGCATAATCCGCTTTCGCATTTCGCGGCGACGACTCGACGATCATCGCCGGCGATCGCCGCCGATACCAGTATCGGCGCATCTACGGGGCCGTACACCGGTTCTCGAGGTAGCGTCGGGAATTTACACATCGAGTAGTACGGCGGATTGGAACACGAAGCGTCGCAGTACGTGTAGGCGGATTTCGTCGGTATCACGAATCCGGTGACGTACGGCGTCGTCGGACGTTCTACGCCGTTGTTCCGTTCATTTTCGCTCAACATGATTTTTTTTTAAGGTTTTTTTTTAATTATCGGCGCATCGTCGTTATCGGCGCCACTCTCTGTTGCCACATTTCGGCGTTACGCTTACGCATTAGACGTTCCTGCAGTTCGGTTCTAAACTTGAGCGTATCGTTGAGAAACGCGTCGTTCGCCAACTGCTTGTAACCGTCTCCCGCGTATTCGCCGACGTCCGTACCGTACTGTTGCGCCCACGGAAATACGTCGACGTTAGAGCGGGCGATAAAGTTTGGCATCTTGACGGCGTCGATGTCGTCGTAGAACCATCGCGGCTGACCGGTCGTCTTTTCGACGTAACCCCTATCGGAAGGACCGTAGCCGAAGAAGCGCGGATCGTACACGTTCGATTCGTTCTGACGGAATATATAATCCGTATTCTTGTACTTCTTTTCGTCGGCGACGATTTGATTCAGAGTATAGAATTTATTTTCCGTATTCCGACCGCAACCGCCGACGGCGCGCGAGCAGAGTTCCTTACGCGGTACGTAGTCGACCCGATCCGTCGTCTCGTCGGCGTTGATAAAGTCTTTAGAATTTCGATTGATACTCGTCAGCGTCGCGTTTAAATTCGAATCGAAATCGTCGTTGAAATCTTCGCGTAACGGGTGCCACGAAACGTCCGGTTGACGCGCTAGTCCGAACGGCGCGCCGTTAAATATCGAACCGCCGAGTAGTCCGCCGCCCGATGTAATACCGCCGAGTAGTCCTCCGCCTCCTCCTCCTCCGTCGCCGTTTTGATCGGGAGACGGCGGCGCCGGTTGATGCGGTCCTCGTCCGGTCGGATCGTGTATCGGCGGAAGTCGTAACTTTTCGTCGCCGGCCGTCGTCACGTAATTGACGAAAGAGTCGACGCATCCGTTCCGTTCGTCGATAATCATCGGATCGAATTGTTTCTGTAACGATATACCGATGAGCGAATTGATCGGTTCGTCGATTCGCGTCCGTTGGTAGACGTTCGGTTGAATCGTCTGCGTCAGTACTCGATCCATTCGGTCGATCGGACCGGTGCATCGCTCCGGCGGGTCCGGCGCCATCCTAAAACGCTCGTAATCGTCGCCGCTATAACCGATCGGTCCCGACTGATAGCAACGACCTTCGTAACCGCTCGAATAAACGTCGAAATTCGTCGACGCGTTTAGCGCGCTGTGCGTTACCAGTCGCGTCGCTTTCCATTCGTCCAACGCGTGAGAAGGGGCCGCGACGATCGGCGGAATGTAGGTCTTCGGATTCGGACCGCCGACTAGCATCTGATTCGGCGACGCGTACTCGCACGTAGGTTCCAACGGCGTTTCGTCGTTACAGAACAACAGCGGACAACAATCCGTACCGGACATCGCTATCGGAACGGGGCTTTTTTTTTCTCGGACGAGCCGCATTCGCCGGAAACCATCGCCGGCAGTTCGCAAAACGTTTCGCATTTAGCCGTCTGACACGAACCGCTATTGAACGCCGCGACGATGACGACGAGCGATAGGGCCGCCAGTATGACGCCGACGCGAGGATCGAATACGGCGACGACGATCGAAACGATCAACGATAATCTGGTGAGCGCGTTGTACCGCTCCGGTATCGTACCGTGATTAGGTAGAACGTCGAAGCTTTGATATAAGGCGCGAATATCTTCTGTCCAAAATTTAACGCTCATTTTTATTGATTTGCTTTTTTTACAAAAGAAGACTATAATATCCGCCTTTTTTTTTACATCAGACCTACGATGTCGGCGATAAAGAGAAGAGCGAGGAAGATGCCCGTCTTGAGTAGTAGCGACATGCCGGACGTCGTCGGAAAAAGGTTTCTGAGCATATCGTCCGTCCACTTGAGTCCCATGACGAAGAATAAAATGGCCGGTATGAGCAGACGTCTAACCGCCGCGGCCAAACCGTGATCCGCGGAAGCGGCCGCCATCATCTGGTGATCGTACATTATCTGATTGATCATATCGCTTTCGGCTTGACTGGGAGGCGCGTGAACGGCCATCATCGCCGGATCTCGCGGTAAATACCTTACGTCGTCGTACGATAACATTTTCACGTAGAAAAAGAAAAAAAATGTATTCCGTCGCTAACGAGTTGATGCGCCGTCCGTTGACGATGGACGTTAATAGATCGTTCGTCGGATCGATTTTCGATCCGAACGTCTTCGGACCGGCCTTTTGGTTTACGCTACACGCCGGCGCCGCGGCATATCCGGAAAATCCGACGCCGTGGACCAAGAACGGGATGAAATCGTTACTCGTCAACTTTCCGCTCCTCATACCGTGCGGCAGCCCTTGCCGCGAACACTTTTACGCGTACGTAAAGAACGCCGATTTAAACGACGTGGTATCGACGCGCGAAAAACTCTTCAAGTTTCTCGTCGACGCTCACAACTACGTCAACGTTCGTTACTCGAAACCGATCATGACGTTGAACGACGCCAAATCGCTTTACGGTTACGATAATAACGGGCGCGTTATGCGCATTACGTATAACTGAAAGAATAAAAAATACGATGTTCAATATTGTTAAAGTACCGCTATCTCAACAGCCGCAACGGCGGGAAAAGAAGGAAGCGAGCGGCTTTAAACGTATGCCGATTCTCTACTTGGAATTGTTGGAAAATAAATTCAAAGTAAAGCCCGAGTTTAGGAACAAAGATTACGTACCGAAGGTCGAAAACGCCACCACCAACAATAATAATAAATCGTCCGACGACGACGATACCGACTCGTCCGATCATCATCAAAATAATAATTCGGCGCCTCCTCCGCCGCCTCCTACTCCGTCGAGAGAATCGCCGCCTACTCAGCCGCCGCCGAGTAAATCGCCGCGATCCGCGCCGGCCGTATCGTCGGCGGCTAGAGAAATCGTCGAAAAGTACGGCGCTATCGGCGACGACACGGGCGTATCGGACGCGCCGCCGACGTTGAGCGAACTGAAAGCGAAAGATCCGAAATTTAAATCGGACACTAACGGCTTCAAGTACCCGACGGCCGATGACGACGAGGCGATAAAGGAACGAAACGATCTCTACTTTCAATACGAAGTTCTGAAACGTATGCACCCGAACGCTCAAATACCCGAAATGACGCAATATTCCGATACGAAGATGATGGCTAAAAAGTACGAGTTGTTGACGAAGAAACTATCGCTAGATTCCAGCGTCGACAACTGGAAGCGCTACATGATGGTTTTCGTTCTCGGCTGCGAAGTTCTTTTGGGTAAATTGAATTTCGATATGGAAGGTTTCGCGCAACAGCAGATGATTTCGATGAACACGTACGATTCGCTACTCATCGAACTGGCCGAAAAGAATTACGTACCGAACGGTTCCAAATGGCCCGTAGAGTTACGTCTAGCCGGTACTTTTCTCATCAATCTGGCGATGTTTATCATGGCAAAAATTATCGAAAAGCGTTACAACTTGAATCTGTTTAGCACGATAAATCAGATGACGTCAAACCTCAACAATCCGTCGTCTCAACAAGCCGGGGCGCCTCCTCCGCCTAATAGCGGCGGCGGTACTAATATTCCGTCCGGCGTCCCTTCGAACGGCGGCGATCCGATGATGAAATTACCCGTTTCGAAATTATAAATTCTCTTTCGCCAAATATCTGGTCGGCCACCAATCCGAATTGTACGCGGACGTGTAACCGCTAAGCGTCGGAACCAGATGCGGAGCTCGATTCAAAACGTCCGGACGGGCGTAATCGTAAACGTAGAAATTCTCTTTCGTCTTCGGCGGTAAAACGGGACGCGGGAATCGGTTCGGGTGCTCCAGTCCGTAGAAATCGCCCAATTTGGTACCGGCGAGTAGGTGAAACGTTCCCGCCCGCGTCATCGTATTCTTGATGTTCGTGAGAAGTTGTACGGCGATTTTAGGATTCTGTAAAATCTTATTCATGACGACGTCGTCGTCTATCGTCGCCGGATCGACGGCGTATATCGGTACGCAATATCGACCGACGTAATGAGAAATGTACGGCGACGACGGATTGATCGGATCGAACGGTTCCGTCTTGAGCTGGCAATCGCCCGTCATGCCGACCCGATACTTTTCCATCGCCGTATTTCTCAGTAGAACTTCGCCCGACGTCAAACCCTGTACCTGCGTTGAGCCGGCGTAATTCGTAACGGCGCGCGTCGCGTACTCGTCGTTCGTACGCGGATTCGCCGCGTACTCGCACACGTCGTCCCAATTCGCGGCGCATCTCTGCGCCAAAAACGTCTGGCACATATTTCCGTTCTGACCGTAAACGTCCGCGTTGGAGCCGTGATTGAAGCGTTGATTCACGTTATTGCCGATGCAATAAGTCAACGGATCGGCGTTAAAGACGGGCAACGCGTTCGCCAACGTATCACCGAATCGTATCAACTTTTGATAAGACATTTTTTTTTGAATATAATATTAATCTCTCCGCGCGCGCGATATTTATATCCCATCCTTCGGGATATAAATATCATAATTTCATCTCCATTCAGTAGCGGGCGGCGAAACGAGACGGGTCGGATTTGACGGTCCGCGTAATGAATTCTTTCATCGATTGATAATCGCGTCCGCCTTCGTACGGTATTTTACGTCCGCGAAAAAAGAGCATATAACTGGGAAATCCTTTAAAGTCCGGATAGACGCGATCGAGGATTCGCGCCAATTCCGCCTCGCCTTTATATCGTCCGTCCGCCTGAATCGTCATGCAGTTGACGATACGCGAATCGGCGAGTCGTTGAAAGTCCGGTTTCGACGTTCGACAATGACCGCAATACGACGTTTGAATCATGACAAAGAGCGGTTCCCGATCCAGCGACGGATCGACGTCGCCGTTCGGCGTGAAATCCGAAATCTCCATATACTGAATGGGCGGTTTTAAATCTGACATTTTCTTTTTTTCATCACAACTAAATTAATCTTAACGCAAACTCTTTATAGATGCGATCGCAATACGAGCGGTAGTAGGGATAACGGCGTTGATAACGATCGCGCGCGATCGGTACGTTACGTCTGAAATCGAAAATGTCGACGACGTCGTTCGGCTCGCACGGGCGGTTATTATCCGACAGCAGCGTCGACATGTTGGTATCGACGAAATTTCTGACGACGTATCGATCGTTATTTTCGACGCCGTACAGTTCGTCTTTGCGGCGGACGCAGTCGGCGGCGAACGTCCGTAAATAGGTTCCGAGTTGATACGCGAACCGATCGCACAACGAACGTATCCGAACGTCGTTGGAATTTAATTTCAGCGTATTATCGGCGACGATAATCTTTTTCAAACGACGCAACTGCCCGTCTATCATCCTATCCTCGTCCGTAATCGACGAGGACGAATGAGATGAAGAATTAGATGAAGAATTAGAAGAACTCTCTTCGACGCCGATTACTACTTCGCGATCGATGACCAGCCCGTAACGCGCGATCCACGCGTACACCAATTCGGTGTAGAGGACGCACATCGCCGACGAGTTTTTCCGAGACGAGTCGTTGTTGTAGTCGTCGTTGTAGTCGAGAACGTCGCGCGCGATCGTTTCGGATTCGGTGAGATCTACGACGGATCGCGCGCGAGTCGTCGTCGTCGCGTCGAATTTCTCGATTAGTCCCATAATCAGGTGGATGACGAACGTAAACGGCGGATTCGTACCGTGACATCGGAAAATCGATCGGTCGGCGGCGCGTTTTGATTCGTACGTCGGGTATAAAATTCGTTTCAGTTCTTTAAACAGATTCGGGAAGGTATTGTCGCGGAACCAACCGTTTTTCAGTTTTAGCGGTTTCAAGTAGGGTTCGAGCGCGGCGTGAAATTGTTTAACTCGTCTACTACGTCGTCCGTAATCGTACGTCCGATCGTCGAGGTGATGACGAACGCCGACGTTCAGCCGTCTCAAATCGTCGGAAAAATGTCCGTGAAACGGTAAATATCCGATATGAGTGAAATCGGAAACCATACGCATATGTCCGCCCGGAACGTACGCTAGACCGAAATCGATAATTACGGGTACGATACCGTGCGTTCGAACGATATACGTCTTATCGTCGAATACGTAATAATGATGCGTCGCTTTCGTTGAACTGAGGATAATATTATCCGAATGTAAATCGTTGTGCGCTATACCGGTAATTTCGTGAACGCCGGCGACGCAGAGATAAATCTGCGCTAACGTTTGAACGAAACTTTCGACGCAAACTTCTTTGAGAACGTCAAACGAAATCGATCGAGGTACGTACCTCGTTATTAATCCTTCCTCGCAGTCAGATTCTTCTTCGTCCGACGAGGAGGATACGGTAGTCCACGAATCCGAGGAGGATCGCTCCTCCTCGGAGTCGTCTACTTTTCGTAACTTGCGACGCGGAGGTGAGGATGACGAAGAATCGTCGCCCGTAAATCGGCGACGCTTACTTTCAGATCGTCGTCGTTTCGGTTGCGATAATTGAGGAAAATGAGGATTACGAGGAAATATTTTATTGAGTAGAGTTAGAGCGTCCTTTTCGCATTCGATCGAAAAGTCGACGTAACAACTGCGCTTCAAAACCAGTTTACCGCCGTCGATGAGGGTAACGTAACCTTGCGAACCTTCGTACGCCTTTTGCAAACTTTTGGTCGACATGATTTCATTTTAAACTCCGTAAAATCTCTAAAGGAAGGAAAATAATGATAAAAGTTAACGGTAATCCTTTAGAAATTTACGTCACCGATACGCGGGAAAGCGTATTGAATAGGATCGCTGCCAAATATCGCACCCTCCCGGAATGGCTAACCTTCCAGCCGCCGTTCAAATTGGATACTCGAGAACTGATCGGCGTCGTCGACGAGGACGAGGAATTGAGTTTCGAAGCGGTAGATAATTTAGACGCGATCGTCAATCAGGATACGCTGACTTTTCCGACGGACGTTACGATACCGCCGGACGTTACTCGCGCCGAAGCCGAGCGAATATTTATCGCGACGAACGCCGTACTGGAAGAAAGTTCCGATCAACCGGACGTCGTCAACGTTTACGCCTTATCGATGAAGGGTTTAGAGGCGGTAAAGGACGTGATGAAAGTATGGAACGAGCGAATGATAATCAGACGGGAAATCGGCGATAAGGTGCGTAAAAATCGCGAACTGGTCGACGCGTACGAGCGGCGATCGGAATTGTTCGCGACCGTAGCGTCGAAAGCGTACGATCAACCGATTCAACAATCTCAAAAACAATTTCTCGTCACGTACGCGCCGGTTCGAGGCGTCGGTACGGCCGGCGCCCTATTCAACGCGATCGAAACGAACGAGAACGCGCCGTACGCTACGCTGGGCGGCAAGTACTACAAGGTGTACGCGCGGCACGATTGGAAAACTAACGGAAACGAGTTGAAGAGATGGTCAGAGTTTGGTAGCGCGTCCGATACGGCCGTTCATCTCAAAGTAGCCGATTCGTCAAAGACGTTCGCGTCCGTCGTACTATCGGTGGACGTCAACGCGCGCGTCATTTACGCCCGTTACGACGTACGAATCGGCGAAAAGTATTACGACGAAAATCGAATTTACGAAAACGTCGCGTCGGCGTTTCGAGATTTCGAATTGAAACGAAACGATTATCGCGAATTGAGTATCGTCGGCTACTTTACGTTTCAACGCGCCTGCTTCGACGGCTACGTACTGGCCGATATGATCGCGAACGATCCGCAGTTTAATCGCGTCATGGCCATCAACGAATTCGTAAAGGCGAGTAAGGCGACGCCGCTGGCGGACGTTTACGTTCACTTTACGACGCGCGGCGAGACGGTCTCGTTTCAGAACAAGACGAAAACGAAAACGGTAAAGTGTAGAGCGCGCGCGAAATCCGTAAAGTCGCTAACGTCGTTGGCGTCGTTGGTCGGTAAAGTTTTAAACATTTACGAGTTGAAGAGGGAAAGCGTCGTCGAGAAATATCGCGAGTACGTCGACGATTTCGCCGACGCGTGTTCCTCTCCGCCGCCGCTTTCGTCCGAATCGCCGACGCGTAAAAAGAGCAAAAAGAAAAAAGCTCGAGCGCCGACGGATTTGAGAGAGGCGGCGCCGGAGATTTTCGCGCCGTTCTACTCGAGACGTTGCCTGAATCCGCCGCGTATCGTCGACGACGATCATCCGGTGGAGGAGGACGATTATCAGACGATGCGATTTCCGATAAAAGGAGAACCGTCGCCGACGCGAACGTACGCGTGCGACAATAACGTCGCGAACGGTAACGTCTTTCCGGGATTGATTAAAAACAGTTTACCCAACAAAGACGTATTTCCGTTCATTCCGTGCTGTTACGCCAAAGACCAAAGTCAACGAAAAGGCGGCGCGTATCGCGCGTACTTTTACGACGAGCCGTTCAGGGAGCGGGCGCAAAACGTACAAGAAGTCTACACTACGGCGCACAAGATTCTACCGTACGGAGTGACGGGAATATTACCTCAGAAACTTCGTCGATATTTTCTCAGCGTCGACATGGACGTCGGTTACGAGTTTGTGCGAAAGGGTATAACTAAATCTCCGCGTAGCGCCGTCGAGGCGATTCTTTTCGCGAAAGGACAGCTGGACGGCACGACGCGCGACGAACGGGAACGGAAAGTGGCAGCCGAATGGAGTAGACTATCGACGATCGCCGTCGCCGCCAAACAGGAACTTTACGATCTGAGCGTCGACGAGATCGCCAGATCGCTTCGCGGTTCCGCCGATTGTACGGCGACGAAATTCGTACGCGTATTGGAAATCGCCTTTAACGTCGACATTTTCATTTTTTCCGACGACGCGCGTCTCGTCGTACCGCCGCACGCTCGATGCTATTACAAACTGAAACCCGTCAAAGAAACGATACTGTTGTACGAGAATAACGCGGACGATTCGCCATACCCGCATTGGGAACTGATCGCTAAAATGTCCATCGACGCGCCGCAGCGTCTCATCCGCTCCTTCGTCGCGAACGATCGGATAGTGAAGGATACGTTTTCGGTTTTCAAATCTATAACCAGATCGTTCGTCAACGGTCTACCGGACGACGAACGACTTTTTCCTCGAGGCTTTATCGAGATGGCGACGCGTCAGTACGTCGACGCGTACGGTAAATGTCGGGGATTCGATTTGGTATTCGACGGCGTCGAGTTTAGCGTAATTCTACCGAAACCGACAGTACCGTTCGGTTTAGAGATGATCGAACCGTTTACGCGACTACCGATACGCGTCGCCGTCGCGGACAATCGCGCGTTTCTAACGGCACTACTCGCCGCCGTCGGTAGTCGGACGGAAGAGAGAAGCGCCGAAGCGAACGCCTTGTCGATTACGAATATGGGAATCGTTTATTTCGAAACACCGCTGGACGCGGACATCGCTCCGGATACTCTGAGGCGTATTAGTACTTTTAGTAGTATTAATACGCCGTCGAGTACGACGACGACGACGATCGACGAATTTAACGCGAAGAAACGACTCGCGAAGCTGGTCAGTTCGCTTTCAGTTTGGGCGGCGTCGAAAAACGGCGGAGATTTAAGTTATAACGTCGTACAAGGCGTATGGAACGATAATTTTAAGCGGATGGCGGGCGACGATTTCGTAGCGTATAACGGTACGTTGTACTCTGTCGGATTGACCGGAACGTATTACGTAAACGTACCGTCGTTGGAGGCGTACGAGCGGTTGAGGTATATCGTCGATTCGTACGCTAAATATCACCCGATCAAATTTCGAGAGTACTCGTCCAAGATTACCGTAGATAATCTGTTTAACGAATCTAGCGATTTCGATCGTCGTCGCGACGAGTATCTGATCGAAGGCGACGACGCGATAGAACGTTTCGTCTTGAACGCCGCGAGCGCCGTTAGCGATTTGAAAGCGTGCAAGAGTATCGCGATCAATCGTCTGGACGAACCTCAATTCTTTTCAAACAAGAGAATAGATCGCGGTAAACTCTACCTACTGAAACGCGTAACGTCGACGCTTCACGCCAAATACGCGTTGAGCGTCTGGTTGACGAAAAAGTACAATTCCGATTTACCCGTTCCGCCGGAGGAGACGTTTAGCGGCGAGGACGAAATCGGTTTACGCGTCTACAAGTACGTCTCGGCCGACGACGTTACGCTAATCGTCGAACGGATCGACGAAGGAGTTATCGAAATTTGTAACGTGATCGGATTTAAAGTGGAAGGTGTCGGCCATCTGTTGGTCGCTCTACCCGTCGACGAGATCGCCGGGTGATTCTTCTTCTTCTTTTTCGACGCCGCCGCTACGTCGGATAATGTCGGGTAATCGGTCGACGTAGTATACGATTTTATACGAGAGTTTTTCCGGAATCGCCTTGACCAGATTATCGTAATATACCGTTCTGTCGAACGTACGTATGAGCTCCAATTCGGATTCGTTCAAAGCGTTATCGTCGTTATCCGTCGAAAAGATTTCCCTCGTACGTTCGAAATTTAACGGGCTGACGTCCAGATTCGTGCGTTTAGAAATTTCTTCGATCGATCCGTAAGCCTTTATCAACGCGTACGCTTTAAAGATCGCGACGTGCGGTATGTTCGGATTGAAATCCGTACCGCATAGTATGCACATGTCGAGAAACGACTTTGCGTCCAGATCCAACGCGTCGAGAATATCAACGACGTCGATGCAGGTGAGTACGTTCCGATCTAATTTGGTGATGACGACGGGCGCCAAACAGGCCAAGACGTCCGTGTCGCGCGTAAATACGGCGTCGACGATACCGTCTCGCGCCATTCGAGCGCACGTAAATTCGGCTTCGCCTTTAGCTTGAATGACGGGAATGCCGAAAGCGTTCGCCATATTCTTGATTCTCTCGAAATCGCCATCCTTGACGGAAATTATTTGAGAACGTAATTTCGCGACGTGTTCGGCTACGCGGCGAACGTCGAAACGGTCGGGACATAGACGCGACGCGAATTTACGATTAATGTCCGATAGAGCGGACGAGACGTGACCGCTAGCCTTGTACTCTTCTAAATCTCCTTCCAGTTTAGCTACCCGTTCGTACATGTGCCTCTTACGTTCGGATCTGAGACGACGTTCGCGCATCTTTTCGGGCGGCGATTCACCGTCCATGACGAATATCGGTTTAATCTTTTTCTCGAGTAAAGTTACGATAAACTCTACCATCGAATCGTCCAAAGATCCGCGCGCTAGATACATGCATACGAATAGCGACGTATCTATAGCGATAGTCTTACCGCTAAACTCGTCGCATTGCTTCTGACGGAATATCCACGAACATTTATTCGTCAGTAGTTTGTTGAGATTTTTTATACCCATTACTTAGGTCTTATTTACATTACAACTATTGAACTAATCGTTAAATAATCAAAAATTCTAAATCTTAGATTTCTAAAATCTAAGATTAGAATTTTTTTTATATTTTTTTATATTTTTTTACATTTTTTTTTTCTTCGTTTTTTTACATTTTTTTTCGTTTTTTACATTCTCTTCGTATTTTAATCGTCGTATTTTCTACCCAGAATACCGGAGAAATCGTCGTCGGTGGTCATCTCCACCTCCTCTTCATCTCCCTTCAGGCGTTTCGGTTCGCTTTTCGCCGCCTCGGGACAATCTTCGGGTTCGATAAACAGGCGCCTTTTACGCGTCTGCATCGACGTGATAATCACGTCGTTAACCTTTACCTGAATCGACGGTTTATTTCCGATGAAAATATTATCGATTATCACGTCGCATATGGCGTAACACCTTTTGTCGATGAGCGTCAGAGGATCGATCGTGTTACCGCGCACGTCTTCGAAATTAGTATCGATACTAATTTCATCATTCTTGGTGTACTTGATGTACACTTTCGTGCTGAGTACTGGAGAGGCGCCTTCGACGTATAAACCCTTCTCCATTTTACGATAGAAAATTTCCATCAGTTCGCTCAGAGCGTCCATGCGGTAACACTCCAACTCTTCTTTCGTGCTTTGTTTGCACATGTGTTGTCGACAGCGTTTAGCGATCGCTTCAAACATTTCGACGGTTTTAAGAACCTCCTCGCTGGGCGTCGAATTCGCGTCGAACATGACGATCGGAAAAGAGTAACTTTGAACTTTACTGCCTTCGACGGGGACGTACTTCCCTTCGGCGTTTTTGTACATATCTTTCTTCTCCTGCAAGCCGTACGACATGCAGTTGGGAGTTTTGATCGAGAGTACGTCGCGACGTCCGGCCAGATCGCGGTCCGGAAAGTCTTTCGGATAATCGTAACGAATATATATGCGTTTGAGCGTTATCGGATTCGATTTGTTGTTAAACTTTTTCGGTTTTTCGAATACTACGCGTTCGATGTCGAAGTTTTTGTACGTGAGAGCCATCGTGTAGAGAGTATATTGATTTGTTATATCGCAAAATGTTAATGGAGGATTTGAATTAAATTCAAATAGTAGTGAAATGAAAAAAAAAGGATGACGACCAACAAAGACGACGAAAATACGATACTCATAAAGGAATTGGACATCGATACGATACGTCCGAACGCCGAAACTATGGACACGAATTTGGGCGGATCGAAGATCGTAGTTCTCGGAAAAGCGGGAAGCGGTAAATCCGTGCTCATAAAGTCCTTGCTGTACGCTAAACGCGATATAATTCCGATCGGCGTAGTGGTGTCCGGATCGGAAGATACGAACGCCTTTTACGCCAAACTCTTTCCGAAGATTTTCATCAACGAAAAATTCGATCTGTCGATAATCGCCGATATTCACAAACGGCAAGAGATTTCGAAAAAACATTTATCGAACGCGTGGAACGTCTTTATAATGGACGATTGCATGGACGACGCGAAACCGTTCAACGATCCGCTGATGTTGGGTCTGTTTAAAAATTCGCGTCATTGGAACGTCCTGTCGATATTCGCAAATCAGTACGTGTTTGATTTCAAACCCGTTATACGAACGAACATCGACGGCGTGTTTATCTTCAGAGAGGCTAGCGTTACGAATAGGGATAAGATTTACGCGAATTTCGCCAGTATCATTCCGTCAAAACCGCTATTTTACGCGTTGATGGATCAACTGACGAACGATTTTACGTGCATCTACATCAACAATCAGACGAGTAGTAACGATTGGCGCGATTGCGTATTTTACTACAAGGCGCCGATATTACCCGACTTTCAATTCGGTTGCGAAGATTATTGGGTATACGCCGAGGCGAGATCGATGTACGACGAGAGGAGGACGACGAAAAAATCCTCCTCCTCATAAACTCAACTTGTCGTCGCAAAGGGTTTTGAACGACGGCAGCGTGCAGTCGTAGTAACGTTTCGAGACGGCAAAGAGATTTCGCCGACAGCGTAGACGGATCCGTTCGTAGCGCGAGACGATCGTTCGAGCGCTTAACGACGGCGACGCGCGAATACACCTTTTCAATCTCTTGCATGAGATTACAAAGTTTTTCAGTTCGTCGTAAACTTTCGATCGGATCTTACCGTCCAAGTACGTAGCGTTTCCGACGCGTACGAAAATCTCGTCGTCGTCACCGCCGGCGGCGACGTTTTTCGGTTTCCAGTTGGTCATTTCGACGTATCGTACGTAACGAACGCGCATGTCGATTTTACGAGACACCATAATTTTTCATTCGAAAACGCCGTTCGTATATCGACGCTATCGATATTCATTTTTCTTCTTTCACGCGCGTATGACGGTAAGGCGGGGATCGAAAACGTATTTGCCGACGTTCGACGCGAACAGACCTATCCGATCGGATTCGTCGTAGACGACGTAGACGCACGTCGACTCGGAGACGTCCCGATCGTTATCTGAATTGAAATCGGCAAAGAGTCGATCGCAACGTACGAGTAATTCCTCGATCGAGATCGGATCCGCCGGCGACGTCATCGCCGACGTCATCGCCGACGTCGGATTAGCGGCGTGAGCGGTGAGCGGTTGAGTTTCGATATCGGCGATAATTTCGTATCGCGTAGGCGAATCTTCGTAGCGTCCGGCGGCGTTCAACAGCGCCGATACGTCGCGCAATAGTCGACGAACTCTACGCGCGCGATTCACCATCGCGTCTCGACGATAACGAATTTCCGACAGTTGACGTTTATAATCGTTGAGCGAAATCTCGTTCAACTTGTACTTGATACGCGCCGCGCGATTTTGATGAGGCGCTCGATCTATAACGCGAACGCAATCTCTCAGTACCGTCGTCTCCAAATCGAACATCGCGTCGAAAAGTCGGACGACGCGTTCGTCGTTGCCGACGATCTGAACGTCGATGAGACGCGGGAGTAGGCTGACGTTCGTTCGATACCAGTAGACGTACGCGTCGTGATCTTCGTTATGATAGAAAATATCGTTCGGATCGATAATTCTCAGATCGTTCCAATCGAAAGACGTCTGACAGTAGGCGCAAAACATTTGCGAACATCCGCTCGCCAATTCGGTCGCGACGCCGCACGTCGGGCACGGTTTCGTACGTTCGCGAAGAAATTCGTTATTTTTCTTGGCCGATCGGTCGCATCGATGAAATAGAAATCGGGATACGTACGCCGCGAGAAACGATAGTCGCCGTTCGCAGCGATCGCAATGACGCGCCGCGCACTCTACGCATCGCGTTCGACTACGCGGCGTAAAGAGTAATTCGACGTCGTACATGAGCGCCGCCAACGAGACGGACGCGTTGATGGCGCCTCGACGATCGGTGACGGTGACGACCGCGCCGCCGGCGCATTTCGGATTCTTACAGCGAAACATTTTTCGTTCGCCGCAGTACTTGTTGGACGCGACGCCGACGCCGTCGATTTCGTTCCGTTCGACGAGTAGTCGACGTCGCGGCTCTTCGAACGACGCGTTAAACAGGTCGGCGCCGAGTAGCTTCAATAGTACCTCTTTGCAAAATACTTTTTCGCAATTCCAACAAGTCGGTTCGAGTAAGAGTCTGGTATCGCTCGACAAATGTTTCGCCAAGCAGTCGCGGCAACAACGACTATCGCACGATTTACATTTAGACGACACGTCACTCCCCACACCTCCTTCGGCGGCGTATGAAAGGATTTCTCCGGAGCATACGTCGCACGCGTTGCTAGTAATAATTACGTCCATTTTGACAGAGCGCGTCGACGTTCTTAATATCATCCCCCGCCGCCGCCGCCGCCGCGGATTTATTATCCGTACAGATAATAAATAGAGAAATGAAGATCGCCGCGGTTATTATGGTAAAAAACGAAAGTAAACGAATTCACGTTACCCTAGACTCCCTTAAAGGCGGAAAAGTCGACGGGTTGATCGTATACGATACCGGAAGCGACGATGGTACGCCGCGCTTGATGGAAACTTTATCGCCCGTTCCGATCGACGTCAAATTGGGCGAATTTGTAGATTTCGCGACATCGCTTAACGTCCTACTCGACTACGCCGACGAGATCGCCGAGAAGCGCGGTTACGACGCGTACGTACTGTTGGAAGCGAACGACGAATATCGCGGCGATAGAATCGCCGACGACGCTTTCGACGCGAACGACGGATATTTCGTCAAACGCGTCCTCAAATACGGACCTACGGATACTATGGAATTTTGGAATTTAAAAGTTTTAAAAGCAAAAGTTCCGATGAGATACGTCGGCGCCATACACGAGTACCTCGAATACAAAAAACGGGATGAGGAGGATGAGGAAAAGCATCCGAACGTCATGAACAGGATAGAATCGTTCGTCATTTATCAGGATCGTACGATGGACGACGACAAGACGCTAAAGCGCTGGCACCGAGATCGTAAAATTCTCGAAAAAGAATATCGCGACCGGCCGACCGATACGCGTACCGTCTTTTATCTCGCTCAAACGTACGACTGTTTGGGCGAGAAGAGCTTGGCGTTCGAAAAGTACGCCGAACGGAGTAAAATGGACGGCGGATTCGAGGAGGAACGCTGGCGATCTCTACTCAATTGCGGCAAGATAAAACGCGATACGGGCGACGAAGAGGAAGCGGTCGCCTGGTACATGAAATCTATCGATCATACTTGTCGAGCGGAAGCGCTTTGCGATCTAGCCGATATATATCGTCGACGTAAACGCTACCGACTAGCTTACGCTTTCGCGCGTATGGCTTGCGAGCTGAAATTTCCGCACGAGGCTCTACTCTTCGTCGACACTAAAGTCTACGAATATACTCGTTGGCACATCATGTCGCTGATCGCTTGGTACGTCAGAGATCAGGTAGCCGAAGCGATGGATATCGGCGCGTTCGCGTGCGCCGAAGCTCTGAAGAAAGGTTACAACCCGTCGCTCGATAAATCTAATCTCAAATTTTATCGTACAACTGAGAAGGAGAAGGAACTAAACCTACCGACCGTAATCGACGTCGACAAGATGGAACGTCGAAGAGAGTAAAAAGAGGAAAAAAAATGAATATGATGGTTCTATTTTTCGCGATCGTCGCCATCGCCTCGACCGCTTATTATTTCCTAAGAAATCGCGTACCGCCACCGGCTCCGACGCCGAAACCGCCGTCGTCCAACATTACCGGTAATGATTTAGTAACGTACGACGGCGTTTCGTACACCCGTATTCAAGCGGGTGAGGATATTCGATTTAAAGCGGACTATAGCATAAAATTCGATTTAAATTTGGAAAAGGGTACCGGTACCCTTTTCGGCGTCAACGTACCGAACGTACCGAATCCGGATACGTCGATAGATCCGTTCCTGCTGTTGAGCGTCGAGAATAGCGTTTTACATTTTTACGATTTACCGTCCGTTCATCTCAGTTCCGATTGGCGATTTATTTTCAATCACCGATGGACGAATATCGAAATCGTCTCCAAGACGGTACAAAAAGGTCGACAGATATCGATGATCATCGACGGTCAGACGATCGCGCGTAGTCCCGTCGTCGAACCGCTCATTATACCGGCGGCCGATATAGTCGTCGGCGGTAGACCTAATCGTATATATCGGGACGATCTACAAAATCTACACGGCTGTATACGCAACGTATCGTTCAACGGTCTGGATCCGAAAGATATAACGTTCGAGGGTCGCGGATCGGCGCGCGTTACGCAAACGTGCGAACGGTGAAATATATTATCCGGATGATTTTACAACCTTCTCGTCGTGAGGGTTGTAAAATCTTTTTTTTTCTAAACGCGCGTGTTTTTTTTTTTCAAAACGTCAATCGGTAAATCTCGTCGACGACTCGACGATAATTTCGTCTGATTCTCAACTGCTCTTCGAGGAATCCGCTTTCGCCGACGCCGACTTTGAGCATCTGATCGATCGGATTTATAAACGACGTGAGGTAATAGTCTTTGTCGATTTTAATGTATCGAGATCTGGACTTGAAGTAATCGTAATCTTCCACCCGATCGCCGACTCGAGCCGACGATTTGCCTTTCGCGCCGATTACGCCGTCCCGTTCGATGACGACGTACTCTATCCTCGATCCGCTATCGACGGGCGTACCCCTCTTGCTCATCCGATCGGCTAGACGTACGTGCGCCGGGCAGCTGTTGACGGCCTCTTCGCGATCGCGGCAACTATCCGGAACTTTATAATCGCCGAGACGTTTACCAGTCGCGCCAAACTCGTCGCCTTCCTCGTTCATCGATTTCATATCTTTGATGGATTTCGTGACGACGTAATCTTCCCGATCGACGACGTCGCGATACATGTCGTTGACGAATTCGACGAGCGCGTAGAGGATATCGTCTTTTGGAACTCGATCGAAAATCATCGACGCGACCATCTCGTAACAACGTCGCAGCGCGTTCGAGTTGTCGCGGCGCGCCAATACGACGCCTTTCTTTCCGATCTCTTTATCTAGAACGCCGTCCCGATCGATCTTCTGAAACATGTAACGCTTTTTACTGAGTATAAAGAACCGCTCGTAGATGGCCTGCTCGAATTCCAATTTCATCGGTTTCGGGAAATGGCGCGACGAAATAGAATCGGCCACTCGGACGGCGTAGTCCCATAGCGCGGCGATTTCGGTATTATGATCGCTCGCGTTACTAGTACCGCTCGCGTCGGCGAGGAGATAAACTTCTTTCGGAAATATGACGTAATTAGAATCCGTATCTCCGTAAACTATTCGACCGCCCCACTCGTCGCGAACCGATTCGGCCGCCTTTTCGATCGCCGTTCGCCCGACGTACGTGACGCACATCGCGCCCGGCATAAACGGTAGGTAGCCGAATTTGACGCCCATCGCGCCGTACATCGAATTTGCCGAAATCTTGTACGCCAACTGCTGCTTGTCCAGTACCGTCATCGCCGTCGCGTCGGATCGGACGGTCGGATCTTTCATCGCCGCCTTGATCCTCTTTCTAGAATCCAAAAGATTAGTTATGATCGTCGGAATGACGCCGGCGCGTACTTCTTTCTTGACGAACGCGTACTTGCGCTTGGCGCAAATCGGTTTATCGCTCAGACGACCGGATACGCCGAAACGTTCTTGACGCTCTTTACGAATCGGCGCCTGTATCGCGCGCAGTTTTTCGATTTCGATCTGAACGACGCGTTTAGCGTCGCAGACGCGAACGCCTAAATCGACGTTTTTGGCGTTGATCGCGTCCCGTTTCTTCATCAACTCTTTGATACTCCTCTCGACGTTCTCGATTCGCGTCGTCAGATTATCGCGCGCGATTACTTTTTCGTCGTGAACGCACCCGATATGATCCTCCCATTCGAAGACGTTAATCTCCGACGGCGAGTACGTCGAGACGGAATCGTTCGCGACGATCGTCGAATAGCAAATATTGTACGCGATGATAATCGACGGGTAGAGGGAGGAAAAGTCCAACGGCACGACGCGTTCGTAATATCCGGGAACGGGTTCGATGACGTGCGCGCCGACGTACCGTTCCTCGTCCGCCTCGTGCGGTACGTCTCTAGACGCTCCGCGACAATCGCCTCCGTCGACGACGATATTCTGACGCAAACAATACTTGTAGACTTGCGAGTAGATCTTGAGCTGCTGTCCGGCGGCGTAAAGGGCGAAAACCGAAACGTTACACACTTTGGCCATCTCGCTGAGCGCCACCCAACAGTTTGTCCGACGTACCAACTCTAAACATAAAAGCGAATCTCGAACGCAATACTCGGCGACGACGGCCAGTTTACGCGTTCTGTACGATTCGAAAATATCCTTGTGCGTTACCGGATCCTTACCGACGCCGAGTAGGTTAGAGCAGACGGTTTCCAATTTATAGTTGTCAAACTTGTAGTCCTTTTTCATAATCGGATACATGTCCATGATGATTATACCTTCCCAATCTACGTACCAGTATTGCGTCGTCGAGTTGGGCGACGGCTCCACGATCTTGGCGGGGGTTACGGCGTTGTAGCCGGCGGTACGTAGATTTTCCGTCAAAAGATATCGATCGCATCGTTTCAAAACGTACGATATATCGAAACCGAGTATATTATAACCGACGAGTATTTGCGGCTTTTCCGTCAATAACGTATCGATGAAACCGCGCAATAACAGCTCTTCGTTTTCGAAAACGCGCACGTCCAACTCCTTGTCGTCTAAAACGTCCAAATCCGTTCCGGGTAGGGTTAAAAGGATTTTACGATAAGCGTCGTCGTCGCCGCACTCTCGAACGACGCACGAAATGAGAAATATCGTATCGTCCGGTTTATTGGACGGAAAGGCGCTAACGATTTCGGAATTTACCTCTATATCGAACGCCATCATCTTGGGCGTAAAGACGCGACGAGTGACGGTCGGATCGTCCGGACGCAAGTCCCGCCAACGCACGACGTACTCTTCGTCGCAGTTCGTCTCTCGACACACGTCCGCTACGAGTCGCGTCCTATTGAAACGTATCCAACCTATCGGCGGTACGTCCAACAAAGAGGTGAGCTGTAGAATCGGCGACGCTTGATGCTCGAAACATTTAACGTCCTCCGTCAAGTCGGTTTTATTTCTCAACCGCCACATGAGTTTCGCGATGGCGCTCTTACTCGCGCATCTGACGTAAAAGTAATCGAATTCTTTCGAACCGTCGTAAAGCGATCGTTTCTTCAACTGCTTGTAATCTTTAACGCCCGTACAGTACGCGCCGCCTACTTTCAACTGCCGTTCGACTTCGTAACGCTCTCGGGCGTTTCTAATGAGAACGTAAAAGTACGGCGTAAAATCGTTAACGCGTAAACAGACGGTACGACCGTTTTCGCGTACGCCGTATATTCGGATATACGTCCCGTCGTCGTCGCTCAAGACATCATCGGCGAACCAGTAGTAGGAATAAATCGAGTCCATTATTCTTTATAAATACCGGACGGTGTGAATAACTGGACGTAAAATTCAATTGGTGTTATAAAAATGGCTTGCGCTTTTCAAATCAACGAAAATCCCGATTGGAATTGGATGAAGGGAGAGTCTACGAAGGCGACGATCGGCGGTAAGAATTTGGTGCGCGATTACTTTACGTGCGGTACGTACTTTTTCGACGGTCGTTATAAAATGGTTAAATTTCCGGCGGGTATGAGCCTCTATCACGGCTCGAAAGCGTTGGCGGACGCCAACGTAGCGTTTCCGGCCGGCGTCGCTTTTTACGATCAGAACGACCGTTCGTTTACGAGATTCGGGAAAAAGATGGCGCAGATCGTAGCGTCGAGCGACGAAAGCGTCGAAAAGATTCTCGCCGATTTCATGACTTTATCGCCCGGCTGGTTCGCCGATTTGAGGACGGCCAAACTCTACTCTAGAGTTACCGGTTGTAATAAGAACGTACGTTCGGCCGAACGGACGGATACCGATTGCGTTATGGCGTACAAGTTGAAACGGGACGCGACGTTTATGCTCATCGACGATCCGTACAACATTTGGAAAATGTTGAACGACGATTCGTTGAGTTTAAAATTCAGAAACGCCGTACGTCAAATGTTCAGCTTGGACGTACGGGCGGCGACGAAAGATATCGTCGCGATTCCGCAAAGTTACAATACGTTCAATATGCCGAATACGAAACGCTACTCGGCCCGCTCTTACGAATTACCGTTCGCGAAAGATTTCTGCGAGTTGGCCAAGACGCTCGGCATCGCCGGATACGCCGCCGATTTCGCGTCGAATCGGACGACCGGTAAATCGTACTTTCACCTAGAGTTTATGTTTTGCGACGCGTTCGAATATTTGGAGAGGGATTTGAGTAACGCGAACGATATTAATCGACTGAGGATGGACGACGACGTATTCGAATATTTCTTTCCGGAAACGCGTACGTTTTTCCGTCAGTTGAAACTGTACAAGACTACGGATTACGGTTATCACGCGGGTAATCTGTTCGAACATACGATCTGGTGCGAACTGATCGCCGAAACGCTAACGAAGGACGACAAGTTGTACCTGCCGCGTAATTCTACGCGTCAGTTTATCTCGGCCGTCGCTCTCGTTCACGATATCGGTAAAATGACGCCGGCATCTACTAATCGACGCTCTACCGATTTCATCTATTTCGAACTACCCACTCATCCGGCGGTCGGCGCCGAATTTGTGACCGGACGGCGTAAACTGGCCGTCGTCGATCCGAACGACGTGACGGTTTACGTGGGCGATTTAGACGTCGACGCGTTAATCAAAGAACTGCAATTCGAAGAGACGACCGTCGAACGGGACGCTTTAATACCGCTGATCGTCGAATATCACATGGAATTCGTCAAATTCGTAAATAATTTAGCCGATAAATCGATGAGTTTAGACGTCGCCGCCGACGCTTACGTCAAATTGGTGAGCGATACGCGCGGCCTCGTCAACGTCCGCGCGCCGTTACCGTTCCTCTACTATTACGCGCTGGTAATCGTGAGCGTCGCCGACGTACTAGCGACTCAACCGTTCAGGTCGGCGACGGCTGGCGTCGAACAGTACGCGGCGAAATCCGAATTTTACGATTTCGTCTATAACGTACCGAAAAACTATAAAGGTTCAGATATCGGAACGCGAAACGCGCAGGAAATTAAAGAACTGAAGGAACGAGTATTGGCCGACTGCTGGACGCTAACTACCGATCACGACGGTTTCAAGAGAACTACGTAATTATATAAAATATGGCTTGCGCTTTTCAAATGAAAGAAAGTCCCGATTGGAATTTCGCGTCGGGAGAGGAGACGCGCGCTAATATCGGAGGCGTACAATTAATCAGAGATTACTTTACTTGCGGTACGTACTTTTTCGACGGTCGATACAAAATGGTTAAATTTCCGGCGGGTATGATCCTCTATCACGGTTCGAAAGCGTTGGCCGAAGCTCGCGTCAGCTTCCCCGTCGGCGTTTCGTTTTACGATCGGAACAACGATATCGGCGCCGGATTCGGACCGCGTCTAGCGGAAATCGTAGCGGCTAGCGACGATAGCGTCGAAAAGATTCTCGCCGAATATTTTAAAATTTCGCCGGCGTGGTTCGCCGATTTGAAGACGGCTAAACTCTACTCTAAAATGAGCGGCTGCAACGCGATGACGGGTCAGACGGACGCCGATTTCGAGAGTTGCGTTATGGCGTACAAGTTGAAACGGGACGCGACGTTTATGCTCATCGACGATCCGTACAACATTTGGAAAATGCTCAACGACGATTCTCTACCGACGCCGTTGAAGATTTCGTTGCGCGAAATGTTTCTCATCGATCAGCGTAACGCGCCGCGCGGCGTTACCGTCCGCGCTAAAAACTACGGCGATTTGTCGATATCGGAACTGCGGAGATTTTCCGTTCAACACGTCGATTCCTCGTTCGCCGACAAGTTTTGTAAACTAGCGTCCGAATTGAAAATCGCCGGGTACGCCGCCGACTTTCCCATTACCGACGCGGGCGAAAAATATTTCCATCTAGAGTTTATGTTTTGCGACGCGTTCGATTACCTCGAGAGGGATACGAGCAACGTCAACGACGCTAATCGCGTCCGTTTCGATCAACAACTATTCGATTTATTCTTTCCGGAAACGCGAGAGTTTCTCCGTCAGATGCGCCTCTACAAATCGACGAATTTTACTTTTCACGCCGGTAATCTTTTCGAACATTCTATATGGTGCGAGTTGTACGCCGAATCGTTGATGAACGGCGACGACACGTACGCGCCGACGGAAGAGACGAAGCGATTCGTCGCGGCGTGCGCTCTCATTCACGATATCGGTAAAATGTCGCCGTCAGAGACGCGCGCTCGACGTAAAGATTTTATATACTTTTCGGTTCCGCCGCATCCGATGATCGGTAAACGCTACGTAACCGGTCAAGAGGAATTACCCGTCGTCGACGAGAATAACGTATCGACGCGTTTACGCGCTCTGAACGTTCGCGAAATGTTGAACGAACTGTTGCCGAACGTAAGCGCGGATCGGATAACGCTAATCGGTCTCGTCGTCGAGTATCATTGGGAACTCGAAAATTTCATTCGTAACGTAAAGTCGAAAACGATGTCCGTATCGCAAGCGGCCGACGCGTACGTTAAACTCGTCAGCGACGTATCGGACGAGGAAGTCGGAGAATTACCGTTCCTCTACTATTACGCGCTGATAGTCGTGAGCGTCGCCGACGTACTAGCGACTCAACCGTTCGAACAGGACGAAGAGGACGGCGATTTTCCGACGAAATCCGAATTGTTCGATTTCGTCTATAACGTACCGAAAAACTACAAGGGCGGAAACGTAGCCGAAGAAAGCGCCGAACTACTCGGCGAAATGAGACGGGAAGTTCTCGCGAGATGTTGGCGCGACACTTTTGATCACGAAGGGTTTACGGGACGCGGTCCGCGATAAGAGAGGTTTAATAATTTTCAAAACGCGAAAGAGAGGCGTTTTGAAAATAACAAGTAGTTACTGTTGTTCTTCATCATCATCATCATCATTACGAGTACTCGGCGGCGGCGCGCGCGACAGTTTCAAGACGATAACGTCGGCGAGCATATCCAGCAATCTTTCGGATCGGGAACGGTTAGCGTCCAACCGATCGGCCGACACAGCCGACAAGTTTCTCGATACGAACGGAAAGTAGCGGGATCTCGGGGGCATTTTGACGTCGACGCGAAACTTGTCGGACGCGAACGCCAAATCTATAGCGTTCGCGAGTACGTTGACGGCGACAAATTCCCGTTGCGTTAACGGACTCAATTCTTTTATAACGCTATCGGCTAAAGCGTTGATCGTATACTCGTCGATCAACGAGGCGCGTACGTCGACGAACGTCCAAGCCGAACGAGCGATCCGATCGACGAGTTTAGCGTCACCGGAATTGCCGAAAACGATACGTTTCAGAAAATCCCGAGCGCTAGCCGAATCGGTATTCGCTAAACGTCGGAATACGCACCACAGAGCGGCGCACGCGACTAACCGTCTCAGGGACGGACTTAAAAGTCCCCGCCACGTTACTTCGTTAAACATCAACTGCTCGCAGTAGAGTAAAGTTTTTACGCACGTAATCGACGCGTCCTCGTCCTCTTCGTCGAATCGGTAAGACGATAATTCCCGCAAATAATTAGATACAACGTTTTCCATTTTTTTTCAATTAATACGTCTAGCGTTTTCAATTTCCGCGGCCAAATCCAGTATAGTCTTCTTTTTCGGGATACCCTCATCGGCGATCGGCGTACGTTTTTTATTATTCGACGGTCGGATGGGACATACTCCGCCGACGCATTCCTCCTGCTCCTCCTCTAGGCGGTGCTCATCGGGGGTAGTAGTTTGAGGCGTCTTTCTAGAAACGGCGACGACGGCGTCTATCCATTCGATAATAGCATCGCTACCTTCTAAAATCTGTTCTCTCGGAGCGGGAGAATTATAATATCTAACGTACAACGTCGGTACTTTGGTAATTTTTTTACTCAATCGCGAAGCCGTCTCTTCGTTGTCGACGCTCAGAAACGCCAATCCCGTTAGACGCGGTACGTCGACGTCCGAGTTACTCAGGTATTCCATTACGTCTCTAGAATGTTTAGATCGCTGAGAGTATATCAAGATGCAAGCGGCTCTGTCCATTTTTTTTTATTGTAAAGTTTTAAACGGCCATGGACGGTTTCCAGACGTGTATCATCTGTTCGGGAAATTCAAACAGATTATCCGTAACGGTTACGCATAGGCGTTTACCTTCCAGTTGATAATCCATATCGTAGTTTCGTACTTGAGAAAGGTGAAGGTGACCGGTAACGATTAATCTGCTAGGATTTAAAACGTTTTTACCGCTTTCGAGCGCGATGTAATTGAAGCGAGTATCGCATCCGAGAATACCGAAATGAAAATCGGCCGGTTCCGCAGTTCTAAACGGACTTTGAAATATCCAACTGTCCATCGTGTACCACGCCAAACTTTCGTCGTCCAGTTTACCGTCCCGACGTATATTCCATTTCGATAACGCTAAACACCTATCTCTCATGTAGTTTTCGTCGATATCCGGATTACATTCGGGTCGGATTAGTTTGAGCGAATCGGTAAATATTATATCGGCGTTGGCGATTATACAAGTCCAATCGCACCATTTCTCGTTAGCGATATCTATCAGATCTTGAAACGTAGCGCGCTTTTCGATTTCCGTATAGACGATTTTACGATCGACCAGTTCGGCAAAGTCGGTATGTTGACCGCAACTACCGCTCTCGATATTCGGTTTAACGGCCCCGTCCTCTCGCGATAAAACGATTTCGATTTTGTCGATATACGCGTTGACGACGTTAGATTTGATCGAACTGAGCAGTTCGATCTTTCGGCTCGGATTTTTATCCTCGTAATATTCTAGTAGTAAGACGATCATTTTTTTTCTAAGGTAGAAATATTTTTTCAGCCAAAATTTACCGACTGAAGTAAGAGTAAACGACGCAAATTAAAATTATAACGCATACGACGCAAAGCGAACGCCGAGAATTATCGACTAAAGCTTCGATTTTTCTATGTTCTTCCAAAGCGGCGTTAATAAACTTTTCGGGAACGCGTAGCGGAACAACCGCTCGACGACGGAAATAACGATCATCGATTAGGTCTTGAACCAGATTCATTTTTCTTTCTCGAACTGACACCCTTAAAACCGTATAAAATTATATAGTCCGAAAGGATATATAATTTTTTTTTGGTTTTTTGTTTTTTTTTTGTTTTTTTTGTTTTTTTTAAGAGACCAAACTACGAAACATATATACAAACATGCAAAAAACATATATACAAACATGCAAAAAACATAGCGATTAAAAAGTTATTTAAACAAATTTAAAGTTTTAATAGTCGCTTCGTCCGCTCTGCGTTGCAAATCTTCAAAAGTCGCCGTAAATTCATCTATTGAATCGGCAAACTCTTTCATGCTCGCCCGATGTTCTTCTAGAGCCTTGTACTTTGATAATCCGGTGAAAGAATTGATAACATCTTCCGCCATCGCTTGTTTTTCTCTGTAGCGATTCACGTAACCTTCCAATACTAGTTTATATTCCCTCAGATCGTCCATAATGTCAGTCAGAGTCATCGAAGCGTTAGTGACGCAATAAACGCAATGATTACATTCGGGTTTACTCAATGCTTTGATACATTCATCGCATCTACTGACGTGTTCGCGACAAATCCAACACGTTTCTTTATCCAGAGGATCCAAAGCCGATTGAGTAGTACATACTACGTGTTGAATTAAAAGATCACACACGTGACAATCGGGCATTTCGTAGTCCAGTTGATTTATGGTGAAAAAAGGGTGAAATCTATGACGATCGCAACCTTTCAATTGCCAATCGGTCCTATCGCAATTATAGTGAAAATGTTTAGAATCGTTGACCGACAAATCGTTCTTGATGATTTTTTGCTGCTCAATGTTAAACTTAATCTTTTCTTCCCCGTACATTTCCCTCATAGCGATATCGAATTCGGTTTTGCCGATTAACGTTTGCCCTTCTTGACGGGGATCTAGAAACATTTCCTGATCGTCGTCGGAATGATAAGAATAGTCCATAGCGTGAAAGTTATAAAGTTACTATGTACAGGTTAGATTAAATTCAATTTTTTTTTAATAATCTCTAAAGCGTTGCGGAGTTATTCTATCCACGTACATGTCTATGGTTTCGTTCGGATGAGTATTGTAACATCTTTTAACTCCGACGTCTGAGTAAACTTCTCCGTCAAATTTTACCAATTCGCATTTATCTTTTCGCTTACAATCGGTCAGATTTTTCTTCAAAGTATCAAAATCGTGAACGTACGGACAATCCTCGTTATCGCAACTTTGCGTAAAAGACTTTGAGCATAATATTCTTCTTCTTCTATCGAATTTACTTCTGGCGGAAGAGCGATCGGACGGAGATTTCACGACGATTATTCCTCCTCTGTTTGATGATTGGCGTACGGCGTAATCAGCCGCCGCTTCTTCTTTACGAGGAGTTTTACGGGAGGGCTCATCGGCTACATCGCCGCCGCTTTTGTTAACCGCGCTTTTGGACGTCGAGCGCTTCTTGTGGAGGTTTTCTCGCGAAGCCGATGGAGTCGAGAAAGAAGTCTTCTTTTCCTCAGACCTTCTCTCTTCTTTTAAAAGATTATTTTTTGTTTTTCGTCGAGTTTGTACTTGCCACTTTTCCTCTTTCGCGTCAAATCTGGCGGCGAACGTCCCGTAATCTTCGCCCGAATCCCTAGCGGCGAATCCGTCGCGTTCGTGACGAGAAGGTGGCGCTAACAATTTATTAGTTACCATTTCCTCTTCATCTCTGTAAAGCGACTTTGGCGGCGCCGGTAATTTCATATCGGCCATAACTCCTTTTCTGTTTTCGAATAGTTTAGGAGGAGCTTTCAAAGGCTCCGCCGCTCTTTCAGAGTGTTGCCGCGCTTTAGGAGGAGCTTTCAAAGGCTCCGCCGCTCTTTCAGGCTCCGCTCTTATACGGTTATCAGCCCACTTTTTACCACCGCCAGATGTTCTTTTTCTTTTCGACGGAGATTTCTTAGAATCCCGTCCACCGTCTCGATAAGTATCTCTTTGAAAGCCTCGTTGATAATCGCGCGAATTATCATTTTTCATTTGACGAATATTAATATCCGAATAACCTTTGTAACCGACGTTAACGTCAAATACCCGTTCTTTAGAATAACGGGTAGGTAGGCGATCGGGTACAACCACTACCGACTTGACAGGCGGCGTCTTTTTCGGTACCGTCCACGGCGCTTTAAATTCTCCGTTGTTAGGCTCTTCGGTGACGACCGGCGCGTCTTCTCGCACCCAACACAATTTTCCTTTCAGTTTATCGCCGCACTCGTTGAGAGATTTTTCGTACTTTTTGTTCAAAGATTCGATTTTCATTTTATGCTTTTCCTCGGCGGTAGGCGATTGAGGACGATTTTTCGATCTACGAACGGAATGATTACCGTTACCGAATTCCAAATCGTCAAACAATTCCACCACATAGTCCGCCTTGTCATCTTTACTTACGGGCGATTCGGTTAAAGCGTCCTCATCGGGAACGCCGTAGGAATCGTCGTCGCTGGAATCGTCGCTGGAATCGTCGGCGCTTTGCTCGGCGCGTAATCGGTCTTCTTCTTCCATCTGTTCGGCCCAACTTAATTTCGGAGCCGAACTTTCTTCGAATTGATAATCGATCACCTCGCAATCGTTAAAAGCGTCTTCGTATCTGCGCATGTTGATAGTTTGAATAAGTTTATTACAAGACTCTTATAGATACCTTAACCGAATTTCAATTTTTTTCCTTCTTTTAAAATTATATAGTCCGTGAGGATATATAATTTTTTTTTTGTTTTTTTTTAATTCAACTCAACAACGCAAACGGTTAGTACAACAAGTTTTTAAATACAACAAGTTTTTAAATACAACAAGTTTAAGAGATAAATATTTTAACAGTCTTCTTCATCGTCGTCCGAGTAATAATCGTGTGATCTTTTCTCTCCGCGTTCTTCGTCCGAATCGGCGGAAATGTCCGAATCTGTACCGTCGTCGCAATTCGTATACTCGTCAGAGTCTTCTTCTTCGTCATCTTCATAATCTTCTTCGTCAGATTCTCTCGGATGTCCTTCGCTAACGCATTCTTCGTCAGAGTCTTCGTCTTCGGAATCGTCCCAATTCATAAAATCGCCAACGTCGGATCCGATGTTCAAGAATTCTTCTTCGCCACCGCTCAATATAAATTCTCTAAATCTACTCAAGAACGCGCCGCGCATAATTTTCACCATCGTGTAAGTGATATCTTCAACGTCAGTTCTGAGAAGTGTATCGATTTCTACGCTCTCGAGAAATTCGTAAGCTATCTGAATCTTTTCGAATCCCAATTCGTCATCCTTTTCGGCAATTATTAAACACAACGGATTGTTGGTAGGAAAATGTTTTTCGGTAAGATAATTTTTATCCGAATTCGTAAATAGAAATCTTTCGTTGATAGAGTCTTTGTACACGATGGAAATGATATCGTAAAATCTGGTAGTTACTCTAACGGGTAACTTTTTTCTGTACGCGAGTTCGTTAGCGTAATCCAGAGTAGCTTTGAATGAAATCGCTCCGGACATAATATCGTTAACGTTCAACATGTCGGCTAATTCGCTAAGCCACCAAAAGTAATTCCTCACGTGCGAATCTCTGGGTAAGTGATAAAAATCCCCTCTAGCGCAAGCCCCGCAATAATTATCGTTAGCTTTTCTGTTACACTTTTCGCCGTTTTCAAACCACTTAAAATTCGTAATGTTCGGATCCGAGTAAACGGTCTTCAATTGTTTAACGAAACAATTAATGTGAGTCATGAGACTGGTCAAATAGCGACGCCTAGCCTCCGCATCATTGTCGTACTCACGCTTCTTTTTGATCCAGAAACTCATTTTGAAATAGAAGTAAGAATTTTTATCCCAGACTCGTAGGTTAATCGAATTGTTTAGCGATAATATTTCCTTATACGGAAGATGTCAAATTCAATTTTTATCCTATACTTGAAGGTTAAAATTATATAATCCTGTTAGGATATATAATTTTTTTTTTTAATTTTAATTTTCAAACCAAACACAAGTTACACAATTTGTAAAAAGAGTTTTTTTTTAAAGTTTTATTCTTCATCGCTGCTAATTTCGATCACTTCCTCCTCGTCGCTGATTTCGATCACTTCCTCCTCGTCGCTGAAAAAGTTGTCATCGCTAATCATTTCCTCTTCATCGGTGTCGCTAATCATTCCCTCTTCGCTCGAATCTTCTTCCTCTTCTTCCTCCTCTCGAGCCGCTGCCAGTCTTTTAGCGAACGGGTTGGACATCGTCGTCGCCACCACATCATTCACGCGTTGCAAATCAACTTCTAGAATATTTTCTTTTTCGATACTTTCCAAATATTCATAAGTACCGATAATCTTTTCGAAATCTCCGTTCGTTCGAATCAACGATTGTCCCACGTCGTATCGGCTGATCCTGAAAAGAAATCTGGTCCAAAAGTTAAAGTAAACGATCGCGATTACTCCTTTAAAGTCGATACTAATACCGACCGGTAGTTTCAGATCGGCTGAGGAGTGATTGGCGATGACGATTTTCCTGTTGAGGTGACAAATATTGTCGACGTCTACGAAGAGTTGATAAATTTGATCGAGCCACGATTTGTAATTACTGAGATTAACGTTTGCCGTTTCCGCGTAAGCGCAAAATGCGCAAAATTCTCCTCGACTTTTCGATTCGCATATACAATCTTTTACGAAAGGAGCGAAATTAATGATATTAGGATTTAAGTAAGTACTTTTAATCTGTTTAAGGAAACACATTACGTGAGTAGAAATATCGTTCGACATGATTTATAGTTAAATATATGAAAGATTATGATAAATGTTATTATTAATATTCCGGTGTACGGAAGATGCCAAATTCAATTTTTTTTATCGTAGGCGTCTAGAGATTCGGCTACGCTTTTTACGTAATCGGCATCCTTTCTTAACGCGACGCATCTCTTGGCGGCGTAAACGCACAAAGCCAACATCCGACCGCGATTAATTTTTCCATCAGTTCCTTTAAGTTTTTCGATGAGATCGTCCATATCGACGTCGTCTTCGGTCGTCACCAAATCGGTCAAGTCTCGAACGATTCCGTCGACCACTTCCACGATTCTACCCGTTTTTTTTCCATCCTCAAAGTGTTTAATCATTTCGAGAAAAAGAGAGGCGCTCGGAATTTTCGTCTCCTCCTCGATGTTCATATTTTCGACCTCAGAATCGCTAGTCGTTTCGGTATCCGAGTCTGTATCGGTACTACCGATAATCGCGGTTTTGAACCAAGTTATAATATTCATTATCGCTGTAGAGATATAATCGGTCAACATAATTTTATAAGATACAATTCAATTATTTAAAACGTCAAAATATATAGTCCGTTAAGGATATATATTTTTTTGTTTTTTTTTTTTAATATCGAAACTCAACACACAACACAATTTTAAGAAATAAATATTGTCCAAAACACAATTTTAAGAAATATTTTATTCATCGTCTGAACTCCAAGATGTACTCCATCCACCTGGGCTGCGATCTTCCACCTCGTCAGTGTCGGTATTAATTCCGCTCGATTCCTCTTCCGTGTAAATTTCATCGCTCGCTTCGGTAGAAGTAGATTCGTTATCGTCGTTATCCGTCGTCTCGTAGTAATCGCTCTCGTCCTCTTCCGTCCACGCGTCGCTTTCAGTTTCCACGAAAGAATCGTTAACGTCGTAGTGATTATCGTCTCCCTCGTGACTTCTCGTATCGGCATCGGGATCTTCGTCATCAGTATCCTCCTCCTCCTCGGATTTCGAGCGCTTCTTAGGCGGTGAAATAATTTCGCAATCAGACTCCTCATCGGAAGAAATTTCTACGTAAGAGATTCCACCGCCTCGTTTTTCGGTTATATCCTCCATCAGATTTTTAAACGCGACAAACAGTACGTCAGACAAATCGTCGCCGTTCATTTTAAAATCGACGTCTCCGCGCAATTCCGTAATCCAACTAGCTTGCTCTACGGCTCGTTCGTAAAGATAATCGTCGTTTAAACAAACTTTTGAAGTAGAACGATGTTCTCGTTTTTTAGTTTCGGCTTTTACTCTAGATTTAAGATTGATAACGGCACCCGCCGCGGCTCTAGCGATTTTATAAATATCGCGATTGTTAAATTTGGAGTTGGACATTTTCTTTTATCGGGTATAATATTACGTTTATGAATTGAATAATTATTTTCCCGTATACGGAAGATGCGGAAATTCAATTTTTTTCCAGGACTTTTTTCCCGTATATATATATGCTGAAATTCAATTTTTTTCCGTTATGAATTAATCTTTTCCCGTATACGCAAGATGCGGAAATTCAATTTTTTTCTAGGACTTTTTTCCTTAGATGCGGTAATTGTTGTTCTAGGATATGAATAATTTTTTTCCCGTATACGGAAGATGCGGAAATTCAATTTTTTTGCAGGACTTTAGGATTAGGTTAAAAGTCTTTCTTCCCCCTTTAAATGAAAATGGCCTGCTCCAAAATTTCTTCTTACATCTGGGATTGGAAATCCGGAAAAAAACACGTCGAATCGCTCAACGGTATGAACATCCCGTTCAATTATTTCACGTGCGGTACGTACTTTTTCGACGGCGCTTTTCGCGTCGTCAAATTCGAAGAGGGCGTCTACCTCTTTCACGGCAGTTCTAATTTATCGAAATCCGGCGACGAATTTCCCATCGGGATGGCGTCGTACAAACCGTACGACGCGACGGATAAAAACGCCGTACCGGTCGCCGACAACGTACGCGTAGAAGTTATGAAATCGACAGATGACGTTTCCTACCTCATGACGCGAGCGCTCGTAAATCGAAAACGTCATCAACGCGATCGTTTGGGTCTACAACAACGTCCCGGTAGTAACGACGATCTCCCGTACACGCAATCGTGGTTCGCCGATCCGTCCGTCGCGAAACTGTATTCGGCGAAAGGCGGCGGCGATCATTACATCGCCGCCTACTCGACGCGCGTACCGACGACGTTCTTCATTCTCGACGATTCGTACAACTTGTGGAAATTATTAAACGACGAAACGGTTCCGGAATCGACGCGCGCCGACATAAAGAGAATGTTTTCGTTGGCGCCGAACGGTACCGTCGACGTCTCGACGTACGGTTGGGATACGATTCATATCATGCACAAAAAGCGCCGTTCAGAGTATCGCCACGATAAAGCGTTCGCTCAATGGTTCGCCGACCTCGCTCGCCGCGAAGGCTACGCCGGCTACGCCGCCAACGTTCAGATCGATAGCGACTCTAAATTGCCGATTTTTCATCTCGAATTTATGATCGTCGACGCGCCGCGATACCTTAAACGTCGCGTAGATAATCCGCTCGATTGGTTCTACATCAAACGCGATCGCTCCGTCGATATCGTCGAACGTTTCCTCGAACAGATAAAACTCTACAAGACTTCGAACGTCGACTTTCACGCCGGCGATCTGTACGAACATTCCGTCTGGTCGGTCCTCTACGCCGAAAAACTGATGCGCCTCCTCGGTCCGGAATTGAACAAGCAGGAAGGTTATAAACGGTTCGTCGCTACAGCCGCCTTCCTTCACGATATCGGTAAAATGTGTCCGGAAAAATCGGAAGCTTCCCGTCCCGACGGATTCGTCTACTACTCGATACCGACGCATCCGAAAATCGGCGGCGATTACATTCGCGGCGAACGAGACTTGCCGGTCGTCGATCCGAAAACGATGAAAATAACGGGAATCTTCGACGTCAAAGCGCTTCTGGACGCGCTGGGCGTTAGCGACGGCGCCGTCGAATGGCTGGCTCGAATCGTAGATCTACACTGGCTGCTCGGGACGTACGTGTCGGAAGGGAAGACGGGTCCGAGCGATCGCGACGCGTACATCGATCAGTTGAGTTTTCGCGAAGCGGACGGTTCTCGTTTGAATCCGTACATTTACTATTACGCCGTCATTACCGTTTCCAGAGCGGACGTGATGGCGTCGCAATCGTTCGGCGGTCGGATGAAACAATCTCAATACTTGCCGTTCCTGTCGAACGTTCCGAAGCGATATCGCGGCGGTAACGTCGCCGTCAAAAGCGAAATCGTGAGACAGAATTTCTGCAGAGACGTATTCGAAGAGTTGAAGAGACGGCATCGCGTCGCCGAGGCGTTGGCGAACGCCGTCGACGATTCTTCTTCGGACGAGGATGAGGAGATTAAACACTATTTGAAGATGGACGTCGACGAAATAAAATTATAATCTTAAGCGGTTAATTATCGGATTAAAAAAAATGGACGAACTTAACGCTCGTATCGAAAAGATGAACATCGAGGAGGAGGAGGAGGAGAAGTTTATACGTCGAGAGACGTACGACGTGACGGCGAATAACGTCGCCGGCGAATGGCATAAACTTCAATCGGATTTTCATCGACTTCGTTCGCGATATTATAAACTGAAAAAAAGAACTGCCGATCTGGCGGCGTACGGCGGACTCATCGACGCGGCGATTACGCGCGATATCCAATCTCGCGTCAGAGATATAGCGAGAAATCCTCATTCGAAAATTTACTTTCGTTGCGAAAAGAAGCGCTGTATCGGTTTCGTAGCCGAAAGCGATCTCAAGTGCGAATCGTGCGGTACCGTCTACTGCGGCGATTGTCATCAGTACGATCATTCTTTAGACGCGTTGTCATCGGCGGAAGAGTGTAAACGATATAAGCTCTACACGGACTCGTTCAAAGGCGACGGATTTCTAAAGTAGTCGTTTTTCTCGGCGTACGCTACGAGTTGCAAGTACGCGTCGCAAACGTCATCCTTCTTTTTTAGACCGTCCACTAGACGCCATTCGTCGGGCGTACTGAGAGCTCGAGCCGTTTCTACGGCCCATTTCTTACGTCGGGCGTACGATATATTTTTCTCCGGCGCGGCTACGTCTCGTCGGTCGATATATTTCAATTTGGACGGAACGATCAGGACGGTCGGTACTCGCGCGACGCATTTGAACCACGTCCAAATGTGCTGCATTAGACGTTGAGCGCGGACGTTCGGTTTGACTTGTTGTTCGATCAGAACGACGTCGGGTTGATGAGAAAGTAGTCGTTCGAGAATTTCCGACGTGAGGACGTCGCACGATTCGCATACGGTCGGATGTCGCGAGCCGACGACGTCTCTGAGAACCCATTCTAGAACGTCTATAACTCGGTCGCGAACGTCGCCTAGACAGTAGGCGAGATTACGTTCGCCGATGTCGAAACTGATTATTCTAACCATTTTTTTTTCTTCCGCTTCTCTTCTAACGTATACGATATAAATTTCTTTCGCGGTGTAATCGCGAAAGAAATTTTCAAGTTATACGCGTCTCAATAGTAATCGTGACGGTAGAGCCATTTATAAAATCGATCTTTATCGACGACGAACGAACGATCTTTAACGACGCCTTCTTTACCGTCGCGTTTACCGATATCGTCGATGACTTCTAGCGGGATATGAACGTCGACGTTCGTGCGCAATTTGAAACAAACCGAGCACGTAAGATCGTCTAGACGTTTTTTTTTAATCGGTCTTTCCGGAGGCGGAGGCGGCGTACTCGGCGGCGGCGTAACGTTACGACCATTATTAATAATAACGTCTTCGTCTACTGCTACTAAATCGCATGCTAGAGGCGGTTCCGGAGGCGGTGTCGGCGGTGACGATAGTATATACTGTTCTTTCCGTCCGCCCTTTTTAACTCTATAGCGGTGGCCGCACGGCGAATGTTCGGCGAATACTTTTCCGAGACGATATTTCGTATGAATCGCGTCGTCCAATTCCATCAATTCTTCCAACGAATACGGTCTGTCCATTTTCTTTCTTTATTTTCATGAGATAAATATTATTTTACTAAACTCTCTCTACGTCTTTCTTCAGATCCTCCTCCTCGTCGTCGTCCACGTAGTTCTTTTTTCGTCGGAGGTAGTCGTCGTAAAGGGCGTCGATGAAATCGGACGTCGTCAACGCGTTAGTATTGCGAGATATTAATCTCAAAATAAATACGCCGTCGGATTTCAAGTAGTCGTCGACGAACGACGTCAATGCGGCGTTCGTCGTCGACGCCTTCAGTCCGCCGATAAACGTCGAGTAGCGCTTTACGAAATTCCGTTTGTTACGTCTGAGAATCATAAAGTAGACGAGATTGATGAGCGATAAGCTCATGATGACGATCAGGATAATCAGCCAAAACCAAATTACTAGATAGATTTTTTCGTTAAATAAATTTACCGGTAGTACGCATTGAACGGTATAGCGTTGATTATTTCCCAGACGACGTACGTCCAAATCGCACATGGCGATGCGCGGAAAACGATCGAACGTCAGATCGACGTCGCCGTAGAGCGTTTCTCTCAAAACGTCCGCGCCGTACGTGTGAAAGTTGTGGCCGAGAAAATAGTTGAGGACGAAAATCTGCAAAAAAATGCAGGCGATAAAGACGATTTTAAAGACGACGTACAGTCGCGAAAGGTTATCGCGAATCGCGTCCGACAACGAACAGCGACTCCTCGGCGCGTTTCTAACGTCCAGATAGCGCGTCATGTGGTGCGTCATGTATGCGATAATTTCTTTCCGACGTCCGGCGTTTTCGCTTCGTATAAAACTCTCGCCGCACTGTATTACGCTGTTAATGTCTATACCGGCTTTCGAGTTGAACATCCGCCACAGTATTATCGGCGCGTAGCACATGAGCGCCTGTAGTACGAGTAGCATCGGTACCCATTGATAGTATTTGATTATCCGTTTTTCGTGATGTTGTTCCGGCTTCGGTACGCGTTCTTCCAATCCCAAATAATAACTATTACCGATCCAACAGTAGTGGTTCGTGTAGCGTTCGTGACTGCCGGTAAAATGAGCCGGAACCCAACATTGAATCGGTTCGCCGACGTACTGTTTCGTCGATACGATAACGGCGAAGAGTACGAACATGCCGACCGAGTACTTGTACCCGAGTCGATCGGAAAACTCGTCATCGTGACGCGACTTTATAGCCGGTACGCTGCCGATAACTCCTACGATTTTATCCATATTTGAATAATTCGTTTAGTTTTTATAACGCGAGATTCCCCGATTTCAAATAGTACTTTTTGATTTAAGCGATTCCCGACTAATCGGAAATACTCGTATACGACTAACGATATGACTTCTCAAATATCGAAAATCACTTTCGGAATTATGAGCGACGAGGATATCGTCGCTCAATCCGTCTGCGTTATCGATCGTCCGAACTTGTCGGAAGAGTTTGGTACCGTTTACGACCCGCGTATGGGTTGCGCCACGAGCGATTCCATTTGCGCTACGTGCAACGAAGGCGTTTGGAAATGTCCGGGACATTTCGGACACATCGAACTCAACGTCCCGATCGTACTCTTTTACAAACAGTGCGTTCAGATGTTAAAAGTGTTCTGCTTCAAATGCCACCGTCTCGTCGTCACCGCCGACGAATTATCGCTCAACAAACTGTGCGGATTCGATCGGGTCGTCGACTACGCCGCGAAGCAGACGATGTGCGCCCGATGTCGTAATCCTAAACCGGAAATCAGGTACAACATTAGCGATTGCCTCATAACGGCGACGTATAAATTTAAATCGGCTAAAGCGTCGCAGGCGATGACTCCGGTCGTCATCAAGACCATCTTCGACGACGTACCGAACGAGGACGTCGCGCTGTTGGGCGTCGACGTTTCGCGTTTTCATCCGCGCAATTTGGTCCTCACAAAATTTCTCGTCCTACCGACCTGCTGCCGTCCGCGCGTAATCACGTCGTCGGTATCGAGCGACGACGATCTGACGCTCTTTCTCGTCGACATTATCAAGAATAACGCGGCGTTGAAAAAGTACGCGGCGTCCAAGAATACGGAATCGTACGAAAAGTGCGTGCTCGCGATCAAGATGAAAACGTTGGCGTACTGCGACAACAGCAAGGGGAAGGTAACGCACAATACGAATCATAAACCGATGACGGGTATCAAGGAGAGGATAACTAAAAAGTCGGGAATCGTACGACAGAATCTGATGGGAAAGCGTTGCGATCGTACGGCGCGAACCGTCGTCGGACCGGATCCGACGCTCAAGATGGACGAGGTGGCGGTACCGCGGGAAATCGCTAAATCTCTCACCGTAACCGAATACGTTACGCCGCTGACGATCGACTCGTTGACGAGAATCGTAAACGACGGCGAGGCGGCGACGATAGTACGCGTCAACAGCGGTATCCGTATCAATCTGGCGCACGCTCTCGTCTCGCGCGGAACTCAACTACACCACGGCGACAAGATCGAACGGGAGAGGGCGGACGGGAGCGAAGAGATTATCGTCGTCACCAACTGTAAGATGCCGTTGACGGAACGCGACCGCTTGACGCCGTACGGCAAAAAGGAACGGACGGCGATAAAATTGCCGACGAAGAATCGCATTTCGTTAACGATCGGCGACAAAGTGGAACGATTTCTACGCGACGGCGATCCGGTACTGATTAATCGTCAACCGACTCTACATCGAAATTCGATGCAGGGTATGCGCGTCAGAGTAAAGTCGGGAAAGACGATGCGCCTGAATCTGGCGATCGTCAGCGGTTTCAATATGGATTTCGACGGAGATGAGGGTAATCTTTTCGACGAAGAAACGTACGAGTCGCGCGCCGAACTACTCTACTTATCGAACGCTAAATATAATATCCTCTCGGCGCAGATGAACAAATCCGAAATGGTAATCGTACAAGATTCGCTACTCGGCGCGTACAAGATGACGGTAAAGGAAATTTATTTATCGAAATTGAATTTCTTTTCGCTACTCATGCGAACGTCGGCGATCGAACGGTACCCGGATCTGGAAGCGCGTCTAGGACGCGTACGAGAATTGCGCGGCGAACGCGATATCGGCGTCTACTCGACGCACGCGCTCTTCGCGTTCATAATACCGGACGACTTTTTCTTCGAATGGCCCGCGCTGACGGTGACGGAAGGCGTTCCGATCAAAGGATATTTCGATAAATCTATCCTCAAATCGTCGCCGACGTCCATCATCCGCCTACTATGCGTCGAGTACGGTCGGGAGGTGGCCGCCCGATTCGTCGACGACGTACAGTTTCTGACGAACGGCTACTTGGAGACGGCGCCGTTTTCCGTCACGATACACGACTGCCTCGTCGATCCGAAAAAGAAGCGGGAAATTAAAGACGTCGTACACCGTTATTTTCTAGAAGCCGAAGCCGTAGCGTCGTCGACGGACGATCCGCGCGTCCTCGAATCGAGAATCAACTGCTCGTTGAATAAGGCGAAAGATATCGGCCTCAGAATCGCCAAAGACGCTATGGATCCGACGAATAATATTATCGATACGGTAACGTCCGGCAGTAAGGGCGATTATTTCAACATCGCTCAGATTACCGGCCTTCTCGGTCAGCAGAACGTCAACGGGCATCGCGTACTACCGCAGGTGGATAATAATACGCGAACGTTAATCCACTATCCGCCCGTCATCACGGATACGAAACGGAAATTCGAGAGCGGCGGATTCGTCGCCTCCTCATTTATGGGCGGTTTGAATCCGAAAGAAATGTTTTTTCACGCGATGACCGGTCGGGAGGGTATGATCAATACGGCGACGGGAACGGCTACGTCCGGATATATCCAACGATCGTGCGTCAAACTGAACGAGGATATTAAAATCGCGTACGACTTTACCGTTCGCGACGCCAATTCCAACATCTATCAGTTCGTATACGGCGATCACGGATTCGATCCGTGTAAAGTATCGTTCGGGAAACGGGGCGTCGCGTCGCCGATCAACATCGCGAGAACCGCGCGCCGCTACGAGGCGGACGGTAAACGTCCGCTACTTTCGATGACTGAAGAGGAAATCGACGACGTCGTAGAGGCGTGCCGGTGGAATCGTCAAATACCGGCCGTCGTTTTCGATAACGTATGGTCGAGGCACGAACGATATTTACGACGAGAACTGAGCGCCGTACGGGTGGCGAAATCGAACGGACGTAATTTCGCGCGCGACGTAATCACGGCGTACAACGCGTCCCGCATCTGCCCCGGCGAATGCGTCGGTATCATCAGCGCGCAGAGTATCGGCGAGAGGCAGACGCAGACGAACTTGAATACTTTTCATACGGCCGGAAAGTTGCGCGAGAATACGACGAGTAGGTTCGAAGAAATTCTTTCGATGACGAAAAATTTAAATTGTAAATCGACGACGATCTTTTTTCGCGAAAAGTACGCGACGATCGACGACGCGAGGAAGGACGTCGCGGCGTCGGGCGGAATCGTCGGCCTCCGCCTCAAAGACATTTGCCGAAAACCGTTAAGGGTACTGACGCGAACGACGGCCGACGAGATTTCGCTCACTTACGAATTGAATCCGAAAATAATCTACGGCTACTCTCTATACCCGTCTCGCGTCGCCGAAACGTTACGCGCCGCCGTATCGCTGCCGACGTCCGTCGCCTCGTCGCTCTCGTCTAAAACGATAAAAACGTCTTTCGGATCGACGACGATTACGATTTCGTTTCAGTACGCGTCGTCGTTGCGTCAAAGTCGCGAAAGCCTCTTTTATACCGCCACCGCCAGCACCGACGACCCGAAAGCCGACGATGAAAGCGACGCCGAAAGCGACGATAGCGAGAGCGACGATAGCGAGAGCGAAGAAGCCGTCGCCGCCGAAGAGGAGCAAGAAGACGTCGCCGCCGATGAGGAGGAGGAGGAGAGCGAAATCGAAGAATCCGCCGCAGCCGATGAAGCGGATACCGAAGAAGCCGATGAAGCTGATACCGAAGAGGAATTTAGTCGTCGAGATTCTCTTTCGATTCTCGGCGCCGAAAAACTTCGCGAAGACCTCGCCGTCGAAGAGGCGCTCAAGATTTGCGTCGAAAGTACGTACGTCAGCGGAATACAAGGTATCAAGAATATATATTACGATCACGACGGCGTCGAATGGTACGCGGTGCTCGACGGCGGTAATCTGAAAAGGATTTTAGCGCATCCGCTGATCGACGGAAAGCGCGTTACGACGAACGACATATGGGACTTGTACGAATGTCTCGGCATCTACGAAGTGCGCCGATCGTTACTACGCGAAATAAAATCCATCGTCGGTCCGGACGTTAACGATTGTCACGTCCGACTACTCGTCGACAAGATGACGGCGAAAGGTAAACCGACGTCGATGACCCGGTACTCGATGCGCGTCAACGAAGTGGGCGCGTTGAGTAAGGCGACGTTCGAAGAGTGTATCGATATTCTCATCAACGCCGCCGTCCGGACAGAGACGGAAGATAACGTCGGCGTCAGCGCGTCTATAATATCCGGAAATCAACCGCGTATCGGTACCGGTATGATGGGTTTGAAATTAAACCTGGACCAAGTACTCGGCGTAACGGCCGTTTAACGATTTTATCACCTCGCTTATTAAAAAAACCGATGACTACTTGCGCAAATTCCGCTTTCAGAATAAACGGATCTTACAATCGACAAAAAGCGTCGATCGCCGACCAAAGATATTCGCCGCTCGCTACATTGGCGATAAATAAATCCTCGTACGTACCGTCGATGCCGAATCAACAATGTTCGTTGAATTGTACGCGGGTACTCGTCTGCTATACGCCCGTCGAGTCGGACGCCTACTCGCGTACGCTGTCCTGCCTGAAGACGAAAAGCGATCGGAAAGCGGTACTCACTACGGACGGTCGTCTAGCCGTCGTACCCGCCGGAGCGATTATCGATCGGGTAGAGTTTTTCGGATTCGACGATTTCAACGTCAAAGATTGTTTCTACATCGGATTGGGCCAACTAAACGACGGCATCGTCTTTCCGCTCGTGCACGGCGCGACGGCCGAGATCGCGAACGAAAAGATTGGCGGCTGCGTAGATTTTCTCTCGACGAAAATCGACGGCAAGACGGACAAGTCGGTCGTCGCGTACGACAGTAACTTGAACGTATCGTTCGATCACGGCCTCGCGTCCGGCTCCCTAGCCATCCGCGTCTACTACCGCATGCGGATGGAATTGTAAAAAAAAATTATCTCAACACCTTAAAAAATGCCAACCAAACAGACTCGTATAATGTCCGAGGTGGAGAAACTGAAGAAGATGATTGACGATCATTCGACCGCCTTACCGGACACTGTGCGCAAATCGTTCGACAAGCACGTCGGCGAAATCGAAAAGCACATGGCGCCGAGGTTGCCGCGCAAACCCCGCGATCCTAACGTACCTACTCAATTCGAAATTAAGAAAAACGTCAAAGACACGATGGCCGATTTCGCCGGATGGGAGCGCGGATCCGCGCATTCTCGTATAGATATCACGAACGCCATTCACAAGTACATCAAGGAAAAGGATCTACAGATTCCGGCGTGCCGTCGCGAATTCCGTATCGATACGCCGCTCAAAAAACTGCTCGACTGCGACGAGCCAACCTTATCCTACCCGAAGCTGCAAAAGTACATTTCGCGTCAATTCGTCTAGATTAAAAACAATTTATTTCCAGCAAAAAACTATGGAAATAAATGTTGAGGATTTCCTACCTAGCTATCCGTCTGACGTCGATTTAGTCGTATCGAGAAAAGAATTTGCCGATTTAAAACTTTCCAAACGCGAAACGTCCGAGGAGGAAGCCGCGGCGATCGGTCAGATGCGGAAGGTATTCGACGACGATCCGATACCGACGACGACCGACGCGACGAATCTGTTTGACTATCAGAAATACGTTTCGCGATTTCTCAGTACGTTCACTCCGTACGACGAGCTGTTGATTTATCACGAAATGGGAACGGGCAAGACGTGTACGGCGGTAAGCGCCGTCGAAAAGATGCGCTACGAACCAAACACGTTCGTCAAAGGCGCTCTCGTTCTCGCGAAAGGTAAAGGTCTATTGGCTAATTTCAAGAACGAATTGATATTCACCTGCACCGACGGTCGTTATATACCGAAGAATTACGAAGCGTTGACCGTCATGCAACGTCAGCATCAGAAGAATAAAGCGTTAAAAGATTTCTACTCGTTCAAGACGTTCGAAACGTTCGCCAAAGAAATCGATCGACTTTCGGACGACGCGATACGAGATCTTTTCGAAGATCACGTAATCGTCGTCGACGAAATTCATCACGTACGCGAATACGGCGGTGGCGATAAGAAAAAACGGGTAATCGGAAAGATCGGGAACGTCGTCATCGAAAGCGATCGAGACGCCGACGAAGAAGCCGAAGGCGAAGCCGAAGGTGAAGAAGCCGAAGGCGAAGAAGGCGAACGAGTAATAAAATTCGATTTGTATAAATCGTTTTTCCGTTTCCTTCATCTTTTGCGTCGACGCAAAATACTCTTACTGTCCGGAACGCCGATGAAGGACGGACCGGAAGAGTTGGCGAGCGTTATGAATCTCATACTACCGCTCGATCGACAACTCTTGACCGGCAACGCGTTTCTCGATCGTTATTTCGATAAGGATCAAATAAAGCGCGGCGACGAACTCTCCCGAAAGATCGCCGGTCGGGTTAGTTATTTGAAAGCGCCGAAAGAAAGCGACGTCGTCAAAGTCTTTCACGGAACTCGATTGAATTTCTTTAAAGTTTACGAGGACGTTATGGGCGACTTTCAGTACGCCGCCTACGTCGCCGCCTTCGAAGCGGACAAAGCCGAGAGGAGTTTATTTACGAAATCGCGACAGGCGTCGTTGTTCGTCTTTCCGGACGGTAGCGTCGGATCGGCGGGTTTCGCCCGCTACGTAAAAGAAACGGGTCCGAAGCGATTTACGACCAGCTCGGAATTTGACGCGGCGATTAAACGTCGTTCGGGTGATTTCGGCTACGAGTTTAGCGCAAAGTACGCTCGAACGTTGAAACGAATCGCCGAGACGAAAAATAAATCGTTCGTCTACTGTCAGTTCGTTACGGGCAGCGGCTGTATCGTTTTCGCCCGACTCCTCGAGCTGTACCTCGGATACGCGCGCGCCGTCGACGCGGACGACGCGCGAACTAAAGCCGATCGTTTCGCGCTCATCACGAACAAGACGTCGAACGACGCCACTACCCGTCAACTTATCGATCGATTTAACCGTCCGGATAATTACGCCGGCGATTACATTCGAATTATAATCGGCAGTCGGGTCATTACCGAAGGCTTTACGCTGAAGGACGTCGTCGACGAGCATATACTCAGTCCGCATTGGAACTATTCGGAAACGTCACAGGTCATCTCTAGAGGTTGGCGACACGGTTCGCATCGTTACTCGAAAGCGAAAATCATCAACATCTTTCAACACGTAGCCGCTCTACCGCCGAGGAATCGTTCGAACGACGTCACCTCTATCGATCTGGACATGTATAAATTATCGGAAAGTAAAGACGTCAAGATAAAGCGGTTAGAGAGGGTGGTAAAGACGTCGGCGTTCGACTGTCCGCTAACGTACGATCGGAACGCGATGACGGGTTACGACGGTCAGCGGGATTGCGATTACGGTCCGTGCGAGTATACGTGCGCCGGCGGATCGATAACGTATCCGTTGAATCGGCGAACGTACGACGCGTACTACTCGTCGACGGATCGCGTGGACGCGTACGTCGAAGACTATTTGAGAACTACCGGTGACGCCTTACACGTCGCCGGTAAATCGTTACGACGGCTTTTAGAGAATACGGACGCCGACGAGTATCAACTGATGACGTCCTTATCGAAATTTAAAACTCGCGTAGTCATCTTGAAAAACCGTTTAGGCATCGACGGCGTATTGGCGACGCTTTACGATTCCACCGATTTCGGACGGGACGTCGTTTTCGTCGCGACGACGCCGATCGTCGGCGACGCGGATAACGGTCAGAGTTACTACGCGGAAAATCTGTTCGTCGAAGACGGCGATACGTTCGACGACGTTAACGATAAACTCTTTCTCGGGCGGATACTGAACGTCATTCAAAATCTAATCGACCGACCAGAATATACGAAACCGATTTTATCGTTACTCGATTACGCCGCGCAACGGGACGTTCTCGAAACGTTCGTCGATCTGGTACACGTTCGCGGTACGTCGCCGTCGAACGAAAATTCAAAGAAATTCGTCGATAATCTCTTCGCCGCCTATCGGGGATTCTTTGACGAAATCGACGGATTTTGGACGATCTGGTTGTACGCCGACTTTCTAGATAATAAAGCGCGCCGGTACGACGGCGAGGAATGGATCGACGTCGACGTACCCGATCGCGATAAATTACGCGTTCCGATTCGCCGCTCCGAAGTGGGACACGTCGGTTTAGTAAATCCTCAAAAGGACGAATTTTGTATTCAAGTCGTCGCCGATGACGGCGAAAAAACGGGTAAAGTGGATAAGCGCAAATTGAACGTCGGACGGCGTTGCGCCGATTGGGATCTCTATAAACTGATCGATCTGGTCGCGCGGAAAATGAAAATCGCCGTACCGGACGGCGGCGAAGGAGACGACGAGAACGTCGATCGGCGATACGCCGCTCTAAAGGAAAATAAAAAGAGGAAATTAGCGGGGGAGGAGAACGTCGTCGACGATCGGTCGACTAAGCGCCGCGTAATCTTCTGGTCGTCGAAAACGCGTAACGAACTCTGCGCGACGATCAGACGATGGTTCGAAGAACGCGATCTACTATTTCAATCGATGGATTGCGGTACGCAGATAAAGCGGAGACGGTAAAAAACAAAAAAAAAAATTTTCTATTCGTCCGTCGTATTAGAGGAATAGAAAATCGCGCTTTTTTTTAAAAGGTCGGCGTAAAATTCCAACCTAGAATCTCAAACAAATTCGAACAGATTTGATCGTGAAATAGTTTACGATCGGTCGTTTTTAAAATCGCGAAATCTTCAATCTTACATTTGTAGCCGTGTCGACTGAGTAGTTGAAATAAAATGTACTGGACGTTCATGAAATTCTTACGATCCAACTGATCGGGTTTATCTTTACTGTGAATATTATCGTAGAGCGTTACCAATTCTTTAAAATCTTCGACGAGTTTTTCCTCCAAATGCGTAATATCGGCGACGCGTTTATTGGTGAGCGCGAAATAAATGACGTTGACGTTCTCGTAATGTTTAACGTATTTCAATTCTTTTAAAAACGTGGAAATGTGTTGCGGCGTTATTTTCGAATATCGGGCGTTGTAATTATCGGAATCGATGAGGAGTCGGTAGGATTCGAATTTTCTGTTCAGATCCTCGTACACCTTATCGGGAATCTTACAGTTTTGTTTTCCTTGAAACTGTTTGATGCAATCCTGAAAATGGACGACCCGATTGTAGACGAACTTGCCGATAATGTTGACGCGATTATAGTCCTGATGCGTATGTCCCGTTTCCATCACTTTAGTCTGCGCGGCGCAACGTAAACACGTCCACTTGTTGTGAACGTCCAATTCGAATTCCTCGACGTCTCGATTATCGCACGTCTCGCAACGAAGTCGCGTAGCCGTCGACGCCGCGCCGTTGCTAGCTGATGCCGCCGATCCGAGTAGAGCGCCGGTGCCGACGGATTTATTTTTATTATCGTAAAAATCGCGCATCCAATTCTTATCGATTAGATCGTAATGAACGTTGTCGACGTATTCCCGTTCCAATCGTTCGCTCATCTCTTTACCGTCCGTACGTCTCAGCGATTCGGTGTACGCGTCTAGAATGAGCGACGTTTTCGCGAGAAATAATTCTTTTTCGTAGCGACGTTTACCCGCCCGATCTTTTATCCGCCTCAAGCTGGCGACGACGAATAACGGTACCGCGTCGTCGTCGATGTAGCGATCGACGTCGACGATTTTTTTCGCGTCCTCCATCAACAGCCGATCGTAATTCTGAAGTAGTATATTGTGCGCGAATAACATATTTCTTCTTCGTTTGTAATACGTCCGAATACGTTTCTTAAATGCGGTCGCAAATTCTATATATACGACGAATATATATATAGAATTTTTTTTTTCTTTAATTTTCACGCGGTTCCACGTAGCGTACCTTCTCTTTCGGCCGATCGTTCTTAACGCGGAGATTATGAGTTGTGGCCAAGACGTGTTTCGTCGTCATCAGTTTGATTTTAACCGCGTTCAGTTCATCATCCGCGATGGCCTCGCGTTGAACGGCTTCGTCGCCGTCGACTCGAAACGGTTTGACGTGGACGCAGTTGTACGGTTGATTTTTACAGACGTCTAAATTATCGTCGATTATTATGGTATTATCCATTCGATAATCGACGATATCGTAAATATCTTTCAAAAGGCGGAGATCCTTATGCGATTCGCCGCCGAATTTGTTGGATTCTCTGCAGTGGTGCGAAAAGAGGACGTAATCGAGATCGTAGCCGCGTAGAAAAGTATCGACTACGAATATGGCGTACGATTTAGACGCCGCCGTCCATACGCTCACGTTGAAATTGGCGAATAGATATTTCAGAAATTCCGGTAGGCCGGGTCGAGCGTAAAATCTAAACCGTTCTCCGCGATCGCAGTACGTGTATTGGGGCATGTCGACGTGCGTAAGTTGGGCGTCGATGAGAGACGTATCGATACGTTTCAATTCATTTTCGTCCAACGACGTTATAATCGTTTCGTCCAAATCTAATATGACGTTCATGATTTTTTTTAATAACTAATCGCTCGCGTCGCTTATAAGGGATTCTACGAAGGGACTTACCCAATCGATAGATCTGACCAATGTACCGCGTTCGGTCCATTCTGGTACGCTTTCGTTGATGTACAGACGTCGATGACCGCCGAGTAGATGTTGATGGCAAGGGCGATCGGCGTTAAAGTTGAAACAGTAGTTGGGTAATTGAGTAGAGTGAGCGATGGGCGGAAGCGCCGGCGTAATATCCAAGCGCGGTCGGAAACCGGCGTCGCGACGATCGATGTACGGCCGATCGCAACGATAATCGCCGTGCCAGAAATTCGGATACGGGAACATCGCGCGAGCCGGTGGCGTGAATACCGGCGTCGCCGCGTATCGAACCGGTAAATCAGAGTTTTTCAAAACGATCATATCGTACAGATCCCGCTTGTGTAAATTATTTACGCTAAACATTCTTTTTTATTTCGAGTAAGCCGAATTATAATCTAAATAGCATACGTTCTTTTTATTCTTCGAAGCCGGTCCGACGCCACGAGCCTTTTTCAAATTACCCGGTATGCCGATAGAATACGCGGGAATTTGACTACCGCCGCCGGCGTCACCTCCTCCTCCTCCGCGTTGTTGTTGCTGTTGCTGTTGTTGACGCGGTTGTTGTTGAGGCGCGCGATTATTCGCCACCGATGAGCGTCGCGACGTTTCTTCGATCAGAAATTGACGCATATTATCGTAATTCCTATCGGGATAATCCTCGTCCGGAACGAACTGAGATACGGGTACGCCGTTCGCGTAAAGAATAACGTACGGTACGTATTCGATCGGCGTCGACGTCGAACGGGACATGCCGACCACCCGTTTATTCTCCTGATCGATATTCATGACGCAAAACGAACAACCTTGTATCGTGTGCGACAACTTTACGAACGCCGGATACAGTTCGGTGCAGTAATGACACGACGCGCTACTGAACATGACGAAACTATTTCCGCGTACGCCGTTGCACAATTCGCCGTTTTGGCTAACGTAATAATCCGTCGGAGTGAGATAGATCAACATTTTTTTTAGTATCCTTTAAAAGTTTTACCGGGAGATTTTACATCGAGAAAGCGAGGTAGCTGATTTTGACGTCGCCCTGGAAAGCGGCCGGACCGGCGTTGAATACGTGAGCGTCGAACGACGTCGCGGAGACGGGCCATCCGACGACGACGTGTAGGTACTGATAGTTGACGGGTGGAGCGCCCATATCAAAGTTGAGCGACGCGACGACGTCGGGAACCACGGGGAAAGCGGCGCCGAACGGAACGTTGATGTTGAGGAAAGAATTCGGTTGAATTACTACGTTCTGTATCACGGAAGAGCCGCCTACCAACTCCCTGAAAATTGATCCCATACCGACCTGAAGGCTGTCGGCGACGAAGACGGGTCCGACTACTCCGGTAGGTCCCGTAGGTCCCGTAGGTCCGGTAGGTCCCGTAGGTCCGACTATTCCGGTAGGACCAATAGGGCCGGTAGGTCCCGTTGGTCCGTCGATTCCGGTAGGTCCCATAGGTCCCATAGGTCCGCTGGGCCCCATTGGTCCGCTGGGCCCCATTGGTCCGCTGGGCCCCATTGGTCCGGTATCTCCCATAGGTCCCATAGGTCCCATAGGTCCCATAGGTCCTCTGGGTCCCATGGGTCCGGTAGGGCCGGTAGGTCCTTGAGGTCCGGATGATGGTCCTGGAGGTCCGGTAGGTCCGGTAGGGCCGTGAGGTCCGGTCGGTCCCGTCCAACCCATAGGGCCGGTAGGACCGGTAGGGCCGGTAGGGCAAGGTTTGCAACATTTCGGTTGAATGTATATGTTTACGGGTTGATCTTCATTTTTGCACGGACAATGTAAATCTGACATCTTTTTATATATAGAAAACAAAAAAAAATGCGGTCGTCCACTATCGCCATTATCACGTTGCTGTTGATTATCATTCCGGCTTTCGTGCTCTATACCTTTATGAGCCGTAGTTACGCGTACGTCGAACGACGTTGGGACGTGAGCGACGCTTAAAAAAAAAGATGTTCGATTTCGTAACTAAATTCTACGACGCGTACGGTTTTCAATTGCTCGTCGTGTGCGCCGTAATATTTCTATTCGCCGTAATGCTCTACAACTTTTTATCCGGACGGAAGGGTACGTTCAACAACCGTCACGTCAATCTGATGTGGAATCTCCTTCAGGCGCCGAACGGTTCCTCCGGTAGTAATGAGGACGACGACGTTTACGAACAAACCCCCGGCACACGCGCCGCCGGACCTTTCGAGAGTAAAGGCGAGGCCGAGTGTCGTAGAGTTTTACGCGCGTTAACCGGTCGGTCGTTCGACAAGAGCCGTCCGTCGTTTCTGAAAAATAATATTACGAACGCGAATTTAGAATTGGATTGTTTCGACGCCGATATGCGTTTAGCAGTCGAGTACAACGGTCGGCAACACTACGAGTACTGCCCGTACTTTCATTCGTCGAAAGAGAGTTTTTATAACATCCGCTACAGAGACGATATGAAGAAACGCCTATGCGACGAAGCGGGCGTTAAACTGATCGTCGTTCCGTATACCGTCGACGTGAAAGACATCGAACGATATTTACGCGATCGGATCTAACGCCGCGTCGGGGGCGTTGGGGGCGTCGGCTACCGCGGCGGGAGGATCGAACGCGCGTCTGATGGTATCGATCCACATCCAGACGATTTCTCGATTCGGATTCGATAAATCCATCCAAATCCAATTCGCCAACTCTTTATAATCGTCCGATAGACGTTGGACGACCAGATTACGATCTTTACGTTCGACGCCTTCGCGTACAAATTCTCGTGAGAAAAAAAGTTGTAAATCTTCGACGAGTCGCGACTCGTCGGCAAAGTTGAGCGCGTAATGTCTCAGACGAATGAGACGTTCGTAAATAATCTTGTTACGCGTTTCGAAAACGCGCGACAACGCGTCGAGGAATTGGGATACGATTATAGGCAATTCGTTTATCATTATTATTCTCTTCTTTCATTTTTCGACGAGTCGTAATCGTAAACGGGTTCTATCAGATTATCATCGTCGCCATCCTCGACGGCGGTTTCCGCGGCGGCGACTAGTCGTCCGCGTTTACGACTACGACACCCATCTTGTTCTTCCTCCTCGTCGTCGGCGACCTTTTTCTTTTTCGTATCGAAAACCTTGTTGAGTTGTTCGGACGCTTGAGATCCGATATACGTCTCGAGACGGGCGATCCTTTCTTCCTGCGCGACGACGCTGCGATTAAAAGATTTATATCCTAGAAATCCCATAACGGCTATAGCGAGTACGGCTACGATTATCACACCGCAAATGATTAGATAGTTCATGTCGTTTATATTTTATTTCGTTAAGAAGATTTTAAGAGCGAGCGCTCGATGAAATTATTTATTTTCGGTAAATAAATAATGTTCAGAACGACGACTTATTCTTATTCGCGTCAATGCGACGCTTCAAATTCAAAGTTCGATAAATTAGTCGCGAGCGACGATTTAGATATCCATTTCTCGGACGTTCTACCGCCGCCGCCGCCGGAGACCGTACTCGCCGAATACAGCGCGACGGCTATCGGTAAGCGGCGGCGTAATAAACATTCAGAACACCGACACGAACCGCACGATCACGATGAGGAGGACGACGGCTACTCGACGCGCGAACAATTTTCCTGGCGCGATTACGATCCGAACGTCGACGACGACGTTATGCGCGAAAAGAAACTACTGATACACAAACCGATGAATCAAGGTCTGTGCGGTAGTTGTTGGTCCATCTGTATCGCGACGACAATGTCCGACTGCTTCGTCGTGAGCGGCGCGACCGATTGGTCGCCGAATATATCGCCGACGTATATGATGGTAGCGCTACCTCAAGAGGCTACGGTGCATCGTAAATGTAAAGGCGGTAATCCGGCTAGAGTGGCGTTGGAATTGGAGAAATTGAGAATCGCCGATACGAGTTGCGTCGACTACTCGTGGTGCGCCGAAGACGAAATCTGTACGGCCGAAGACGCCGCTAAACATTTCGACGCCGCTCGTCTCGGCGATCTGCTCAATTCTAAAATTCCGAAACCGTTGGGTTGTTATTTCGGCGGCGTCGATCGTTTCATGTATCGCATCGATCGCGGATCGAACGCGTACTCGATAGACGACGCGGCGTCCGGCGAAGAATTCGTGAGGCGCGTAAAATGTCATCTCATCGATTTCGGTCCGACGATAGCCGGCTTTACGGTACTGCGTAATTTTTCGTCCGGACGTTTTACGCGAATCGGCGGCGGCGTCTACTTTGATCGCGCCGACTATAACGCTCTGTCGGATGGCGACGGCGAAGAGAATCTAATATTCAACGACGCGGTGAGTACGCGCGTCAGCGGATTGCACGCCGTAAGCGTCGTCGGATGGGGCGTCGCGAAAAACGTTCGTTACGATAACGATAAACGCGGCGACGTTCCGTATTGGCATTGTCGAAATTCGTGGGGCGATAGTTGGGGAGCGGACGGCGGTTTCTTCAAAATCGCCATGTACCCGTACAATCTCCGATCGCAATTGGATAAGAAACTGCTGACCGGTACCGGCGGAATGGTACTCATACGTTGTTGCGTATCGCCGGAAAAACGTATCGTCAATCAAACGGTAGACGCTCGATACGCGGCGAAAACTCTACGTCCGGAGCGCTACTATAAACGGGACGCCGACGAAATTGCCGATTCTAAAAATCTCGACGACGGCGACGTGGACGTGGACGACGAGGAGAAGAAGAAAAAGAAACGCGAAAACCGACGTAAACGCGTCGAAGAATTGTACGCGAAAAAGTGGAGAAAGGATTTAATCGGTTGGATCCTCGTCGCCGTCGGCGGCGGTTTATTCGTCGCCGGATTCGCGTACGTCGTCTACGTCGTCGTCTTTAAACGTCGTGGTGTTTGACGATAATTTTAATTTCGCCTATATCGCAGCTGGCGCTCAACATGAGCGGCTTGTCGTTTTCGACGTACAGGTTTACGTACTCGTCGGCGAAAGATGCGATTTTAGCGATGCGTATAAACTGATCGGCGCGAAACGTCTTGTAAAAGAGCGTCTTATCGTCGACGTTCTTTTTGCCGAACGTGATCGTCTTCGTACTGATGTTCGGGATACCGAACGAGAAACTAATCTGTCCGTCGCGTTTCGTCACGTCGACGTGCGGTTGCTTGAACGATTTACACACTTGTCCGAACGACGTATTCAAGACGGTAACCGGCGGCGTATCGTACGGGCACACGTCTACGGCGGCGACGTTCTGAACGTTTTCGATGTTGGCCGCGAGCGCTACGGAACAGTCGAACGAGCTGATAATCTCGATGTCGAGGACGAACGGTTTATCGATACTGAAACGGATGTTCGTCTTATTTTTGACGGATTTGAAAAAGTGATTAATGTGCGATCCGAGTCCGATGTATTGCGGTTTGTCGAACGTGAACGAGTACTCGTCGAACGCGCTAGCCGGAATCTCAGCCTTGATGACCGTATCCTGAGACGTGACGTTTTCCGAACGGATACCGTCGGCGTCTATCGTCAGGCAGGCGGTCGTGGCGTTTTGAAAGAGTAGATCGAAGAGCGCTTTGAATTTAATCGATTGAGAACTACGAGCGTTGAACATGATTTTTTTTTATAAACGCGACCGCCTTAAACTTAATTAATCTATCGAAAGTAAATGTTCAACGAATTGGTAATGCATAATTTCAGATGCGTCGACGACGCTACGATTAAATTCGACGACGCCGATCGATCGGTACTGCTGTGCGGTCGAAGCGGTTGCGGTAAATCGAACGCCTTTATCGCCATCAATTTCGCGCTCACTGGTAAGGGTAAAAAACTCGTCAAGTACGGCGCGAAATTCTGCTACGTACGTCTGCGCGGAAAAGACGTCCGCGGAACGCCGTTGGAGATTTACAGATCGAAAGGTCCGTGCGGACTTTTACTCACGTACGGCGACAAGACGAACGGCGACAAGACGTACGGCGACAAGACGTACAAGACGTACGAAGACGCCGAAGCGCAGAGCGTGATCGATTGCGATCTATTTCCGAAATGGCAGTTGGGTTATATCGAACAGAAACTATACAAATCGTTCGCGCTCATGACTCCGGCCGAAAAGTTGAAATACTTGGAGTGCGTGGCGTTCGGCGGCGACGAGGAACGGGCCGGAAGCGTCGATCGAGTCGACAAGTCGTGCGCCGATTTAGTGAAATTTCGTAAAAACTACTTTAGCGAGGTGACGTACGAGAGGCGTACGTTGGAGAAATTATCGGCCGACGTATTCGGCGAAAAACGAGGAGAGGTGGACGAGAACGAGAACGAAAATGACGCGTCCGAAAATGACGCGTCCGAAGTCGCCGTCGAAAAATTAAAAGAGGAAAAAGATTTACTCGAACGCGAACGCGCCGCGGCCAAGACGGCGTACGATAAAGTTAAATCGTTACACGAACATCGAACGCGTTTAGAGAATGAGGTAAAGAAATACGAATTTCAAATCGTCGTCACTCAGGAGGACGTCGATAGAGCGTACGAACGTAAAAGGCGGAAGGAAAAGTTGAAAAGCGTCGAAACGAAATTGATACGCGTCGAGAAGGAACTGAACGGTTTATCGGCGCTCGGTATCGACGCGATTTTTTTCGACGAAGGGGAAGATTGCGACGAATGGAAAATCGTTACGAAGCGTTTAGCGAACGTCGACGAAAAATCCTTACGCCGCCGTCTCGACGAATTATTATTATCGCGAGCTAAATTCTCGTTAACGTGTCCGAGTTGTAACGAAACGTTAACGTACGATTCGGAAACGGCGGCGCTCGCGCGTTATATTTTCGATAGTAGCATTACCACCAATACTACGCCTCTTACTTTAGCGGACGCGATACGCGACGACGTCGAGGCGGCGTCGATTAGACGTACTCTTCGCGACGTAGAAGATTTAAAACTGAAACGAAAAACGTTCGAAGAAAAGTACGTCGGCTTTACGAACGCGTCCGAATTGATCGACGCGTTGAGACGTCATCGAGAGGCGGCGCGATTACGCGACGACCTACTGGCGGAACGCGACGCGGAGATAAAAGCCGCCGCCGTCGAGGAGGAGAACGTCGCGTTCGTAGAAACAAGCGTCGAAGAACTGGTCGGTCGGAAGCGGAAATACGACGAGATTTCGGCGAAAGCCAAACTCGTCGACGACTTACCGGACGAACGCGTCGTCGACGAGGCGAAAAGAAAATACGATTGCGCGAATTCCGCGTTCTCGAAATCGGCCGCGGCCGAAACTCGCGCCAAACGTCGCAAGTACGAGAAATCGATCGCGGAGATTAAAGCCGTCGAGGACGATTTATCGAAACGAAAGATACCGAGCGCGTTGAAACTTCGAGATTTTATAATCGAAGCGAAAAAGAAGGCGTTGGAAGAGCTAACGGACGTCATAAATTCGAACGCTCAGAAATACTTGAAAGAGTTTTTCGACGACTCTTACGTAGACGTCAACGTATCGTTCGGCGGTTCGCGCGTCGACACAAACGTGACGGTAGACGGTTTCCCGAGCGACGTCTTATCGCTGAGCGGCGGCGAAATCGCTCGAGTAATTCTCGCGTTCGCGATCGCCGTAGCGGAAGCGAACGACGTCGACTGCCTGATGTTGGACGAGATTTTATCGCCGTTGGACGAACTGACGACCGAACGCGTTATCGACGTCATCAATACGGAATTCGTATCGGCGAGACGCGGACGTTGCGTCATTTACGTTTCGCATCAAGCGACGACCGGACTCTTCGATAAAATAATCGATATTGAAAAATCATTAAGATGAACGATTTATACGTCAAGCACTCCGGCTACGTGGCGGACATTATGCCGAATATAGCCACGTACTTTTCTATGAGTACCGCCAGATTTATCGCCGCTAAAGTTAGCGAACTGTTACTCCCGTACCATCCGCGCGGCGTTATCGTACCGGTCGATAAAGTGATCAACGTCATGAACGCCGTCTACGCCGATTACAGACCGGCTACGGGCGATATTTTCAGCCGATATACGATACCGAGCGACGAAAATCACAACGCCATCGACGAAATGATCAATCAGGTCGTAACGATTATCGTCAACGACGTGAAAAATCATTTAGAAACTGAAACGACCAATTCTCAACTCACCGTCTGGACGTCAGTCTACGGCGCTTTTAACGAACACGGTTTACGCGCTCATCCGCCGATAAAGTTGCGCGAAAAAAGACCGCAAACGATGCTCTTCAATATGAATTATTAGACGAAAAATAATTTTACAACGAAACTCTCGTTTTAAAATTTCTTTTTCCTCAGACCGTAGCGCTTTTTTCTCGCGGCGGTTTCCGCTCCTCCTCCTCCTCATCTGAAGACGAAGGGGCGTCGACGTCGAAGGAACGTTCGCGTTTCCAACATCTGCGACATAGACGCGAACTTTTACTAGTACTACTACCGGTACGCTCTTTCGATTTTGACGGCGTCGTCTCTCCTCGAAGCGATTCTCTAAACGCCGCGCATCCGGCGACGCATCCCGCGACGCAAGCGTCCGTACAAGCGGTCGTACAAGCGTCCGTACAAGCCGTCGCAACTTCGCCGGTCGCAACTTCGCCGGACGCCGAGGGTGATAACGAGGGTGATAACGTACCGTCGACGATCGTTCGAATCGACGGAGAATTCTTCTTGTTCGTATTCGCCATTTTTATTATATTATCGACGCCTTCTTCGTCGGTCGACGACGACGTCGAAGATATAGTTTTCATTTCGATACGATCGCCGCTGGACGTCGTCGACGTATTATCGGACGGTGGCGACGAAATACTCGTTCTCTTAAACTCGTATATTCTGGGCGTTTTTTTCATGTTTTTTATTTTCCATTTAAGCGAAAGATTACGGGGCCATAAAAATGGTGCTAGACGAGAATCTATACTTTCATTACGTAAACAAATTCGTTTCCGATTTTTTAAGATCTAGTTCGGCCGGCGACGAATTGATCGAATCGTGGAAATCGAAATCGAACGTGAAATCGCTCAAGAGCGGTTTGAGGAGATTCGGCGCTATCGCGTCGGGCGGAAATATAAAACCGAAAAGGGTCGTGAGTAAGTATCTGTTTTTCTGCGACGAAGAAAGACCGAAGATACGAAACGAATTTCCCGAGATGAACATCAAAGAAATCACTTGCGAGTTGGGCAAGAGATGGCGAGAGTTTATGACTAATCCGGATGTAGATAGACTAACGAGGATTACTGATAAATTCAACGCGGACAAGAGTAGATACGAAGACGAACGGGTAGTAAAAGCTTCTTCGATCGGTAAGAAGCGGCGCGGCGGTAATAAACGATCTATCGGCGGCGACGAGGAGGAGGGGGATCAACAACCGGCCGCTAAACGTCCACCTACAGCCTACCTGGTGTTTTGCGGAAAAGAACGATCGATTACTCCGAAGATAACGATGAAAGAACTGGGAGAAAAATGGCGCGATATAAAATTCAATCGTCCCGAAGAGTTGTGCCATTACGTCGCATCCACCGACGACGCGTAAGATTTTAAAAAAAAAACTAAATCTCTATATAATCGAACGAATTATATAGAGATTTTTTTTTCAGCTCAAGCCTTCGGCTTCGTCGCGGCGGTGGCACCTTTCGTCGCGGCGGCGGTTGTACCTTTCGTCGCGGCGGCGGTTGTACCTTTCGTCGCGGTGGCGGCGGCACCTTTCGACGACGACGACGACGACTTTTTATTCATCGCGAACGTAAAGACGGAACCGATGATGCCCATCACGATAGCGCCGACTCCGGTGTATAGTAACCAAATCTTTTTATTGTTGACGATAAATCCGCTCGAATTGATATTATCGCTCACGTCCGGTACCAGTCCGGGTCCGGGACTGGTATATTGCGATACCCACATTTTCTTACCGAAATCGTACGTGTACAACGTGAGCGTAATGGGTTCGTGAACGTTGTACCATAAGTAATAAGAGGCGGAGGAGGACGGCGGGTGAGAGTCGGCCGGACGATCTCCCGAGACGACCAACGAATCGAATTTCTTTGTGATTAAATTCTTTTTGTAAATCCAACCGACCTTATCTTTCGTAAATATCGCCGACGATTTCGTATTGATAAACGCGTCGCCGACTTTGTATTCGCCCAACTTTGGCGCCGTATCCGGATCCTTATCGGAGACGTAGATGATGGCGACGCGTAACGTTCTCGTATTATCCTGACCGATCGTTTTGGCGCACCCGTCCGATACGTACGAATAGAAGGTCGTCTCCGGCGGCTTTACTACCGTGCTCGTGTCGCCCTGTATGTCCAACATTTTAAAATCGACGGCCGCGCACTTTTTATCCTGTAAACACTGGTTGGCCGCCAACGCAGCCGTCTTGTAACCGGTGCTGGAATCGCCTTCCATTTTACCCAAACAGCCGGAACTCTGAGCGATTAAATTCGAAAATCCTTTCATCTCGATATCTCGCGTCGTCCACAACATGTAGGCGACGAGTAGTCCGCCGCCGGCTACGGCGATTAACGGAAATATAAATTTCAGTACGGCGTAACCGCCGATTACGCCGCCGCCGACCGGTAGTCCGATTATGACGGCGATGATGGCGACGATTATCCACCCGCTCAACCCTTCGGCTTTAGAGCTGGCGGATTGATCGAGTTTCTCTTTCAGATTCGCTACTTCGTCCGACGCCGAGACGACGTTCGATACGCATTCGCCGAGCAGTCCGGCCACCTGATCCATCACGTTATTCTGTATGTAGACGCTTCCCTTGACGCGTTCGACGATGATACTCTGACGTTGCGCGATCATCGACGCGCACGTTTGACGAATTTCCGACATGAGATTCATTTCGACGTCGATAACTTCGTCGAGAACGTTTTTAGCGTCGGCGTACTGACCGATATTCAATCCGGATATAACGGATTTAGCTTCTTGACTAATCTCCAGCACCAACGCCATCTGAGCCGATTGAGAGCTCAACGCCTTCATCAACGCCGACATATTCACCGTCGCCTTTTGATACATCTTATTGCCGACGATGTAAACGTCGCCGTCGACGTTTTTGACGCTGATAATCTGACTGGAATCGGTCGTCAGTTTCGTATCTTGAATCAACTTTGAAGATATTTTCGACACTACCTTATTCGTAATGTTTATAATGTTCTGAGACACTGAAGCACCCATTTATATTTTTTTCATTAACCGATCAAAAAATAATCATGAAAAGATTTAAAGACGGAAACGTTGACGAACGATGCTTCAAACCCGTACAAAACTGTCCGGAAGGATTAGCTACGTGTTCCGCGTTCAAAGGAGTGGATCCCATCTCGGATTCGTGTAGGCTGTGGTTCGCCGACTTGAAGACGGACCGGGAACGGGACGCCGTAATGGAAAATTATTGTTTCCGTTACAACACCACGGATTGCCGTTGCGTTAACCGATCGAATACGCGCGAATATCGGGAATTAAAGAAGGGAAACGTAATCGACGACAAGTGTTGGTTCCTACCGTGCGCGAATCCCGAACGCTATTTCGTCACGAGCGATTTACAGCAGGGTACCTGCCCGAACAACGTGTGCGAAATCATTTACGACATTTACAAAGATCGAGACGTCAGCATCTACAACAACGATATGGTATGCGATATGAGCGGTAGCGGCGCTGGTATTCTATTAGATTTTATCAAACACCACTGGCCGATTATATTGGCGACGATCGCCATATTCGGTATGGCCTACTCGTACGGTAAGTGAGAAGATTTGACGTAAATGTACAGGGTGACGACGCGATTTTTATTCTTATCGCCGTACAGAAATCCGTCTTCGCGTAAATCTTCGTCGGTACCGTTAAGAGTCGACGTCGAGAATATTTTCGTATCCCGCGAGGCGCTTTCTAGAAAACTGACGCATTTTATTACCGAGACGTCCGCGATTTCATTTCTAAACTCTACGCCGCTAACCGGATGTTTCGCGAGAAAGAGTCTACCGCGCGGTACGATTCGTAACGTTACCGATTCGTGGCCGGGGACGTTAAAGATGACGAAAACGCGGGACGATATCGAATGATTAGTAAAACAGATTTTAAATTTCGTTAGAGTCGGTAACGAAATTACGGCGCCGTGTTCGGCTCTAAAGATTTCCTCCGTAGCCGGATCGCAAAGGTACACGGAAACGAACTGATCGGATACTATCGCCATTTGGTTTGCGTTAAATTTTAAAGTAATCGTAAAGTATTCAAAATTCTAAATCCCTCCGAAGAGGGATGTAGAATTTTTTTTCTTTCTTTCTCAATTATTACTACAGCGGAGTAATGTCGGCGAATCTTTCTCGAATCTTTACGTATATTCGCAACGTTACGCGGCTTTCGGGATCCGCTTCGATATCTTCCGCCGGTACGTAGACCTGTTTAGATTTTTCGCCGAGCATAGTTCTAGCGGCGGTTCCGCCTTCGGTTCCGCCTTCGGATCTGACCGGACAGATACTATCGCGGATACCGTCGCATTCTACGACGCCGTAAACGATTTCGCGACGAGGCGATTCTCTTATCGCTTCGATTTCGATAAGTCCGTAATTTTCGGGATTCGCGATTCTTTCGCCCGTATTCAAATCGAACGGAAGGAAACGTGTAGCGGTAAATTTACGCGCCTCGTTCGTCGGACGTTCGATGACGATTTTTCCGTTCGCCGGAATTCTAAACGTACCGATCGTTTTAGAATCGATGGAAATTCGAGCGTCTACGCGAAGTTTGCGATCGTGATTAAAGAGCGCGATCTTGTACGACGAGTTTTCGAAAAGGTAAACGCTACTCGTCGCCTGATCGATAAACTGTACTTCGTGATCGTCGTTGTAGATAAACGCGCTAACGTATTTCGTCGAGATTGACATTTTTGTTGTTATCCGTTTACATCTTTAACGATGCGGTGGTGAAATTCAAATTTTACGGATCAATCGGTAAACGCCCAAAACTTAATTTCCGACATTCCGCGACGTCGTCCTTTTGAATGCGTGAAGATTTCGTCGCCGCGTATAACGATCGTTTTATTAGCGCTCAACATAAATTCCATCGAGTATTCGCCGTCTACGTCGACGTGTATCGCTACCTCCCGTCCCCGATAATCGCGATTTTTCAACGTGAACGTTATATCCTCCTCGTCGTCGGCGCCTCGTTTAATCATAAATTTCTTTTTTTCGCAAAACTGATAATTCGGAGATCGATCGGCGGTGGGCGCGATCTCGTAATTATCGAAGAAAGTTAATACAAAGTCTCCCATTTTTTTGCGTTCTCTCGCGATATGGCGATAAAAAAAATTCAAATTTTACGGATCATCGGTAAACGCCCAAAACTTAATTTCCGACATTCCGCGACGTCCCTCGTAATGTCTCGACGTGAAGATTTCGTCGCCGCGTATAACGATCGTTTTATTCGCGCTCAACATAAATTCCATCGAGTAGACGTCGTCTACTTTGATGTAAATTTTAACCTCCCGTCCGCGATAATCGCGATTTTTCAACGTGAACGTTATATCCTCCTCGTCGGCCCATCGTTTGATCATAAATTTCTTTTTTTCCGACGTCTGATAATTCGGAGATCGATCGTCGGGCGCGATCTCGAAATTCGTATTATCGAAGAACGTTACTGCGAAGTCTCCCATTTTTTTCCGTCCGGCGTTTGGACGCTTCGTTATAAAATCAAAAAAAATTTGATTTTATAACTGTACCGCCTAATCGAATAATAATAATACTTATCAAATAAGAATGGCATCGTATCACGCGCCCGGAGAACAACGTTCGCGCCACCATCAACGGCGGCATCATCACCATCATCATCAACGATCTTCAAATCCGAGATACAAGACTTTTACCCAAGCCGTATTTACGGCGGGCGACGTCGAACAGTTTGACGAGCGTCGCTCTCGCGCCTCTCTAGTCGACCGATCGGGCGAAGCGTTAGACGAAGCTTTGAGCGGAAACGCTTTTCGTTTCGACGATTCGTTCGTCGGTTACGACGCCGACGGAGCCGTCTGGAGTCGGTACGAAAACCTAACGTCGGCCGCTACCATGGACACGTTCTTTTACGCGTTTATGAAATTCAAAAAAGGCATTTTCGTCAAGATCGTCGACAATCGTCTCGTCAATTTCCTCCCGTTTTTGAACGTAGGATTCAAAAACGATTACGCCCGTCTCATCGCCGTACCTCCGAATTTCGGCGGCGATTTATTGGCGTTCGTCAATTACGTCGGCGCTAAAAGCGGCTATAAACCGTACGATAAGATTCTACCCACCGACGAGTGGGTCGCCAACAACGGTATGTTCCGTTTCGAAACGCGGGACGATGAGGGCGATAACAATTTGATCATCTTGAGAGACATGTTCGAAACGTTGGCGAACGAACGACGGGTTCCGGACGTCGAACTGTTTCTCAATCGTCGGGACTATCCGCTGCTCACGTTCGACTCGACGGAACCGTACTATAACGTATTCGGTAGGAACGTACCGTTACGTTCTTTCGCCAACGTGGAAAAATTCGTTCCGATAATGTCAATGTCGATAGAGATGGGCGTCAACGCCGACGTTCTCATTCCGACGTACGAAGATTGGGCGCGTTGCGTCTATCAACATTCCGGAACCGAACTACCCAACGAGTACGCTAAATATCCGCCGTTGGGCGACGCCGAATGGAATGGACGACGCAAGACGGCCGTCTTTCGCGGTTCCTCGACGGGAGCGTCTACGTCGTCGACGAAAAATCAACGTCTCATCGCTCTCGACTCGTCGCTGACGGAAGAGAATCGTCGAAACGCGTACGTCAACGTCGGCATCACAAAGTGGAATACTCGTTTGAGGATGAAAGCCGAAGACGGTCGGCCGTATCTCGAAACGATCGAACGGGAGACGTATCCGATCGCGTCGCGAATGAGTATGAAAGAACAGACGGAAAAGTACGCGTACGTTCTCGTCCTGGAAGGGCACGTCGCCGCCTACCGTCTAACGTACGCCCTTTCGTCCGGATCGTTGGTACTACTAGCCGACTCGCGGTGGAAAATGTGGATTTCTAAATTTCTCATCCCGTTCGTTCATTACGTACCCGTAGCCGGCGATTTATCCGATCTCTTCGACGTAGTGCGTTGGTGTCGCGCGAACGACGCTAAATGCTCGGGTATCGCGCGAAACGCCAAGCGACTTTACGACAAGTATTTCCGACGCGACGGCGTTCTGGATTACGTTCAGAAACTATTGTACGACGTCGTTAAAGTTACCGGATTTTACGATTACCTTTCGCGCGATCCGCTCGACTGGACCATCGATCGGGAATTGAAATTTATGCGCCGAAACGTTGAATTCGGTACCGCGCATTACGCCTTCAAAGCGGAATCGTCCGCCCGTTCGATCGGTTCGCTCGTCGGCTATCAGAAAGTATTCAGATCGTCGACCGGCTACCGCGTCGTCAAACCTATAGCGCAGAAAAAGAACGGCGGTAAAGTAGAGTTGGTCGAAAGTTCCAACGGATTTCCGATGGTGCGTAAGGAAAGCGTACGCTATCAACGCGACGAACGGGCGCACGAAAATTACATCGGACTGTACGCCGTAAACAAGTTGTTACCGTACGCGCCGAATTTCTGCTTCACCTACGGTCCGTCGCCGTACGAACGGGACTACTCGATCGTCTACGGAGAATACGTCGCCGGCGTGACGTTGGAGAGGTGGTTGGAAAGTAACGAATTCGATTTCGAAATTTACGTTTCGATGTTGACGCAGTTGGCGGCGGCGTTGATGTTCGCGCAAGAGACGATCGGCTTCGTCCACTACGACACGTATCCGTGGAACGTGATGGTACAAACGCTACGCGAACCGATCGTCGTCGAATACCGCTACGACGTCGATCGTATCATCTCGTTCGAAACGCGGCACGTTCCGATTCTCATCGACTACGGAAAGTCGCGAGCGCTCGTCACCGAATCGGAAAAGGACGAAGAGACGGACGCGATGAATCGTCATCTCGTCGATCACTGCTACGTCGACATGTACGGCGCCGACAAGAGCGTCGACGTCGTCGTTCTAGTGGCGTCGACGGCGCGCGTCATTCGCGCCGCTCACTCGATGGAACAGTCGGACGCTCGTTATCGTTTTCTGAGAAAGTTTCTCGAGCGGTCGGCTTATTTCGCCGGCGACGATAAGAACGAAAATATTCGTTACGGTTCGTATTTCGGACGTCGAAAATACTACCCGCCGTACGAGCCGTACTCGAACGCGACGAACGCGCTGACGCCGAAAAGTTTCATCGACTACGCGCTCTCGTCCGAATACGCGCCGCGGACGGCGCGCTTGAGATTGGAAACGGAAGGCCGATTCCCGTTCGTCATGATGAACGGCAACGCCGAATATACGGAACGCAAAATGCTCGACGGTCTGGAACGTAAAACTCTGATGGCTACGATCGTCAAGTTGAGTAAACGTCCGAGTCCGTCGAGCGATAACGCCGTCGCGCAACGTGTGATTAACGTCGTCAGCGAACGGCGGGACGAATGGTTCGATCATCGGATTCGAGCGTTCAACGACGCCGAACTGATCAACAACTGGACGTACTTGAAGAGTATGATTCGCGACAAACCGATCGGTAAAGCGCTCAGCGTAGATTTAGGGCTGAGCGAAAAAGTGAGACGAGCGTTAACCACGCCGTTCGTCGGACCGCTCAGTCGTTACGTATCGCCCGAAGCTCTCGAACGAATCGACGAAACGAACGAAACGGTCGACGACTACGACGATCTGATCGACGTCGTACTCTTGTGCTACGAAGCGATAAATATCGATCCGGATCTGAAGGGAACGCTCGTGCCGAACGTTCTCGGCTACGTCAATTTCGACAACCTTTCGAACCTAGCGCTCGCCGATACCGCTCATCTCATGAGTCGAGATATTTTAGCAAAATCGTATAGAAAATAATATGACGTTTAATCTGCAGGAATACTTTCTAATGCCGACCGAATGTACGTATCTTTCTAAAAAGGAAATTACGTCGGCGGTACCGGCGGACGGTCAAACTCTCGTCTACCGCGAAGATACGGGACATTTCGATTACGCGACGCCTTTAACGCTGGACGGTAATCAAACGGTTACCGGAGCGCTTACCGTACAGGATTGGGTGGCGTTCGGCGCGAACGGTACTCACCTGAACAACATGCAGGTGATTCAAGCTACGGCCGCCGGACCGATAGCGGCCGGCGCGTCCGTAACGACTACCGTCGCTATAACGGGTTTCGTCACCGTTCCGCCGATAGTTATCGCGCAAGGCCAACTGATCGGTACGACGAGAGATTTTATCGTGAGCGTGAGACGTCCGACCGCCGATCCGCCTACGAGCGTCGACGTCGTCGTCTACAACGCGTCGGGTACGGCCGAACCGTCCAACGTCACGATCAATCTACTCGTTCTAGAAGCGGCGCCGCCTTAGTTAGTAAATAATTCCGTATATATAAGAGAAAAAAAAGTAAAATGGCAACGTCAGATCAAATATTCGCTATAGAAGATGAGGCGCGACTAGGTCCCATAGATTGCGCCGACGTCAATACGGCGCTCGTCGACGCCAATTCGACGCCGACGAACGGCTTCGCGTTGATTTACAATTCGACGACGGGTAAGATGACTTTTGAGGATAATTTCATTACGGGCGATACTCAGCAAACTCTAACCGGTAACTGGACGCTTACCGGTACCACCGTCTTTCAACCGGGCACGCATACCATTACGCGCCTGGACGTCGGTCAGATCGGACCGTTCGGACCGATAGCGGCCGGCGCGTCGGTCAACGTTCCGTTAATGTACAATACCGCTTTCCCCACGGCGCCGAGACTTTTCGCGAAAATCGTCAGCGATACGGCCGCCGATAATAATATCGTGACGACGGTCGAAGGTAATACGGCGGCGATGGCGTCGATCCGCGTAACTAATCGCGGAGGAGCGGCTACGAGCGCCGCTCTTCAGTTGTCCGTATTGTCGGTAATTTGAGAGAAAAATTTAAAAAAAAGACGATGAAAAAAGTATGGCTTTTAGACTACGAACTAAATCTAAAGCGGTAGAGGCTCAGTCATTCGCCGGATTCAACGTACCCAATACGGAACCGGCCGACGGCGATACTCTACTCTACCTCGACGGCGCTTTCGAGTACGGATACATACCGAACTTGAACGCCGACGGCGACGTGACGCTGGCGGGCGGAAAAATATTGACCGGTCAAACTCAAATCGGTACCGGATCTACTTTTATCAACGACCTGCGATTCGGAACGGCGCTCGTAACCGCCGCGCCGATGGCCGCGAACGCCGTAGTACAGGTAACGGTCAACTTTGCGCCGGCGTTCGCCGCCGGTCCGCCGCTCATCGAAGCGACGGCGTCTACGGCGACGGGGAATACGGACGCCGGTATACTCGTTACCGTCAGCGCTCTTTCGGCGTCGGCCGTTACGTTCGAGGTGAGCAATAGGAGCGCCGTCCCGACCACCAGTAACCCGATCGATATCAACTGGCTGGCGATCCGTTAAAAAAAGAAGAAAATTTTTTAAAAACCAATTACAAAAAAACGACGATGGATGATATAATGATTCTCATGACTAAAATCGTAGTCGATATTCAGGGCTTTAACGATAGCCATTTCGGCGTATTTCCCGAACGCGATCGTAAACAGTTGAACGATCTGTGGATTCTATACGCCGATAAAAATCCCAATAAATTTATTTCGCTACTCAGTCCCGATCACAAGAACTGCGTCGTCGATTGGGCCATCAATCGGACGTCGTTCAGCCGCGCTCATCTCGTCGGCGCGCTCAAGAGATTCGTCAAATATCTGGAGAAGAAACCAAATTCCAAGATGGAGCATTACCCGTTCGTTCGATACAACAACAACGCCGTCGTAACCGACTCGAACGCTCTACGTAGCGACAATAATATAATCGAGACGCCGCCGACCGTCGTCTATCACCCGATTAACGGTTACGTACCCGTACCGACGGCGCCTTCCTTATCGCCGATGATGACGACGAAAAAAACTACGTTGTCGTCGTTCAAAATGAAAAAGTAAAAGACAAATTCTTCGATTTTTTCATCTGCCCGTGCGTTAAAAAAACGAAAACGCCGCGCAACAACGGGCGATTGAGGAGGAAGAGATACGAGCGAGTCGCGGAAAATTGAATAAATCTCTAATCCGATAAAGAACGAAAAAGGTGATAAAAAAAATGAGTACGCTACGAGAAGAACCTTTATTAGCGCCGAACGACGATCGCTTCGTCATCTACCCGATCGAACATCACGACGTTTGGGAAATGTACAAAAAGGCGTTGGCGTCGTTTTGGACGCCGGAAGAAATCGATCTCAGCAAAGATTTACCTCACTGGCAGAAACTTACGTCGAACGAAAAACGTTTCGTCACGTACGTGTTGGCTTTTTTCGCCGCCAGCGACGGGATCGTCAACGAAAATCTCGTCGAACGATTCAGTCGCGAAGTTCAGATGAGCGAAGCCAGATTCTTTTACGGATTTCAAATCGCGATGGAGAACGTCCACTCGGAAACGTACTCGTTATTGATCGATACCTACTTGAACGACGATCCGCGCGAAAAGCAAAAAGTATTTAACGCGATCAAGACGATGGATTGCGTCAAGGCGAAAGCCGACTGGGCTCTGAAATGGATCGCCGACGAAAAAGCGCCGTTCGCCGAACGCCTCATCGCTTTCGCCGTCGTCGAGGGTATATTTTTTTCCGGCTCATTCGCGGCTATTTTCTGGTTGAAAAAGCGCGGTCTCATGCCCGGCCTTTCGTTCAGCAACGAATTGATTAGCCGAGACGAAGGTTTGCATACGGATTTCGCGTGCCTCCTCTATCGCAACTACGTCGTGAACAAAGTGACGTTCGAGCGTCTAAAACTCATCGTAACCGAAGCGGTCGAAATCGAGAAAAGATTTTTCGCCGACGCTCTACCCCTAGGCGTTATCGGTATGAACGCCGAAATGATGTTCACGTACATAGAATTCGTTTCCGACAAGTTGGTCGAATCGTTGGGGTACGAAGAGTTTATATTTGACGCGAAGAACCCTTTCGATTTCATGACGAATATTTCGCTCGAAGGTAAAACGAATTTCTTCGAAAAGCGCGTCGCCGAATACGGCCGCCTCGGAGTCGCCATAAAGAAAGAAGATCAGATGACCGTCAATCACGTATTCACAACCGACGCGGACTTTTAGAGATATATAAAATTTGGACGATATAATTTATAACGCCTTTTGGCGTTATAAATTAATGCTTTTTTTTTAAATTCAGGCGATTTCGATGCTGGGATCTCTCAAGTCCAACATCCTCTTTCGAATCTTTGGGATTCCACCTTCTTCTCGTTGATCGGCTGATACTCTCAGAAAGGCGGGCGCGAACGCCGCCATATCATCATCCGTAGTCGTCGTCGTCGTCTTAGGGGTAGTGGTAACTTCGGATCCGTCTTTGAATCCGGGACGCTCGCGATTAGTTATTCTACGCGGCGGCTTCTTTTTATTAGCTCGTTTGTTTTTAGGATTTTCGGCTGCGTGTAGCGTCAAATCGCTGACGACGACGTTCAGCAATTGAATTCCGAACGATTCTACCGCCGCCGTTTCGCTCAAATCGATCGTATAGTTGTGCGTAACGTTATCCGTCTGCAGGTTCGTTTTGTCGACGATGAAATCGTGCCAGATTACCGTCTGAACTAGATTCTTACATTTCGTCGTCAACTCCGCGGCGAATATTATCGGATTCGTTGAATGCTGCAGGCGGGTCACGTACAATTCTACGTCGCTAACTCTGTACGTGACCGTTCCCATTTTCGCTGTAAACCATTCGCCGCGCTGCCTCTTGGACGTCAAATCCCAAAGAACGAATTTATGTTCGGAGACGATGTCGATGATTATAAAATCGCTCTTTTTCCACGGGAATTGAACGTAAACGCCGGGACCGAAATAACCGTTACCGTTCTGATAGTAACCGACTTGATGCTCGCCGACGGTATAAACCGAAATGCCGAGCATAGTGGTTCCGAACAGAATGGACATGAATCCTAAAATCGGTAAACCTACCGTCACGAATTTACCGCATCGTTGCGGTATCTTTTTAACCCCCAACTTGTTCGTGTAGATTCCGAACTTGTCCGAGTAACCTCCCGATTCGCCTTTATCGGCCAATGGTTGCAAGAAATTCGATTGTTTGTACATTATTTTATAAAAGAGAAATTTTTAAATTTAATTGAAGAAATTTTTGAATAAGCGATCGCCAGTGAACGATATACGGCATACGCACACCCGAACATCCGAAATATGAACGATATAATTTTCGAAAACGTAAACGTTACGACTCAGACTTTTGTGGCGCGCACGAATCTGAAATGCGTCGATCTGGAGAAGGCGTTCGACGCGATCGGCCGCGCCGTCGCCGCCGATAAAAACGATTTCATCAAACGCTGCACGTATAAAGAGAAATCCGTAATTTCGGCGAGAGCCGACAACTCGTCGCCGATAAGCGTCTCGGCGTCGCCGCCTCTATCGAGAAGGAAGCGGGTCGCCAAGTCGCCCGACGTTAGCGAAACGACAACGCGGGATTCGGAAACGAGCGAAATCGAAAACTACTATATATTACCGCGACACGAAATAGATTACGGCGCGTCGACGTACAAGAGAAAAACGCCGCGGCGTAAGAATTTCCTCAATTGCGTCACCGTCGAACTGCGCGATATTCAACTGGATATTCAAAAGATTAACGTCAAGATTTTCAACAACGGCGTTCTCCAACTCACCGGTTGTAAACGCATCGACAACGCGATAGATTCTATCGTCGCGATATTTAGCGCCGTAGACGAATCTTCTTCTTCTTCGGATAAATTTCTACCCGAAACGATAATCTTTAAAATCGTTTCGGTCATGAGAAACGTCGATTTCGAAATCGGATCGAAAATAAATCGTCTCGCTCTCGGCGCTTACGTTACCCGTCATACCAACTACTCGGTGCCGCCGATGACGTCCAGCTATATGGGAGTGAAAATTAAAATTCCGATAACGTACGCCGGAGACGTACCGATTACCGTCTGCGAATATCCGTCGCGTTCGAGACGCGTCGTACTATCCAAAGACGATCCGGACTTTGGAGAAGCCGAAGGCCCGGTCGCTAAAAAGGCGCGTTTCGTTAGCGTTTCCGTCTTTCAGAACGGTAAAGTTCTCATGAGCGGTATGGACGAAAGCGTTCAGAAGCGATGTTTCGCGTGGTTTAAAGATTTTATACATTCCGTTCGCGATCAAGTTCTCGTCGACGCCAAGACGTATTCGTTTTTCGACGACGATTAAAAAAAGTTTTTAAAATTTCAATCTACCCAATATCGATCTCAAACCCATTCCGGCGCCGGCTCTCGGCTCTTGTACTTCTTCCAACAGTTCTTCGATATCCAGGACGCCGGCCGCCTCGGCCTCACGTCTCGCTCGAGCCTCTTCGCGTCGCGGTATCAACGCCGCTATATCGGCGCGTACGCTTTCCTTGAAACGATCGTCCGCCTCTTTTAGTTTCGCGGCCTCTTCGTTTACGACGGCCGTCAGTTGACGCACTCGATCCGTATCGACGTCCGCGATCGGCGTACCCGCTCGACGATTAGAACGGATATCGCTAACGGCGCCGCTGAGACGCTGAACGGCCTCGATCGATTTATCGCTCTGCTCTAAAAGGGCGTCTCTAGCCGAACGACTCTGGTCGCTCAACGATAACTCTTCGGTTACCTTCTTTAAATCGTTCCGTAAACTCTCGCGCTCTTCGTTTATCATCTCGTCCGCCTGCGCTTCGTTCGCCGCCTTTACCGATTCCAGTACGTTGATGTTGGCGATAGCCGCCAGCGTTTTACCGCTCGCTTCGCTCAACAACTCTAGACGTTCGGTCGGCTGGACGTCCGCCGGTAAATCGGCGACGCGACGTATAACGTTTTCGGCGTCGTCGATAACTCGCGCGGCGCGTTGCGCGACGTCCGCGACGACGTTCTCTTCGCGCGCGACCTCTTCGGGTTCCAGGCTTTTCCTCACCGCTCTACTACGCGGCGGCGCTCTCCGACGGCGTTTCTCGGCCGGCACTTTCGGCGATAAAACTTTTCTCGATCTCAACTCTCTCACCACTTCTTCTTCCTCTTCTCCTCCTCCTCTCTCCGGTGATCTCTCGCGCAACTCTCTCGGCGACGGTACACCGACGACGGGCGGAACGTTGACGATCGACGGCGATCTGGCCGACGATATATCCGACGACGGCGTCGTTTCGCGCGCCCTCCTCTCGCGTCTCTCTTGTACGGGCGATTCGAATTCCGCTCTCAGCCGATTCATACGATCGATGTCGAAATAATCCGTCAACGAAACGGGAATATCGTTCGTTTTGAGCGCGAAATATATCGCGTAGTCGGCGATATCTTTGTACAACGTTACCCGATCGTTATATTCGTCGGCTAAATATTGGAATCGTTCGTAACGCATACCGCCCTGTATCATTCGTTCTCGTACGAGTAGGGCGTACTGTTCTTCCATCGCGCCGAACGTTTTCGTAATTCTATCTTCGTCGTAAACGTCCGCTTCGACCATCATGTCCGCCAATCGACGTCTAGCGCTCTTGGCGAACGACGGATCGGCGAAATCTTTATCCATCGTTCTAGCCGCTCGTAAGAATTTAGCGATCGCCATCGCCGAGTCCTCTTCGTCGTCCAGATTGAGGAACGGTAACGCGTCGGACGCGGCTACTTGAATCGGGAAGGCGTCCTTATCGGCGTACTTTATCATCAACGATCTCGGTTCGGGTACCGTCGTTCCGCCGGCCGATTCGTCCAAGAGTTCGACGAATTTGATGTAGTATTGGTTCTCGAGCATAGCTTTCATCTGTTCGTCGTTATCGTATCCGAACGTTACTAATTCGACGACGTCGGTTGGCGTCGCCGCCGATATTCCGCAAAAGTAGAGTATGCGACGACGCTGTTCCTCGTTTATCGCGCCGCCGTCGATAGCGTCGACGAGCAAATCCCAAATGGCTACGAATTGATTGGCGATCGCGTTCCATCTCAATTCGTATTCGCTGGGTTCGACTAGAACGAAAGCCGGTTTCATTCTCCCGCGAACGTCGTCCATCACCGATCTCAGACGAGCGGCCGTGGCCGGGTCGAGAACGATACCGACGACCGTCTTGAACGCTTTCTCGAGCGACCAGTAAGAATGACGCCATAAACAAACGAACCAAATTCGATCGAGTAGTTGATCCGTGGGAACGGTGAGCGCCGTGTACAACGAATCGTTCAACTCTTCGGCGAGAAACTTGCGCGCCTTTCGGTACTGAACGTCGGACGAAAGTCGAACGCCGTCCGGCGACGGATCGCTCGGCATCGTACCCGTAACGCTTTGTAACGCGTGAAACCAAATGGTCGGAATCTGTTGATCGTATCCGCAAAACGGCGGTCTTATTAAATCCGATTTCCAATCGTACCGTATTACCCGATCGATTTCGGCGTTCGTCGGATCGACGCTCAATCCGTACTTGGCGCAACACGCCGCTCGTTGCTCTATCGCGTCGGCGTTTCGCATCGTCATCTCGGTCGGTACCTTGTCGCGAACTAAATTCTCGTAAACGCTATGACTGCGTCGATAACAGGAGCGGCAAAGCGATTTGTGCGGACTATCGCTCACGTTACTCTCGCACTCTTGACAGACGTTAAACTTTCCGTCCGCTTCCATTATCTCTTCGATCAGATCGGCCTTTGTCCACGTCGGCTTCGGCGCCTTTTGATAAATCTCCTCGTACAGTTCTCGAAGGAATTCCTTACCGTCGTTCGCTTTCGCGAGCGGTATAAAATCGTCCGGATGTTCGTTTTCCAATTCTTTGAACGCGATCAATTTGGCCAATTCTATTTTACGCATCTGTCCGCCCGACTCGGCCGCCGGTATAAACAGTCGAACGGTATTTACCAACTTGTATAAATCTTTCACCGTATCGGTTAAATTATTCTTTACCTTTTCGTCGTAATCGGCTTTCAGATCGTCCCACGTTTTGTACAATTTGTACGATCGATGCGGCGGAAATCTACTCAACGGTCCTCCTCCCTTCTTCTTACGACCAGCCGGTATCGGCGGCGGTGGCGGCGAAGGCGATTCTTCGCGTAGGGATTGCTCTCGTATACGTTCTTGAATCTCCGGCGACGCCGGACGCGGCGACGGCATCAACTCTTGAGCGTATTGTTCGGGATTTAACGAGCGAAAACCGAGTTCAGCTCCGGGCCCTACCAGTTCAGATTCCTGCTCCTCTTCGGCCTCGCTAGGATGTTCGCTAGCTTCGTAGAATTGTTCCTCTTCCTCCTCCTCGGGAATAGCCGAAGGCGCTCTCTCCGACGGTTCTCGAACCGGCGCTACGGATTTAGACTTTTTAGCTTTTTTTTTCGCCAAACCCAAGTAAGCCTCCGGCGATTCGGCCGACGTCATTTCCTCGATGTCGGCGTACAGATCGTCGTACGATACGCCGACGTACGGTAAGCCGAGTTTCTTCGCGAGTTCTTTCAGATCGTTATACGAGAGCTGCTGACGTTTTCGCAACTGATCGTGAATGTTGGCGCACAATTCCGTCTTGGTCTTTGGCGAATCGACGTACATGTTAGCGCCTCGCGCCATAGACTTTATATCGTCGATCGTAAAACCGCCGGCTTCTTCCTCTTCGCATCTGTAATCGCTCAGCTTACCTTTCGCTTCGGCTATGGCGCGGCACAATTCCATTCGCGTCATGGCGGACGTTCCCCGAATCTTGAGATCTTTCGCGTGATCGCGCAATTCCGTTAACGTCCAGTCGCGCAAACAACGCAAACTGCGTTCGCGATCCTCAGCCGTTCGACTATACGTCGGTCGTTGAGTTTCGCTCAAAGACATCAGACCGCACAATTGTCTTTTACTCAATCGGTTCGGCGATATGCCGTAGTCGGTTCTCGCCTTCTTTCGAACGTCCGACACGTCGTCATCCTCGCACGTATAGGCGCGCTTCGCTTCGCCGACGAGTTTATTCGAACAGACGGCAGTCTTCCAAAGATTTTGAGCGACGGCTTCGCGCGCCGTTTCCGGATCGGCCAAACACTCGAGCATCTGTCGACGCGGTTCGTTTTCGACCGCTAATCGCGTCGGCCGACGAACTCGTTCGCTTCTCTTTCGTTCGCGCGCCTCTCGTAACGCCGTTACGTTTAAATCGGCCGGTACTTCGGACGCCAAAATCGCCTTGTTCAACTGAACGCGATTCATACGACTAAACCCCTTTACGTTCGCCGATTGAGCTACGAGTCTCAGATCGGTAACGGGCATCGCGTTCAATTCGGCTACGGTCAGTACGTTTTTTATTTTCAGCGGCGCCAAAGCGGGACTCTTTTTCGGCGAACGCGCTTTCGGAGATAATCCGGCTCTACCTCGCGCCGCGATTACGTTTTCGAGTTGTTCGCGCGTGAGTTTATCGACGCCCGTTACTCCCTTACCTTTCGCGATCTTTCTCAACTCGGACATCGTCGCGACTTCCAATTCCCGTTTCGTGTAAACGTCGGGAACTACAGCGGCCGCTCTGGCGGCGGCGATTTTCAGCGGCGATAGAGAAGGACTCTTTTTCGGCGATCGCGCTTTCGGAGATAATTCGGATCTACCTCGCGCCGCGATCACGTTTTCGAGTTGTTCGCGCGTGAGTTTGTCGACGCCCGTTACTCCCTTATCTTTCGCGATGTTTCTCAACTCGGACATCGTCGCGACTTCCAATTCCCGTTTCGTGTAAACGTCGGGAACTACAGCGGCCGCTCTTGCGGCGGCGATTTTCAGCGGCGATAGAGAAGGACTCACCGCGCCGGCGACGGGAGATAATTCTGCTCTACTTCGCGCCGCGATCACGTTTTCCAATTGTTCTCTCGTGAGTTTATCGACGCCCGTTACTCCCTTACCTTTCGCGATCTTTCTCAACTCGGACATCGTCGCGACTTCCAATTCCCGTTTAGTGTAAACGTCGGGAACTACAGCGGCCGCTCTGGCGGCGGCGATTTTCAGCGGCGATAGAGAAGGACTCACCGCGCCACCACCGCCGGCGACGGGAGCGACGGACGTTATCGCGTTTACGATTTGTTGTTTCGTCATTTTAGAGGCGCCTTTAACGCCGACGGTTTTCGCGATGTCTCTCAACGCGCGAACCGTCATTTTCATCAAATCGCTTTTCGTGTATTCGGCCATTTGTGTACAACTTCTTTTTTTGTTATTAGACGCGTTTCTTCGCCGCGAGTAAAATTTATAAAAAAACGCGTTTTTTTATAAATCCGCTGGGCGCGGACAGTGAGGTTTTTTTTTCAGAAAGTTTCTATACTTTCTTGAATTCGAAAAGAGCCGTTATCTGCAGCGCCGCGTTCGGCGCGTTCGGCGAAAAGCGTTCGGCCGCGACCGTTTCGAACGCGTCGCCGTTCGGCAGTAAGACGCGAAATCTAAACGTCGACTGTACGCGAGTTTTGAGACGCGGTCGCATGTTGTCGCCGATGAAATGACAAAAAGTATTTTCCGTCGACGATCGATCGTTGTTGTTGTACGCGGCGCGAAATAACGCCGTCGTACTCGTCGGATTGTTCGATCTCATGACGCGCGTATATCCGCTACTCGCCGTCAACGGCATCAACTCGACGTAGACGTACGGGTAATCGCGACTGATGTATCCGCCGGTGACGAGTAAGGAATTTGGAATTATAACGCTCAACAAGCTAATGTCGTAAATACTATCCTCGTACTCGACGCCGCCGATGAACGACAGCGGATTGTAATTATCGTAAGAGAATTGGAGAATTTCGTATCTAAATCCGGACGGATCGGCGCTCAATTCGGGAAAAACGACGACGTCGCCCGTCAACGGATCCGACGAGACGATCCTTCTCACTTCAGACGACGGCGGGGTGTCTGCTATTTCATTTTCGATTCGTACGAAATTTCCGACGAGATCTCTTCCGATCGCGACGGCGCCGAGGTGTAAAAGGCGCGTCGTAGACAACGCGCCGACGACGTCGCTCAACGTCGGTACCTCTTTGCGTATAACGTACGAGTCGTCGTTACTCCAGCCGGTCATCGATCCGGGCGCGTATACGATGCCGTCGACGTAACTCGCGATGCGAAGCGATTCGTGAAGCGTTTCGTTGTAGAGGAGGTAGCCGACGTACGCGTTTTCGACGGACGAACCGTCCGGAACGAAAACTCTATTGGAATTTACGTCCGTCGGATCGGTAACGTCGACGGCCGTACCGGCCAAGAGACCGACGAGCGGCGTTTCGACGACGAATTCGGCGCGATCGTTTCCGAGAAAAGTATATTTCAAGATTCTCGTCTTACCGACGTTCGTAGTCAGCGTAGCGTACTTGTAGTAATCGTCCGCCGTCTGCCATTGATTCGGAGCCGCGGACGTCGCAACGACGACGTTCGGCGAATTCAACGCGCCGATAGATACGCCGCCGAGAACCGTACCGCTAACGACGGCCGACGACGCTACGTCTCTCACAAACTCGTGACCGAACCACTCTTCGAGAGGCGCGCTCAGCGATACGGGATCGATTGCCGATCGGGCGTCGTTCGTACCGCCTTGAGATAGTACGACTTCGAATTGAGACGGGAGCGGCCACAGAGTTCTATCGCGTCGAGACGAAGTGATTTCCAAATATTTTCTAGTACTGCTCATATCGTTTTATATTTTTTGAACAACTTCTTAAATCCACGATACGCTCTTCCGGACCGGTATATAAAAAACCGACAAATATGAATAACGAATATAGCGCGGAACCGTGTAAAGCCGCTGCGGCGGCGTCGCCAAATGGCGGCGCTAGAGTTGAGAAATTCGTCGGCGTACTTATCGCCGGATGCGTCGGTGACGTCTTGGGTTCTCAAAACGAAGGATTGACTCGCGCCGAAATTATAGCCAAAGGTAAGAGCGTCGATTTGCCGTCGAACGGCGCTAAATATACGGACGATACGGAATTGACGATATGTTTGGCGAAACATCTCGTTCAGACGGACGGTAACGTTTACATCGACGGCGTTCACGATCTATACGCGTCGGTAATTCGGACGAGCGCGCGCGGATATAGTCGACGAACGCGAACGATACTTTGCGATTATAAAACTTTTGTCAATACGGGTACGGCGGCGACGAACGGCGGTCTGATGAGAATATCGCCGTTGGCGTTGATCGACGCGCCCGTACCGACGATATCGTACGAAGCGATACGTTCGAAAATTCGTTACGCCACGTACTATACGCACGGAAATAATCCCGAAAGCGTCGACGTCTGTTACGTACACGTCGCGTTTTTACGTTTTCTCATGTCGTACGAATCGAATTTAGCGAGTAAACCGCTCGACAGAAGCGACGCGTCCAGCGCCCTTCTCGAGATTACGACGCGCGTCTCGAACACGGCGCTATTTTCCGCTCTTCAGTTGAGCGTCATATTCGCGTTGACGGACGCCAAGAAACGCGACGACGAAGACGACGATATAACGTTAAAACTATTCGGACTCGTTAATCATTTTCAGATTGACGCTAAAGATTGTTACGCGTGCGCCGTTTACTTTTTCATCCGTTACGTCGACAATCCCGAACGCGGAATAATCGCGGCGGCCAACTGCGGCGGCGATACGGATACGATCGCGAAAATAGTCGGCGAACTGTACGGCGCGATGTACGGATTCGAATGGATACCGGAACGTTGGTGGCGTAAACACGAAGGTTTCGACGAACTACTCCAGTTGGCCTATCAACTTTATAAAATGTCAACAAAAACGCTATGAGTACCGCGGATATTGGAAAATTTCAAGACATCGAATCGATACTTACCGGCAGCGGAATGCGCAGAAGATCCGGAACTATTTGCGATATGTTTAGACGCAGACCGGACATTAATCCTCTAACTCATCGTACGATCAAAGTCGGCGGACCGACGTACAACAGCCTTTTGACGCGATGTAATTACGATTTATTCGGAAGCGACGAAGAACTCGATTACGAACGACGCTATAGAACGATATCGCGCGCCGCCGCCGCCGAGAAAAGCGGCGATAGCGACGTTCTGAGTCACAACAAAGATAAATCTCACGTACAACAGATTATTTTCAACAGTCCCGTAGTCAGTTCCTCTCAAGATTCGTCGGCCCGTTCGTCGGACCGCGCTCCCGCTTCTTATATACCGACTCAGCCTCAGTTGCCGTACGTTCAACAACCGCTGATACTCGGTAAAGGCGAAAAAGGCGATATCGGTCCGACGGGTCCGACGGGTCCGACGGGCGCGACGGGTCCGACGGGATTACGCGGCGAAACGGGATCTATCGGAAGAGCGGGAGCGACCGGCGCTACCGGATTTATGGGTCTGAGAGGAGAAACGGGTCCTATGGGACCGCGAGGTTTACGCGGCGTACAGGGATTCAAAGGCGAAGTAGGAGCGACCGGAGCGTTCGGACTTCGCGGTCCTCGAGGATTTAGGGGACCGAGAGGTTTTCTCGGTCCTGCTGGGTATATAGGCGCCAGAGGTCCCGCCGGATTTTTAGGTCCGAGAGGAGCGCCGGGTCGCGCCGGCGAGATGGGACCCGGAGGACCGATGGGACCAGGAGGACCTATGGGACCTCGCGGTTTTACCGGTAGTCCCGGACCGATGGGACCAGGGGGACCTATGGGACCAGGGGGACCGATGGGACCAGGGGGACCGATGGGACCCGGTGGACCGAGAGGACCCGGAGGACCGAGAGGACCCGGAGGACCGAGAGGACCGGGTCGACCTAGAGGATTCGGCGGTGGCGGTCCTCCTAAACCGCCGAGGAGACGTAAAATCGCGAGGCGCGTCGAAGAATCGGAAGCTTACGAAACCGCCGAAGAAGGTGAGGAGGAAGCCGTTCGGGAAGAACCAGTTCCGGCGGTTGGCGGAGAAAGCGCGTGGAGTAGATTGAGACGAACGTTCCGTCGTAGAACACCTCTCGAAAGCGAACTAGGCGGCGGAGGTCCCGGAGGCGGAGGTGGCGGTGGAGCCGGTGCCGAGCGACGCGTAGCCGCTCGAGAAGAAGAACGGAGATTAGAAGAAGAAGAATTGGGAGGCGGTGGCGGCGGAGGTCCCGGAGGCGGTGGAGCCGGTGCCGAGCGACGCGTAGCCGCTCGAGAAGAGCAACGCGAAAGGAGATTAGAAGAAGAACAAGAAGAAGAACAAGAAGAAGAATTGGGAGGCGGCGGAGGTGGAGGTCCCGGAGGCGGTGGCGGAGGCGCCGCCGAGCGACGCGTAGCCGCTCGAGAAGAAGAACGGAGATTAGAAGAAGAAGAAGAATTGGGAGGCGGTGGCGGCGGCGGAGGTCCCGGAGGCGGTCCGGGAGGTGCCGAGCGACGCGTAGCCGCGGGAGGAGAGGAACGCGGTAGGAGATTGGAAGGCGCCGTTATTCCGCCGCCACCGCCGCCTCCTCCGCCTCCGGGCGGCGCTGAATTAAACGTCGAACCCGGCGAATACGTTTGGGACTACGAACAATGGCCGCCGGCGCGATCGTCGGAATCGTTATTCAGTACGCCGCTATCTAGAGTTCCGAGCGGCGCCAACTTGGAAGAACTCGCGATCGCGGAAAATCGTCGCGAACTATTAGACTTGGCGAAAAATATCGCTACCGCCGAATTGGAGGAAGATTTGGCGCTCGACTATCGACCTCCGGATTTCGATATCGACGATACGAACGATTTTCTTCGATACTTGGACGCGCAACCGATTAACGATCCGCTCAGAAGCGAAGGTTTAGAATTCGCTACGGGCGTTCGACTTTCGCGCGAAACCGTCAAACGAGATATCAACGATAGACTACGCGAAGAATATCAGAGATTGACGGAGGAAGAGCGGCGACGTCTCGACGCCGAAGTGGACGCCGAAAAAGACGTCCTGACGCGGCGCTTCAAAGAGAGCAAGGAACTTCTCGTCGACGAAATGAAACGACTTTACGAACGATTCAAAGACGAGGTGACGCGCGAAAACGAACGACAACGAAAGGAACTCTACGATCAGACTCGAGAGGAAACGGAACGATTACGACGCGCCGAGTTGGACTACCTCACGAATCTTCGAAATCAAGCGGAAGCCGAACGGTTAGCGATTACCGCCGCCGAGGAGGCGCGATTGGAAGAGTTGAGGGTGACGACCGCCGAACGGCTACGCGCCGCTCGAGAGGAGACGGCTAATCAACTCGAACGCGTAATGGAATTCGAGAGACGGCAGGCCGAAGACGTTACGGACAAGCTGGAACGGGAGCGTTTCAAAATTACCGAATCGGTAAAGTCGAAAGAGTCGGAATTGCGAGCGGAAGAGGACGCGTTGAAATCTCTCAACGATCGGTTGGCCGAAATATACGCGTCGAGAGAGAAAACCGAAAAGGAGATTAGCGAAATGAGCGAAATCGATCGCCGCCTCGCCGGCGAAATATCCGCGTTGACGGAAGCGCTTTCGTCGAAGACGGCGCTCGCCGAACGAGAGCGCGTCAACGCGACGTGGAGTTTACGTCAACTGGAGGACGATTTGAACGCGTTGAACGAACGGGTGGCGGCGCGCGAGAGCGAATTGAACGATTTGGAACGACGCGAAATTCAACTTCAGAATCAAATCGAAGATCGTTTGTACGATATCGAAACGCGTCAGACGGCGAGAGTAGCCGACGATATTCGCGTCGCCGCGTTGGACGAGTTGAACGTAGAAGTGAACGACGCCGTAACGGAATTTGAACGCGAAACGCTAAACGCTATCGACGATCCGGCCGCGTTGATCGACGTATTGGGCAATTACGAATCTCAAAACGTTCTTCAAGGCGAGACGGCGTCCGAACGGATCGCTAGACTGGAGCGAGAGGCGGAATTGACGCGCGCCGCCGAAGCCGAATACGACGAGATGTTAGAGTGGGAGCGAAAGAATCGCGAATTGAGGATCGCCGACGCTCAGCGCCGACTAGCCGAGGCCGAAGAGCGCGAAGCCGAACAGGAACGTACCGGCGTCGAGATCGTTCCGCCGAACGTACCGCCGTTGGTAGTAGAATTACCCGGACAAGGAGAAATACCTCCTAATATACCGCTAGCGTCGCCGTTACCTCCGGCGCCGTTGGAGATTTTAGTTCAGGAGCCGCCCGCGCCCGCGCCCGTAGAGACTATTACGCCGCCAACACCCCCGGCACCGATAGAGGTACCGATCGTCGCGGAGGCGATCGAAAGAGCGAAATCCCCGATGACCGAGAGCGAAAAACGCGAAAGATATTTCGAGGCTATAGGAGCGGGAGGAGAGCGCGCGTCGCCGCCTAAACCCGTACCGACGGCTAGACGGAGACAGACGGCCGTACGACGTCCTTACGTCGCGCCGAGCGCTCAGCCGCGATACAATCTTCGAAATAGACCGAGAGCGCCGCAAGCGGTCGAGTACGTCCCGCCCGTCAAATCGCCGCGCGTCGCTCCGTACGAAGAATCTTTCGGACAAAATTTAGAAGAGATTCGTAGTCGTTTACGCGAAACTCAGCGTCGTCGCGACGAGTCGATGAGATTACGTCGCGGTAGAGAATTGTACGAACGTATGCGCGCCGCGCAACAAGAACGGGAGGAGGAGGCGATCGTCAAGAGAAAACCGGCGGCGGCGAGAAGACGACGAGTTGAAGAAGAAGAAGCGGCGGCCGCCGCCGCGTTGTTGACGCCGACACCCGAACAGCGGGCCGTACTCGCGCCGACGATAGCGGCTGAACTGCAGCCGGCTGAAACGCCGCCGCAACCGGCGTTGAGGCGCTCTCAACGTTTAATCGAACGACGAGAAGAAGAGCAGCAGGAGCAGGAGCAACCCGAGTTGAGGAGGTCTCAACGACAACGAGCGCAAACGCGTCTCTTTCAATCGCCGACCGGATTGATTCGACAGCCGGCTCAACGTTCGCAACAGGCGGCCGCTCGAGAGCGGGAACGTTTACGACGAGTTTACGCCGCGTTGGGTGAAGAGGAAGAGGCGGAGATGGAGGAACCGCAACAATTGAGGAGATCGTTACGAGAGAGAGCGCAACGATCGATGTTTCAATCTCCTTCGGAATTTATCCGACCTACGGCGTATCGTACGCCGGCTCAACGCGCCGCCGCACGCGAGCGGCGTCAAAGGCGCGAAGCGGTTATAGCGGCTGCGGGCGCGCCTGAAGCCGCGGAGGCTAGACCCGAAACGATCCCCACGGAAGAAGCGGAGGGTAGAGCGGAAGCGATCGAAAACCTTCGACGTCAAGTAGCCGAACGGCGACGACGTAGCGAAGAGCGTTCGGCTCGAGCGGCCGCTATAGAGGAGGAAATGGAAAGTCTCAGATCCGAAGTCGCCGGTATCGGCGAATCCGAATCGGAAGCGTTAGCTAGAGATTTAGAATTGAATCGTCTACGCGCTCAACTCGAAGCGGAAGCGTTAGAACGAGAAATGCAAACGGAAGAGTTGGAACGAGAAATCGAGAACGTTAAAGCCGAGCAAAAGAAGGAGGAGGAGGCGATTGGACGGCGACAACAACAACCGACGCCTCGTAGTATCGCTAGATTTCTACCCGGTAGACAACCGCTCAGATCTATACCCGTACCTCAGGCGCGTCGCGGCGTCGTAACGCCGGCGGAATTGGCGGCGCGTCGATTATTCGAAGAGGAGGAGGAGGAGAGCGAAGAGGAGGAAATCGGTTGGCCGTATTTACGAGGCGAGGAATAGTAAAAAATGAAATTTACGCTTCGAAGGTTCAGTTTAATAAATAATTCTCCAACTGTAAAATAATATGGCCGATATCGATAAAGATTTCATAGTGCGCGTTTCGAAAGAATTCGACGTCGTATATTCGTTCGATACCGCTAAACGTCTCGAGGTTTACGAAAATATTTTCAAGATTTACGAAGAGTGCGGTATCAACATGTATCGGGACGTTCTGTACGAGAGGGCGCACGTTTATTTCCTCATTTACGTCCTCAAAAATGATCCGGAAATGAGGACGCGAGCGTCGGATATCTTGACGAAACTAATGTCGAACGTCGACGTCGATCGACGCCTTCTCGAAGATTTGTACACGACGCTGATCATGAGCGGCGATTTCGATTTCGGATTCGCCGAGTACGCGACGGAACAGCCGCGACTGGTTACGCGCGTCGACGATAACGAAATCGAATTGTACGGCGACGGAAACGCTGGAGCGCTTCAGCCGTTGATTAACGCGATCGTCATTCCGTTGGCGATCGCCGGGATAGATAACGACGACGACGCGGAAAACTTTGAAGAGATTTTAAATTTTATACGCAACAACGATCCGGACGAACAGTCGACGCCGCGAACGATTTACGACGATAAGCATAACGTCCACGCCGTCGTTCGAGAAGCGACAAGAGTCGCTAAAAAATTCATCGACGATTACGCCGAAGTATTGGGCGAAGAGGGTTACCGTCGACCGTTCTATCATAAATTTCTTTTAGAAATCGAAGAATTCGACGAGGCCGATACGAACGATCAGGTAAAACTGACGGACCTGTTTATGACCATCTTCAATTACGCGCTACGTATCCGTTGTCGAAACGACGAACTGGCGTTACACTACGACGATCTGTACAAGCGTCTCGTCGACGAAATGAACGATAGCGTCGATACCTGCTACGCCGGACATTTGTGTCGACTCGTTAACGTATTGAGCGGTGGATTTTTCGATCACGAGTACGAAATGCGCGTCGACGAATTCGATTACGCTAAAGCTAAATACTTCAACGCGCTCACCAGACTCATCGGCGAGAGCGGTAGAGATTTCACGTCCGGCGACGACGTGGAAGACGTAGTCGCCGAAAATCGCTACGAAACGTTCGGCGAGTTGGACGATAAAACGTTAAATAAGATTTTATTCGCTTATACTTATGATAGCAGATGGAAACAGGATGAATAAATTGATGAGATTTTTCGATAAAAGCGACGCCGCCGCGATCGACGCGACGACGAAGAAGGGGGGAGACTCGTCGCGTCGTAATTCGCGAAATTTAAACGAAGTAAATCGTAAATTACAACACCTGAAATTACGATTTAATCGTTCGTTGAGTAAAAATCCGGCGATCCGATCGGGCGGCGATAGTACCACTAGTACTAGTAATAAGCGTTACTCTTCATCGTCGGCCGAACTGAAAGGGAGATGGTTGAAACATTTATCTAAACGATCGTCGTCGGGCGGATCGTCGCCGATTTACTTTTCCGCTCATCCTCGTGACGGCGGTGATCTCGATGACGAGGACATGTCGTCGGCGCCGTTTTCGCGTTTCGCTTCTTCGAACGTAGCGATCAGAGGTTCGAAGAGCGGCGGAAAATACGAATCGGCGTTCGATTCGAAACAACTGCGACGTAAACCTCTTTTTCCGTCAAATGCGACTCATCGGCAAAAAGATAAACCGATGATCGCGTCGTCGACGAGAATGATGACGCCGCGTTCGTCGTCGCCGCCGACGTATTCTCAAGAAGAGGAGGAAGAATTATCGCGCACGCGGCGCTCGCGTAATGTCGTAATCGAACAAACAACTCCTATCAAACGCGTTATCGCCGAAGAGCCGCACCTAACCGACTGGTTGGAGAGTCGCGTACGTATCGTCGAACAGTTACCCGAAGTTATCGACGAATTGAACGGCTACGACGTTTGGAAAACTTGCCTATCGGGAAAGAATTGTTTGAGCTTCAAAAATAAATTGGATTCGGTCGCCGAAATCGCGCGCGGTACTTTCGGTACCGTCTACGAGGCGACGATCGACGATTTAAAATTCGTCATCAAAGAGTGCGCCATGTCAAAGAGGGACGTCGGTCGGATGCGACGTAATCCGAATCATATACCGCGCGAATGCGGCTGGTACGAAACGTTTTCTCTAATCGCCCAACTCTCGAAGAATCCGCATTTTCCGCTCACGTACGGAACCAGTTCGTGCGAAAGTTGCGTTACGGTCGGTCATTTGGGAAAGAACGGTAGCGGTCGCGCGCCCAAATCCTGCTTCACCACCTACCTGGAATTGGCGGACGGTACGTTGGACGATTACTATCACCGCATGAGCGACGAGGCGGATCTGAAATCCGTATTTCTTCAACTACTCGTCGCGTTACACACGATGCATTCGCGCGTCGGATTCGTTCATAGCGATTTGAAATTGAATAACGTGCTGTACAAACGCGTCAAACCCGGCGGCTACGTAAAGTACGACGTGGAAGGCGCGCGCGGTACGACCGATTCATATCTGATCGAAAATCGCGGCATTATAATTTTGATTTCAGATTTCGGTAGCGGTTACGCCGTCAAACCGGATTACAAGTATCAGTACGGGTATTCGGCGGCGCGAATCGGATCGTTCGAGGACGATTACGGTCTACGCTCGGCCGAGGTGATGATCGCCGAAGGCGGCGAACGATACTGGAATCCTTTTCGAATTAGTTTCGATGCCGCGGAAAACGTTCCGCCGGCGGACGCGCTAAAGTTGGCGACGACGCCTCTACCGTGGCGAACGAACAAGAAGGGTTGTAGGAATTTAATGTTTGCCGATTTCTTCGCGTCGCCTTATCATCCGACGTTCGACACGTCGGACGGTAAATTCGATCCGAACGATCTGCTTCGGTTTCCGGCGTTTGACTTTTTCGCCGACATTCAGGACGTGGTGCGTTGCTTTACGGGCGGTAAACGGATGGTACTCGATCATCTCTTTCATCGAACCGTCTTGCCGACGGCGTCGAAAGCGATCGCGAACGGTTTCTGGAGAACGCTTTACGATCGTTGCTACATGAGCAAAATGAAGTACGACGTTCGCGGTACCGTCAAGTACGTCGTCGCCGCCGAAATGTTACGCGACGTATATCCGCTGTTGATGCCGGCGACGAAGATAGCGCCCGAAGTAATCGTTCAATTTACAATAAAATGATATCCTATTCCGGATTAGTAAATTACGGCAAAGCGACGCTACCGAGCGTCGAATCTTGGGGTACGAACGCCAACATTATTCGCGATCCGCCCCGTTCGGTAATGACGCGTAAAAAGGAAATGGTCGGCGACACGTCTCGAATCGCGGCTACTCTGGCGGAAAGCGACGATCGTTTCTGCGAGAATATAAACTATTACGCTCGCGGACAAAATCCGATGGTATCCGTATCGTACGGCGAAGCGGGAAATAATCAGAGTACGGGCGGGATGGGGACCGGTACGCAACCGTATCTACCGTATCGGGTAGCGCGAGACGGCGCTTTCCGTCCGCCCGTATGGCGTCAGGAAGATTTATTACCGCTGTCCAGGCTGCCGCGTAATCTGACGAGCGTCTACGCCAAAAAGTGTAACGTCGACTTTACGCGACGCATCAAAGACTGCGGCGGTAAGGAGGGAACGCGCGACGTCGCGCTCAAGAGTTGCGCCACGAATCCCTCGTCGTCGAACGAGACGGACGATAAATGTACGCCGATAATGACTTTTATGCTCAAAGATCCGCTCGCCGTCGGTATCGAAGCGCCGAATAAGCGGTACACTAAAGCGTTTTTCGATCAGAACCTGGACACGTCGTGTAGAACGGTCGAGAATAAGCTGAACGCGTCGGCGCGAACTAATCCGTGTAATCCGTCGTTCGAACCGATAACCGTCGAGCGAACTCCGTTACTTTTGAAAGAAACGAGACCGAACGCTCAGGGATATACGAACGCGTGCGGACCGAAATACGCCGTCGACGTGGACAGTTACGATTACGTTCTACCGGATAAACCGCGATGCGGCGGTTTCGACGCCAAACCGTCTATTCCGCCGATTTTCAACGCGTCCGAACATACGGGAGAATATAAATTTCTAAAACCCCAACGAATTAGGGTGTGAGCTGCTGCTGCGGCGGCGAATCTTCTTCGATGAGACCGCGTATGGCGTCCGCGTCGTCTCGCGCGTCCAGATCGTCGAATATCGGCGTAAAAAAAGAGGTTTTAATCGTCGTCGAATCTCTAATAAACTGATAATTGAAAACGTCTCGCGACGTCGGTATTATCGGTTGCGCTACGTCGAGGAAAAACTCTCGAACGCTTTTCGAATCGTACAACCAGAAAATATTTCTAGCGCACGCGAGTAGCGCTCGAGGTAATCGTTCGATATTTTCTCGTCGATGATAATCGTTATGACCGAAGACGCGGCGATACATCGATCTGAAAATCTCTACGCAATAATCGCCGCAGCGACGACGAATCTCTTCCGTCATTCGCGTCAAATCGGCGTCGCACGTCCACACCCGTACGTCGCCGTTTTCCAGTAAGTTGGTCAACAAGTAGTAAACCTTCTTCTTGGGCGTCGAAGCGCTTACCCGATTTCTCAATACGTAGCCGAACGAGCTGGTGAGATACGGCGATAAAATACCCAATCTAAGAATCTCTTTAACGTCGACGCCGAAGACGCTCGGTACGAGGCACGAACGGGTGACGGCGTCGATATCGAACGGTCTCAATTTCGGATCTCTGACGTACGATCGGACGACGCAATCTTGTAACAGTTTCGATTCGTCTACGGCGTCTAGAGGATATTCGTGAAATCTCGGGTGCAACACTAAATATCTATCGACGTTGGATAAATATTTAGGCGCTCGAGAATATTTCGTTCTGAACGCTTCGATTTCTCGCAACAATTCCCTCTTGTAATCCAATAACGGCATTAGACCGAGCATCGCGTATCTGGTATTACATATCGTTTCGTCGACGGAATCCTCATCCTCGTCATCCTCCTCATCGTCGTTTGAGAATAGTAAATTATTTACGGCGTCGACGCATAGTTTTATAAATTCGTTACGTTTATCTTTCACGTCCGGATTCAAGTCTAGGATGATCGTCGATCTGGCCAATTGATCGCGTTCGGCGTTTACTTTTCCGTCGACGTACGCGATATAAGCTTCGCATTCGGAACGAACCCGTTCCGATATCATTCTCGTCTTGTCCTTTTCGGTAACGCGCTCTTCCGTCATCAGCGTCGTATAACCGATCGGCATTTTCGATAAATCTCTAGTTATCGCGCCGTCCTCCTCATCGGCGGCGTCTTTAGCGCCGAAAAATGCGGCGATTAAACCGCCGCCGCCGCCTTTACGATTCTTTTTCGGTTTCTTACCTTCCAGTATATCTTTGTCGTCGATAAAACCGAGCATAACGGCGATGCCGAATACGTCCGTATCGACGAGATCGTGACGTACGCCCGTCTTTTCGGATCGCTCGTCGAGGACCTTCTTGAGACGGTCGGCTCGTTTCTTTTTTTCGCTCAGTTCCTTCTCCAACGCCCTGAGCTTCTTCTCCTGCTCTTCGGTCAATTCGAATATAACGTCGCTTTTAGTACGCCCGCGTTTAGTCGTCGTCATTTTTTTTCTCATCGGTAATTTATGATTTGACGCCAAGGCGTTTAAATGAGAAAGGATATAAACGATGGACTCGAAATTAACCCGATTATTTAGTCACGTGACTGATCGTTACGAAGCCGCTTGGTTAGTGGCTCAAGCTAAAGAGGACGTCGCGAACGTCTGCGGCGGTAATTTCGATCGATACGTGAGCGAAATTTACGATACCGGCAAGTACGGTTGGAAGCATCCGATGTTTGACGCGATCGCTAAACGGTTGAAAAACTACGACGAATATATCCTCAAACCGTACGAGGTGGAGGAGGGCGTTCTGACGTGTAGAAAGTGTAAAAGTAAACGCGTCTACTCGTCGGTCGTTCAGACGCGCGCCGCCGACGAGCCGATGACGACGCTCGCGAAATGCGCTCAATGTAACTACAAGTGGAGTCAGAACGGTTGAAAATAAAAAAATCCGCCCGTAGACTAAGAAATTCGTCCGGCCTTTATAAAATGGAAGAGCTGATTAGTAGAATTTGTCGACGGGCGAACGTAAAATCCAAATACGCGCGAACGCTCATCGACAACATCCAACCGTACTACGTCAAAGTCTTTACCGATTCCAGTTACGATCCGCGTGATAATTACGAAATTTTCGAATTTCTCGGCGACGTGACGATAAATAAATTCGTCGCCTGGTACCTGTTTTTTCGATATCCGCAATTCGACTGCCCGCAAGGCGTTAAAGTACTGACGCGAATGAAGATCAACGCGATATCTAAAACTACGTTTTCGCAAATCGCGGACTCGTTAGGGTTCTGGCCGCTGATACGCGCTTCGGAAACGCGCAAGAATTCGGCTAAATCGAAAAAGAGTATGTTGGAGGACGTATTCGAAGCGTTCTTCGGCGCTACCGAACTCATTCTCGATACGACGTATATTCGCGGATTGGGTTCGGCCGTCTGTTACACCATACTCCAATCCCTTTTCGACGAAGTCGACTTTTCGCTCAAATACGAAGACCTGTACGACGCCGTAACGCGACTGAAAGAGTTGGGCGATAGTAATCCCTCGCTCTTGCCGATCGAATACGTACAGAAAACGAACCCTAACGTACCGAACGAAAAGATGACGATAGTCTTCGTTCATCGCGAACAACTGGGAGAAGCCGAAGGCCCGCTCGTCGACGAGCGGAAAAAGATCGCCGCCGCTAAAGCTATGGAGATTTTAACGGCGCGCGGTTACAAGACGCGCGCGAAAGCTAAAGCCGAAGCGCTCGTATGTCAACCGCCTTTGTAGAAAAAGTAGGTGGATATGAAAAATTTTATCCGACCATTTTAAAATGCCATTCTATAAAACGTCCGATAATCCTAACGGAGGAGGAGAAGGGCCGATCGCCGAATCGGTTCCACGAAAGCGCGTCACTATCGTCGATCCGAAAGAATCGGCGGCGTATTCGGACGTTCCGACATACGCTATTCCGTGGTATACTAATAATTGGGTTATCGGCGGTATCGTCGCTACCGTCCTGATACTGGTGTTGAGCGTCGGAGCGTTAATCTACTATTACTATCCGTCGACGACGAGAAAAGAGTTTTTCTACTCGAACAATCCCACGTCCTCCGCCGCTTACTATCGATAGAAGAAGAAGAAGAAAAATTATAATACGCTCAGTACGATGAGCGTATTATAATCTTTTTTTAATAATGTCGTTACGTCCGCGTCGTAATTGATGACGTTTCTCCGTTCGCGTACGTTATAAACAGACCGCGTTTAGCGATATCGTAATATTCGTGCGGTCGTACGACGTCGTATTCGTAGAAACATTTATATTCGTCCGTCAGATCTACGTACGGCGAATCTACGGACGAGATTCGCGCGATCGATTTAGACTTTCTCCGCAATAGTATCTTGACCATACCCTTCTTGCCGGCGTAACAGCCGTCGACGCTGTGCGAGATGAGAAAAGTGGAATCGTCGAGTTTGACGCAACACGATTTCATCAGTTTCTGATAGATAATCATCTTTAACGCTTTGACGTAAAAGCGCGTCGAATTGGTTACCGATGATCCGAGTAGACGATGAATTATACCCATCGCCGTAAAGTATTTCGAGACGTGCGCGAAATAATATCTCGCGGCGATGGCGAAATTTACGAACGTCAACGCGAAATGGACGGTAAGGAAAAATATCTCCATTTTAGTGTTTTCTTATCCGGATTTTTACGTTCTTAAAGCGCGTCGAGCGACGGGTAAATACCGCCGGCGTTCCCGAGAAGTTTACGAGATACGATGGAATAAATTTCTCGATCGACGGCCTTCCTCGCCCTCTCCAACATCGTCTCGCCGTTGTACGTGCAGTGCCAGTTTAAGCATCGATCTTCGACGCTCAGACGTCTTATAGCCGACGCGTTAGACGTGTCGATGAAAAGCGCGAGCATTCGTCGTCCCGTATCTTTCGAAATCGTTCCGTCTTTGAGGTACGATAATATTACGTCGTAAAGTAATCGGTGATCGTTTTCGATCGCTTCGCCGAGCAGTACCGTCAAATCCTTTTCCTTCGCCGCCATCGATTTTACCGTCTCTTTCAAATATCGTTCGTCGTGAGATTTCAGCGCCGAATATTCGTCGCAGTCGAGAACTCGCCTCGAACATATAGGACATTTCGGTTCGCGCATATTCTTACGCAACGATTTGACGCACCGTTGATGAAATACGTGTAGACAGACTAACGTAATTTTACGTTGATATTTCTTTATCGATCCGCAACATATCGCGCAAACGAGTTTGTTATCGGTCGCGCGCGTAGTCGACTCTTCGAACGTATCGGGCATTTTTCTATAGACTTTTCTTTTTAACCGACGCGTATCCGGCGTCGAACATCGCCAGAATCTCCGGATTATTTTGATCGAAATTAAAGAAATTCGGTTTCGTCTCGACGCGGATTACCGTCGTACGCTCGTTCGTTATTTTTTCGGCGCCGCGTATCTTACTTTCGGTCGTCTCGTTGACGAAAATCTGAAAGAGGCGGGTAAAGAGCGCGATGTTACCGGCGTCGCTCGAATACGGTTTCATCGGATTCTGAATGTAGACGCCGATAACGCTCCCGGCGGATTCCACGTCGCCGCCGACCAGTTCTTTTCTCGCGTAGTCCAACGGAAAGTTGTCGACGATACCGCCGTCGACGAAAGCCGATCCGTCGAATTGATACGGTTCGAAGATGAACGGGAAGGAGCAGCTCATCATCGCCGCTTCGACGATATTCAAATCTCTAAATCGTAAATTATCCGCGCCGACGTATACCTTCTCGTCGCGCGTCAGATCGTACGAGACGAAGACGAGTTTCTTTCTATTCCGCGCGTACATTTCGCGCAACGTCGGAATCCGTCCGCCGCATTTATCCTTTACCATATCGCCGACTATAGATCGTAACGGTTCGATCGACGTCAAACTCTTACCTCTCAGAATCAGATTGCCGACGTTCATGCAGCGCATCCGATCGTACGGTCGCTCGACGCACACGTAACACAACACGTCGAGCGGCGTGTAACCGACCGCCAACAGAACGGATATTATAGATCCGGAACTGGTCGCGACGTAATTGACGATATCGTCGGCGTAAATTATTTTCGCGTCGTAAAGTCTCTGCAACGCGCCCAATATAACGACGGCGTTAGTGGAATTACCGCTCAAGACTAAAGTATCGTACATTTTTTTTTCATACCGCTACGCAAACGTAGAAATGAAAAAAAGTCAAAACGAAAAATGAGGATCGTAACTATCCTACTATGGGTAACCCTAGCGCTATCGCTCGTCACGATGTTCGCGTACGGAATAACGGACGTCGAACGGTTTTACCGATTGAACGTCGCCGACGACGAACGAGTCGTCAAGCGATTCGCGGCGACGCCGACGAAAGGCGACGTAGTGGCCGTTATAATTTGCGATGAACGCGATCGACGCGTGAGTAAAAAGTTGTTGAAATCGCTTTGCGATCAAAGCGCGCGCCCGCAACGAATCGACGTCGAGGCGAAAAACGCCAAAATCGAAATTCCCGCGGCGTACCGCTCGATCGTTTCCGTTCATCCGTTGGGAACGATTCGCGTACGCGATCGAGACGCCGGTACGAAGCACGTGGCGTTGCGAAACGTCGACGTCCAACTTCCGTACGATTTCGTCGAAAAGCATTCGACGTAAATGCCACCGGCGCGCGCGAGAAAAACATTAAAAAAAACAATATGAGTTGTACTAGTAGTTGCTGTGCTAAACGACGCGGTAGCGATATTAAAAGGTTGGAACACCTGTGCCCGGTTAAGAATTTAAAGTCGTCGTTAAGTAACGATCACAAAGATACGATGATTTCGAACGTAAAGATGAGCGCTTTAAACGATAACGCCGCGGTTTCGATGTTTGATCAGGACGAACGAGTTCGTCTCTACTCGTTAAACGACTACATAACGAACAATGATACGATGTATTCCGACTGCCGCGGTCTCGTCTACAGAAACGATAACGACGAATTGGTCTTTAAAGGATTCCCGTTCTGCAGAGAACTGGCGATCGAAGAGTTGCCGGCGATGGGCGACACCGCCGCCTCGTGGCGGTATTTCTACTCGGTAGAAGGTACGATCATACGGGTGTTTAACGTCGACGGACATTGGTATACGAGTACGAATAGAAAGTTGGACGCGTTTAAGAGCCGTTGGGTTCCGAAACGCGAAACGATCGTCAAGCGCATTCAGAAATTATTCTCCGCGAAGAGCGCGCGACGGCGATTAGTAGATGCGGCCGCTGAAGAAGAAGACGAAGAACACGGCGGAGACGAAAACGTCGGCGATAACGTCGGCGATAACGCACCGGAAAACATGTCGTTCGGCGAACGCTTCGCGCTCGGCATTAAATATCTCGCCGAGATGGACGAATGCGACGTTAGCGGCGAGGACGTACTCGACGGTGGTGGTGAATGCGATTCGGAAGAGACGCGTTTGAAAGAGACGCTGCGTCGATTCTACGACGCCTACTTGGATCCGACGAAAGGTTACGTATTTATCGTACGATCGTCGAAAGAAGATCGCATAGTATGCGACGCCGCCGACGTCGACCGATCTATCGTACACGTCGGTACGTTCCATTCTAGCGACTCGGCGCCCGACTTTGACGCGCGGATCTTTAGCAAGAAATATCCGAGCGTACCGCTCATACCGTCGCATAACGAATGTAAATTTAAAAATTCTCGAGAAGCCGCCCAGTTTCTCGTCGAAGGCGGCGTCGATTTTCATGATTATCAGGGACTGTTCGCGTACGACGCGAACAAACGTAAAGCGTACAAGATCGTTACGTCCATGTATTACGTGTTCAACAAGATTCGCGGAAACGTCCCGAGTTTAAAGTTTAGATATTTGCAGTTGCGAAAAGAGCCGGTCGGCGCTCGCGAAACCTTCTTTTACCTCTACCCGGAAATGCGCGAGGACGCCGCTCTCATCGAATTGGGCATCTGGGAGATGGCTAAACGGTTGCATAAATCCTATTTGGACGTTTACGTCAATAAATCCTGTCCGACGTCCGAATCTTGCGCCACTGATATGGAACGAAAATTTCTCGAAGAGATTCACCGTTCCTACTTGCATTCGAGAGTGACGACGACGGCCAGTCGCATCGTCGATATTCTAACGATGCAACCGCCCGTACGTTTGAATAAATTATTGAAAAGATTCGTTAAGCGCGTAGAGTTGGAAAGGAATAATAATAATGATGAGGCCGCCGAGTAATCTTATTTACGTCGACGGAACGACACCGGACGACGTCCGACGGGAATTGATGCACATCTCGCATTACGTCGATCATCGAGTTTTACAACTCTCCTACGACGCGACGTTAGAAAGGAAATTTTACGCCGATCCCGGACGATACGCGACGACGTTACTATCGTCGACGTTAGACGAAATCGTCGTTCGCGCGAAAACTATCGCCACGCTTTTAGACGACGACTTTGCGAAAGAATTGTCACGCGAAGAAGAAGCGGTGCCCGAAACGATCGCGATGGATTTTAGCGCACGAAGCGTTTTACGATCGGCGACGTCTATGCGGGACGTTAATTTAATAAGCGGCGACGATTACGAACGATTTATCGAACGATACAACGCGTACGTCTCGTCATATCCGCTCGAACGCGAGATTAGAACGGCAGACGGAAAATTAAAATTCAAAGTACTCGGCGTCGACGCAGACGGCGAGTATTTCGCGCGTTACGTCCCGATACGTTCCGTCTACGTAAAGGAGCGTCATATGTCCCGCGCTCGAAGCGCCGCCGCCATAATAGATAAATATCTGACGCGTTACGAAGAGTACGCCGCCGACGAATAGTACGCCGCCGATAAAATATAAAAACCGATAACGGTTGCTCGCGATTTACATTTCGTCAAACGAAATGTAAATCTTCTTTTTTAAACCGACGTAGTGAGGTGATCCAAAAGATGAGATTTCTATTTATCGGAGACGTTCACGTCAAACATTGCAATCTATCGGCGTTCGAGAAACTCCTCTCGAAGATGCGCCTACTGAAAGAGGAGGAGGTAGAAATAGACGTCGTCGTCGTCGCCGGCGATATTCTCGATACTCACGAAAAAGTCGACGTACAGTTATTGAATCGGGCTTACGATCTGATTCGCGTCGCGCGCGATACCGCTAAATCGGGCGTTTACGTTCTCGTCGGTAATCACGATTACATCAATAATCATCAGTTTCTAACGACGAATCATTGGATGAACGGATTGAAAGAATGGGATCGGGTTACCGTCGTCGACGAACGGCCCGTCTTTATTACTCCTCTATTCCTCGCCTGCCCGTACGTATATCCGGGAAGATTTCGCGAGGCTTTATCGTCGGTCAGCTTGGACGGCGTCGTCGCCGTCTTCGCTCATCAGGAATTTAAAGGATGCTATATGGGCGCCATAAATTCGACGACGGGCGACGACTGGTCGGACGCCGATTTACCGATCGTCATTTCCGGTCACATTCACGAACGGCAAAGCGTCGGCGAAAAGGTTTTCTATCCCGGATCGGCTATTAATCATTCGTTCGGTTACGACTCGCAAGGCCTTTTCGTTTTCGATTTTCCCGACGACGCCGAGCGGCCGAAACGCGTCGCCGATTTACGAGCGACGCGTATAGATTTAAATCTGAACGTCAAAAAGATTAAACGATTCGACGCCGTCGACGTTATCCGCGATCCGAAAAAAATACACGCCGCGGCGGCGGCGGATTCGTCGACGACGATTTATCGTTACGTCGTTACCGGTACGAAATCGGAATTGGACGCTCTGAAAGTATCGCTAAAGAATCTACCGCCCGTCGACGTAAAATTCGTAATTCGTCGAGAGGAGGAGGAGGAGGATAGTTGTTGTAATAATGATCAGGTGGAAGGTAGATCGGCTGAGCGGATTAATATATTCGATCGTATCCTTCACGAGATGGTAACGCGTGACGGCGACGCTCAATTGATGGACGATTACAAAACGATTTTATTACTGTAAAAGATGCCAACGTATTTGCGCGATCAGAATTCACATCGACGAGATATTCCGAAACTACCGCGTAGTAGCGGACGCGTAAGGAATGACTTTCCGCCGCCGTTAGATCACGTAGCGCCGCCTCCGTCGGACGAAAAGTTGAACAAGGGCGAGGACGACGAATGCGAAGATATACATTTCGTCGTCAAACAATGCGGCGGTAAGAAACGCGGATTAGCTAGACGAGAATTCGTTTCGGACGTTACGATTCCCGATATACCGGATATTTTGAGAAATTTGTATAGAGCGGCTACGGCCGCGCAGGCGACGATGTTTCTGACGATGGCCGGCGTCGTAATCATGATGATCATCAGGAGTCATCGTCGGTGATTATTAAACGCAATAATCGCGTACGCGCGGTATCGTCGGATCGTACAGATTGTTGGATATCGCTCGACCGATAAGGGACGCGAACGTCTTTTTAAATTCCGTTCCGTGACCGATTTCCGGCGTCAGGCAATGCGCCAGTTCGTGTAGCGTAACGTACGTCAACATATTATCGTCGTACTCTCGCTTCGTTCGCTTGTCGCGCGTGCAAACGTAAATCTTACTCTTGTCCAACGTGTACGACGCGTCCCCTTTCAGTAGGCGGTAAGCGTTCAGTTCCGGAAACGTTCTCGCCAAGCGTAATTTGATGCGCGTAACGTCCGGGTGCGCTTCGAGAAACGCTTCTCTTTTACGTCTAGCGTACACCGTAAACGCGACGACTCCGATTAAAATGACGACGACGATGAATATTATAATCATTTTAATCGTAAAAAATGAGATTTTGCTTCATCAGCGATAGCGCGAACGACGATCGTATTCGAAACATTTACGGCGGCAAAGGTTTCGTCGTCGAAGAGTACGCCTTGGATTTCGCTCCCGGTAAGACTCAGTGGTGCGTTAGCGGCGACGGCGATTCGCTTCTCGACGCGAACGCCACCGTCAAAGAGGAAACGCTCGGCGATCCGATCGCGACGAAAGATTGGAGCGTTTTGAATCGAAACGTCGGCCCGTACCTCATGCCGTCGAATACGACCCGGGACGCCGAAGTGTACGTACGAAATTCGACGACCGGCGAGTCGATGTCGATAAAACTCAACGAGGACGCTCAATCGGCGCTCGTCTATTACTACGTCGGTCTGGAAGAATTGAAAACGATAGACGCGAACGACGAAACGTTCGAAAGAAATTTTATAGAAGATTTTAAAACTCTACTAGGCGAACCGGCGGCGGTAATCGGACGCGTAGCCGACGTTCAATTGAGTAGCGCTTTTCGCGTAGCCGTTCGACGTTACGATATCGATCGGCGACGAGCGACGCGCGAGCGCTGGTACACGCCGAAATCGACGGCGACGATCGACGAAACTATCGTCTCGCTCATCGGCTACGTCGCCGAAGGTTCGCATCTGATCGTCAAAGGAGCCGATCGAGGACGTTTCGTACGTTCCGTGGATTTAGCGAACGACGTTACGCTCAACTATACGCCGGGCGCCGCTTTACCGGCGCCGTTTACGCGTTCGGTGTACGTCAAAGGCGCTCCGTGGACGGCGGCGTGGATAGATCCAGAAAGCGGCGAGTGGATTTTTACGCGACTCGTTTTCGATCGTAACGATCTTCATCGACGCGGTGGCGGTTACGATCTAACTACGGCGTACGGTAAAGCGGTATACGAAGCGAAGAGTGGTCCGACTATATCGGCAGCCGAAGACGTCGCGAACGTAGTATGCGAAGGCGGCGTCTGTAGAATCGTACCGCCGACGCAGGAGGGAGGTGGCGCGCGAGATATATCGCCGATTCGTAAGCGCATAATGAATCTGTTTGGTTTAAAAGAGTACGAACCGCGAAAGAGGGACAAGAAGAAAGCGCTAAAACGCGTCCGCTCTAAAGCCGAGATCGAAGAGGAGGAGGAGGAGGAGGAAGAGCGATCGTACGCTAAAATCCGTCTGGTCGAGGAAGAGGAGGAAGAGGAGGGCGCTGAAGAACCCGGAGTAGTGGAACAAGGCGGCGGTTTCGTTCACGAAGCCGAAGAGGATGAACCCGAAGGCGGAGAATTTATAGAGGGTATTTATGAAGAGGAAGAAGGCACCGCGCCGATAATCGAGGAGGAGGAAGAAGAATTGGAAGAAGGTCCGAAGACGATTATCGTTCAACTCGACGAAATGGAAAACCAACCGGAATTTATGAGCGACAAGTTGGTACCGTTAGCCTACCTGGACAATAAAACCGTTCAATGGGAGAATATGTTGAGCGTTTTAGAAAGTAATTTTACCGAAAAACTAAACACGCTGCCTAGAATCGGCGACGACGTCGTATCTCAAGTTACCGATATGGCTATTCAAACGGCCGAGGAGGAGGGCGATAATCTATCGGAAGAGCGTCGCGATAGGATTCGAAAACTCATCAAGTACGCGACGCAACGCGGAGTTTAAAAAGGAGTTTTAAAAAAAGTTCCGGAACATAAAATACAGCCAAGATGAAAACACGCGATATCATCATTTACGTTTTAGTTGCGATTCTCGTCATCGCCGGCATCGGCTACGGCGTATGGTATTGGTGGTACCATAAAAAGGAAATGTTTTGGGATATCCCTTCCAGAACGTGGAAAGTCGAACGAATGTTTGCGCGCGGCGGCGACGAGTACGGTACGTCGACGGGCGGATGCGGTCCGGACTTTTTCCAAACGCCCAACTTTCAAGGCATACTCAGCCCGCGCTTCTCGAACGTCGACTACGGTGCCGATTTGAGAACTCAACTGCCCGGCTACGACACGTTCGGCGTACCGGCCGATCCATTGGGCGGCGACGTCGGCGGATCATTTTCGGCTAAATATTCCGGCTGCCGTACGCAAACGCCGGCGCTGAAAGAATCGTACGATAATAACGACGCGTCGCCGTACAACGTAATGCGCTCCGACAATTCGGCGTATCAGCGATTCGGCGGTTGCGATCCGATGAACGCGTCCGGTTACGCCAACGGAAATTACAAAGAGGTTCTAGCCGACGGCGTAATGGACGTTAACAATATGTGCAATCAGGGCGACGTGAACGAAGCCACGTTTCTGACTCAAAACGGCGAAATGCAACAGCCGATAATTTACGATAGGTACATTTACGCCAACAGAAAGTCACGTCTACGCGCGCAAGGCGATCCTTGGAGAGGCGATCTACCCATCGTACCCGCGTCGGGTAATTGGTTCGTACCGAGCGTTCACCCGAACATCGATCTGCAACCGGGCGCCCTCAACGTAATGGCCGGCGTGAATAACGAAACTTCCCATCAACTGGCGAATCTCATTTACAACACTAGCGGCGGAGCGGATACGACGATCGGCGGCGTCGACATGTCGTCGATGAACGTCAATAACCAAATATTCGGCGCGACGTCCGCCGCCGGCGGTGACGTTATAATGACTTCATTCCCTTGAATAGAAGAAGAAAAAAAGAAATTCTAAATCGCCGACGACGATTTAGAATTTTACGCTAAACATTTCGAACAAGTACCGCTCGTCAAGTACATCAACGCGATAACGGAAATTATGGCGCTCGCGGCGCTCGCCATCACGATAACGTCCCGACGTTTATCGTAATCTTTAGCGGACGTACCCGGCGGCGCTAATAGTCCGCCGCCGCCCAATCCGGCGATCGCTAAAGGTAGCGCCGCGCACGGCGCGCAGAAATTTTCACGCGTATTACTATCGTTCAACATCCCTTTTTATTATTCGCAAAGTACATGAACGGATACTCTTGATTTCGTTTCCACATTTGATCGGCGAGAAGCGTTTGTCGGTGACATTGCGAATCCTCCAACGCCGTCAATCCCAATTTCCGCGTCGGCGGCGGTTGATACTTGTAGTGCGGTTTGAACGTACCCATCGGATCGACGTACGGTTCGAACGATACCCTAGCGCCTACGCCGTCAAACAGTAGCGGTTCTAAAAACGGTTTACCGACGCTCGTATCGTAATAGTACGAGACGTCGCCGCCGACGACGTCGTTGTAATCCGATTTGTAGAAACCGCCGTAACCCGGACGCGGATCGTACACTCGAGCGAGCGATTCCACTCCGCCGAATTTAGGCGGTCGATCGAGTCGCGTAACCGCTCCGGAATGCGCCGCCGATACGAGGCGGGGATCGAGAAACGTGTCGGCGATATCGTACGTACCGCCGCAGTTTGGATCGTTTAACGAGATTAACATTTTCAACTAGGGGGTAAAAAATTTACTCCTCTTCCTCGCTAAAAACGACTTTAGCGCTTATCGGCAATTCTCTAATCCGCGCGCCGATCAAAACCAACTTTTTCAAGTTCGGCGTATCCAGCGAGAGATAGGTGAATGAGCGGTTCGGTCTTTTTAGAGAATTATCTTCTAGAATTAAAGTTTCCAGCGTTGGATGAGCGAAAACCGGCGGCCTTCTCCGTCTCCGCATATCCCTCAATCTCAGGTAACGGAGTTTCGGGCAGTGATTTATAAATCTCCAAAACGGTACTTGACCGTCGGCGTAAATATCCATATAGGTGACGTCGGCGTAGACGTCGGCTAAATTAATTCCCCTCAAACTACCGTACATCAGAGACGATCGATTTAGTTGGTAACCGACGATTCGCGTGAGACGAGGAAGTCGAAACTCTAAACAGATTTCGCACCATTTAAACGTTTTTATTCTTCTAATTTCGCGTAACGCTTCGGCCGGCGTCTTTTCGAGAACGCGCAACTCTCGGACGTTCTCGAGAACGTATCGAGAACGTATCGTCGGCGGATATAGGATTCGGTTCTTCCGTTCGCTCGGCGACAGAAATCTACCCGTATCGTTAACGCCGACAAAGAGGTGATTGGTAACGCTCTCCAGTCGCGCGAAAGCGCTACTTACGTCGGCGAAACTATCGGCGAAAACGTAACTATCTTCCGCGTACAGTACGCGTAAATTCGGAGCGGTAAGCGATACCAACTCTAAAACGCAATTCCTTAACGTCAGAGTTTTGAGCGAATCGGTTACGATTTCGTTGACGACGTCCGTATCGGTGAGCGTGAGATGAACGAGTGATCGGTGTACGATTTTCCTCACGTTCTTTTTCGTCAATCTTAGAGTCGCTAGTTTCGGAAACTTTTCGAAATCTATCGAGTACAACGGCGTAACCGTATCGACGGCCAGATGCGTGACGCGATCGAACTTGTAAGGACGGCCGACGTCGCACCAGACTTTCGTTTTAGATCCTTTACGCGTCAGGGAAAGCGGACGATATTCGATCAAATCTTTTAGACGTTTACACGTACCGCGAAGATTCATCGCGCTATCGGCGTTCAAATACGACGCGAAGCCGCATTGAGCTAGGGCGTAAGCGATTAAATCGGAACCGTTCGATAAAGTAGACATCGTCGTTGTTGCGCGTTTACGTAAAGCCGTAACGTACGATTAACCGATTTCAAAAAAAAAAAAAAATTTATCCATTTCTGAAAATCACTCGGCACGCCGGCAATTCTCTAATTTTGGCACCGACCAAAACCAACTTTTTCAAGTTCGGCGTATCCAGCGAGAGATAGGTGAATGAGCGGTTCGGTCTTTTAAGAGAATTATCTTCTAGAATTAAAGTTTCCAGAGTTGGATGAGCGAAAACCGGCGGCCTTCTCCGTCTCCGCATATCCCTCAATCTCAGGTAACGGAGTTTCGGGCAGTGATTTATAAATCTCCAAAACGGTACTTCGCCGTCGGCGAAAATGTCCATATAGGTGAGATTGGCGTAGAGATCGGCGACTTTTAGTTTTCTAAATCCCGTAAATCTCAAAACCGACTGATTCAGTTGGTGACCCACAACTCTGGTGAGATTCGGTAGACCCAGCCTCAAAAGTACTTCGCCGATCTTGAAATATTTATATTCCGGTTGAGTTTTCTGTACCGTCACTTTATGATACTTTATGCGTTTCCAAGCGCTCAGAACATCGCGTCCGGAAACGCGCAATTCTTCTACGCCTCTGAGCGGATACACTTCTTTACATCCCCGCGTGCGCGGATCATAACCGATACTGTTTATATCATAGACGGCCAAAAAGAGGTGATTAGTGACGCTACGGAGATTAGTTCCCGTCAGTAAACAGCGCATAAAAGAACGGCCCGGCGCGAAAATGTACGCGTCTTCGGCGTCCAAAACTCGCAAATTCGGGCAGAGTATATTTTCAAATTCTAGAAAACAGTTTCGCAACTTTAGAGTTTTTAAATTTTCCGCGCGAATTTCGTTCAGTTTGCCGCAATCGCGGACGCATAGACGCGACAGAGTGGCGTGAAAGATTTTCTTTACATTCGCGTCCGATATCTTCAGTACGGCCAATTTCGGATATTCTCGGTCGCTCAGTACGGTTTCGCTCCTCTTTCGCGATTTAATTTTCAAAAGAAGGGCCTTCTTTCCCCGATCGCCGCGTCCGCCGCCGCGTCCGCCTAGGGTTACCGGCTTGCACTCTATCAGACGGCGTAGAGTTTCGCATGTGGCGCGTAAATTCAGCGCGCTTTCGCCGGTCAGATAATCGCTCAGATCGCATTGGGTTAGCGCGTAAGCTAAATAGTTTTCCATTTTTTCAATTCTAGTTTCTATGAACGGATCGGAAAAAATTCATTATTATTCCGTATCCATCGATTCTTCCTCGCTCCACCAGGAGCCGGCGGCGTACGCCGGATACAATTCCCGATACAATTCCAATAGATGTGTATCGAAATTAACGTCACCGCCGGCGCGTCTGTTGGCGTACGCCGCCACCGCGATGACGGCGAACGATTTTTCGGCCGCCATCGACGTTAAACTCCGCGCCGACGCCGAACATTTCTCCGCGTCGCTACCGACTAAAGTATCGTACAAAACTGCGCGGACCGTATCGACGTCGAACGGGTAGCGGCGAAATAGTTGGAAATATTTTCCGTACATTTCGTCAAACGTCGGCGTATAATATCTCTCCAGATATTCCAATTCGGACGTCGTCGGATCGTCGTAATAATTGCGACGTCTTTTTAGCGCCTTCCTCGTCGAAACTGAAAGGTAGGAGTAGGCGTTCCACTTTCTAACGATCGCTTCTAATAATTGTTCCATTGTTGATAAATATCTAAGAAGAAAAGATGCGCCGATCGAGCGTATTTCAAAAGAGCGATTTTTGAATTTTTCATTTATACGGAATGAGGAACGTATAAATAAATAATTCAAAATATGACTCTGTCCGAAATTTTACGCCATTGCGCCACTAAAGATTCGCATCATACGCACGTTCGCGTCGGTCCGCCGCACGGTACGTTTAACGTCGGAGCCGATAATTACGAACGCTTCTTCGACGAGTACGTAAAAGCGTTCGCGGACGGAAAATCCGTCCTCTATTTTGCCGAATCTCCCGGTCCCGAGATACCGATTATCGCCGATATAGATTTACGCGTGTCGCGTAAAGTTTTGGAAGAGACGCAACAACAGCCGCGAACTGACGTCGCCGCGTTGAGAGTTTTGTACACGGAAGACGACGTTCGCGCTATCGTTCGCGGTTATCAAAAAGTACTGCGCGAAATACTAACGGACGTTACGGACGACGCGTTGACGTGCGTTCTGTTGGAGAAGCCGGCGTACGAACAGATGAGAAACGGAACGACGTACGTCAAGAACGGTTTCCATTTACATTTTCCGAAACTATTCGCCGATCGTCGCGTTCAAAAAGTATACCTCATACCGCTCGTGCAGAAAGAAATCGGTAATTTGTTTCGCGCGCGTTACAACGTCGGCGAAGAGTACATCGACGATAATTGCGCGAACGTGCATTGGTTGATGTACGGTTCTCAGAAGCCGGACAACGAGCCGTACGTCGTCACCAACTGCTATTCGGGTAAGAACGCTTCCGTCGTCGACTTGTCGACCGCTCTCGACGGCTACAGATTACCGAACGGACGTACGTTTAGCGCCGATCGCGACGACGTCCGACTCTGGTTACCGCGCATCCTCTCGATAATCAGCTACGGACGGGAGCGTTACTACTACTTTCGCGCCAATCAGTCGGTCAACACGCCGATCATGGACAAGTACGCTAAGCGGCGAGAATTTCGTAAAGATTTCGAACGCGTATCCGTACGCAAACTACTCGAAGAGGCGCGCGTACTCTGCTTCATGATGTCCGAAAAGCGCGCCGATACGCGCGGCGACTGGTTGGCCGTCGGATTCTGTCTGTGGAATATAAGCGAAGGAGACGACGAAGGTCTGTCTATATGGCTCTCGTTTTCCGAACGCTGTCAGTCGAAATTCGACGAGATGGAATGCTTGGACACGTGGAATACTATGCGGCCGAGTCACTACACGATCGGGACGTTAAAGTTTTTCGCGAAAGAGGATAATCCCGTCGAGTACGCCGACATGTTTCGATCGAAAGAGTTTCACCTTTTACGCGAAGCCGTCGACGGCGGCGATAACGATATCGCCAAGTTGATGTTTAACGATTTCGGCAACGAGTTCGTTTACGCGTCGGTAGAGACGCGTAGCTGGTACCGATTCGACGGACACATTTGGCGCTTCGACGAAAAAGGTTACGATCTACGCGAACGCATCAGTAGCGTTATCGCGTCGAAACTGAAAGCGGTACTAACGGCCGTCCGAAAGTACGAACGAACGATCGCCGTCGAAAAGAAAAATAATATTAACGTCGACTCTTGCGAGAAAAAGAAAAATAAAAAAACTAGTAAAAATGTTCGAAGAAACTTCGGCTCATCAGTATCTATGGATAGTTGCCATGACTTTTCTGACGGGGATGATGTTGGCGATTCTAACCTTATAATGGACGACGATAACGATAGCGGCATCAGCGTCATGAGCGACGGCGCCGTCGAAACGTTTCCCATCAACGACGTCAAATTCTTTGCTACGAAAAAGAAAAATTTGACTCAACTGATTTTGAACTGCAAGTCGGCGACGCAAAAGAATCACATCATGAGCGAATGCGTCGAAGTTTTTCGCGACGAAGCGTTCGTTTCGTTGCTCAACAAAGACCCGTACCTCGTCGCGTTCAAGAACGGCGTTTACGATTTTAGAGCCGATCTGTTTCGTAACGGCAAACCGGAAGATTACCTTTCTGAACATTTACCCATCGATTACGTGGATTACGGTTCGTACGATCACCCGAGCGTCATGGAAGTGGAAGATTTCTTTCGTAAAGTTTTTCCCGACGAAAACGTACGCGATTACTTTTTAGATCAGGCTTGTCAGCTGTTTATCGGCGGCAATAGCGATAAGGTTATTCTATTTTGGACTGGAACCGGTAATAACGGCAAGACGGTAACGCAAACGCTTTTCGAGAAAATGCTCGGACACTTGGCCGTCAAATTCAGTACCACTCTGATTACGGGTAAAAAGTCGCAAATGGGAGTTGCAGCTCCGGAATTGGCGCGCGCCGGTAACGGAGTTCGTTGGGCCGTCATGGACGAACCGAATCAGGACGAGTTGATTAACGCCGGCATCCTAAAAGGCCTTACCGGTAACGATTCCTATTGGGCTCGAGATCTTTTCGAACGCGGGAAGAGTACGAAAGAAATTACGCCGCTCTTTAAACTGCACATGATCTGCAACCGACTGCCGGGTATAAGAGACGCCGATCCGGCGACGTGGAATCGCATTCGCGTCATACCGTTCGAATCGAAATTCGTCTCCGAATCTAAATGTCCCGAAACGTACGAAGAACGGATGGCCCTAAAGCGATTTCCGATGGATAAGAACTTTAACGATAAGATGCCGCGAATGCTTCAACCGCTCGCCTGGTATCTGATACAACGATGGCGAAAATTCGACAAGAATCATCGCGTCGAACCGGACAAGGTACGCATCGCGACGAAAATGTACAAACACGAAAATGACGTCTACAAACAGTTTATCGACAACTGCATCGTCGAAGTGACGAACGGCAAGTTGACGCTCAACAGCTTGTGCGTTCATTTCGGTAAATGGTTTCGGGACGAATGCGCCGGTCAGTCGGCGCCGAACCGCATTATCGTGCGGCAGCGTTTCGCCTCTTTCTGGGGCGAACCGACCGGATCGGGCGGAAAGTACTGGGAAGGAATCGCGATCAAACCGAAAGATCCCGAAGACGAAATTATGGACAACGCGATTATCGTCGTCGACGAGAAGGATTCGTCGAAAAAGAAATTGGTTCAGAAACGCGGACGCGGACTTTCCGGTAGCGCCTACTACGACGCCGAAGAGGAGGAGGTCGTCGATCGGAAAAAGAGTAATCGCGACATTAATCCGATGCTTTCGTAAATAGGTTTATATTAAAAAAAAAAGAACGATGTATATAGCCACTTTTTTTCAATAGAAAGTTTTTCTATTGAAAAAAACTATGAGTAGTAGATTCAATATAGCCAGTACCGCTACGTTCATATCGCAAGTCGCGACGAGCGGCGCTCAAATCGTTCCCGGCGGTCCGGGTCCAGTCGCCGGTCAGGTACTTTCGTGGGATCCGGTCGGCGACGTTTTTCGTTACGCCGACGGCGGCGGAGTCGGTACGATGGGTATCACCGGACCTACCGGACCTACCGGAGCTCCGGGACCCACCGGACCAATGGGACCTGACGGACCGCAAGGATTACAAGGTCTACAAGGACCTACGGGTCCGCAGGGCGCTACGGGTACTACCGGACCAGACGGAATAATCGGACCCGTAGGTCCGCAAGGACCGGACGGTATAACGGGAGCCGTAGGCGCGCAAGGTCTCACCGGACCCGTCGGCGATACGGGTTCTACCGGCGTTCAAGGAATTCAAGGAGCCGTCGGCGGCGTCGGTCCGACCGGTGATCCGGGACCTACGGGAGCTGACGGACCGACCGGCGCTACGGGTCCGACGGGTTTAACGGCCGGTCCGGACGGTCCTACTGGTCCTACCGGTCCTACGGGACCTACGGGTCCGGACGGCGGAGCCACCGGACCTACTGGACCTACGGGTGCGGCTATTTGGCACGGGCTAGCCGACGCTACGACGTCTCAGATGCAGGTGGCGTACGATCCGACTTATCCGACGACGGACGATTTTAATCTGGTATTCGGTCTGAACAGTTTAGGGTTAGGCAGGAAATTACTTTTCATAAACGATCCGCTGAGAACCGATTACGGCGCCTTTACGTTAGGCACCGCGAGTATCAGTCGCGGTTTAGCCGCGTTCTCGATGGGAACGACGTCCGCGGCTAGCGGAGATTATAGCGTCTGCCGCGGTGGTCAAACTAATACGGCTAGCGGTGACTACAGCGTGGTAGGCGCGGGAAGAGGCTCAAACGCCGCGGCTGATTACAGTACCGTTTACGGCGGAGCGAACAGCAATACTATGATCGCGATCTCGACCGCCGAAGCCGCCACTGGCGTAGCTAGCGGCATTTGGAGGACGACCGGTATGCCAATCGGCGCGTTTAGCATGGGACATTTTAACGCGGGGGCTGAAGTTAATAATCACGGCGGCGTCGATTCCGTCAAGGCTGGAGGGAGTAACGGGTTTCTGACGACGAACGCGACGTGCGGATTATTATTCGGAGGGACTGGTAATCGAGTAAACGCGGAAGACGCCGTCGTAGCCGGACGAACTGGTTCGCTAAACGCGTCGACCGGCGCGCGTTTTTTAATGGTCGCTAGCAATAATGATACGGTAGTCGGAACCGATTGCGTAGCGCTATCATCGGTATCTGCGACGATTAACGGTGACAATAGCGCGGCGGTAACCGCTTCTAGCGCTACTATAAACGGATCGAATTCGACGTCGATTGGTTGGAATCATAACATCGCCGGCGATAATTCGTTCGCCAAAGGCGGTGATTCGGTTAACGCTTTAGTATCCGTTCCAGGTAGTAACGCTATCGCTCTAGGTAGAGGAATTACAGCCAACGATAATTCGTTCGTCTACTCGAACGACAGAGCTACGAACGTTACGGGACTCGCGAATCAATTCGTCATGCAAACGTCGCTCGGTTATTACGTCTACAGTAACGCGTTGGAAACTACCGGTCTTCAGTTGGCCGCTAGCGGTACGGCGTGGGTAGCGCTTTCCGATCGAAACGCTAAAGAGAATATCGTCGAGGCCGATTACGACGCTTTTCTCGACGCGCTTTGCGGCGTAACGGACGGCGTAACGGACGACGGCGGCGTAGACGGCGGCGTAGACGTCTACTCGTATAATCGTAAAACCTGCCCTCAGAAATACACCTGTTACGGGCCGACGGCGCAACAGTGGCATCGCCGTTTCGCGTTTTACGACGAAATGTCAAAGGCGCCGAAAGATCCGCTCAGTATCGATACGGCCGATTTCGACGGCGTAGCTCTATGCGCCGTCAAATCTCTAGCGTCGAAAATCGACGCTCTTCTTTATCCCTCATCCTCCTCCTCCAGATTAATAATTTAGTCCGAAGCGTAATCCTCCCCCGTAAGAACTTTTTTTCTATATCGCTCTGGACGAGTCCGATATAGAAAAAAAACCGCCGCGTATGAAAAAAAATGGCCAGAGTATTTTCGCTCAAAACCCAACAGACGGTTCTTAATTCACCGACTAATATTCAAGTTTTATCGGTCGACGCGAATCCACCGGCCGATGGACAAACGCTCGCGTACGACGACGTTACCGACAGTTTGGTATGGAGCAGCGCCGTCGGCGGAACTACCGGACCTACCGGACCTACCGGACCTACGGGCGGACCGGGTGGTCCAGCCGGTCCTCGAGGAATTACCGGTCCTAAAGGACCTAAAGGGATAGTCGGACCTATGGGTCCTAGCGGTCAAGGCCCAGCGGGCGCTACGGGTCCGCAAGGTCCGCAAGGCGCTGACGGCGTAGTCGGACCCGTAGGTCCTCAAGGACCCGCCGGAGCGGCGGGCGCTACCGGTCCTCAAGGCGCTCAAGGACCGACCGGTATCACCGGAGCTACGGGTCCGACGGGTAGTCAGGGACCGCAAGGTGCTCAAGGAATTACCGGACCGACCGGTGCTACGGGTAGCTCGGGTCCTATGGGCGTTACCGGACCTACGGGATCCGCGGGTCCAACGGGCGCGACGGGAAGTACGGCCGGACCTACTGGACCGACCGGTCCGGTTTTACCTTCGCCGTGGCATACGGTAGTAGACGCGACGACGAGCGATAACCTCGTCGTCTACGATCCGGTGTACCCGACTACTAATATCTACAACATGGTAGCCGGTTCTCAGACGACCGAAGGAGCCGGCGCCCGACTAATGTTCATCGCCGATCCGGCGGCTAACGATCAGGGATCGTTCAGGGCCGGTCGAGTTACCGGCGCTCAATGGGATCAGGCTAATCGAGGTCTCGGTAGTTTCGCGTGCGGTTTAGATAACGTCGCGTCGGACGATTACAGTTTCGCCGGCGGCGGCGCCAACAACACCTCCAGCGGTCAGTACTCTTACGTCGGAGGCGGTCGGAATAATACGGCTTCGTCGGCGTTGTCGGCGGTCGGCGGCGGCGGAGGACCTACGGTCGGCGAAGGTAATACGGCTAGCGCTCAAAGCGCCGTCGTCTGCGGCGGTAGATTTAATCGCGCGACCGACGAACGCGCCGGCGTCGGCGGCGGAGGTACTACGGGCGGTGCGGGAAATTTAGCGTCCGCCGTCGAGTGTTGCGTTCTCGGCGGCTACGGTAATACGGCGAGCGGAATCCGATCGTTCGTCGGCGCCGGTCACAACAATACGGCGAGCGGATTCAAGGCGGGCGTTTTGGTAGGGGTCGGTAATTTGGCGTCAGGCGAGAACGCGTTCGTCGGCGCCGGTCAGAATAATACGGCGAGCGGTGATAACGCCGGCGTTTTGGGCGGTAGTTCCAACACCGCGTCCGGCGCTCAGTCTTGCGTCATCGCCGGTAATAATAATACGGCTAGCGGAGTAGATTCTATCGTCACGCACGGTACGAGCAATACGGCGTCCGGCGATTCGAGTTGGGCCGGCGGAACCAGTTGCGTCGCGTCCGCCGCCAGATCTATAGCGCTCGGTCAGTTGGCCAGTTGCGTTCACGACGATTCGTTCGTCTTTAGCGACGGTACGGCGCTATCGTCGATCGCCGCCAACACTTGGACAGTCGGCGGATCGGGCGGTATCCGTTTCTTTACAGATTCGGCGGCGACGGTCGGCGTAGAGGTGGCCGCTAACGACGATCAATGGTTGGCGATTTCGGACGTCGCGATCAAAGAGAATCTGAAGGAAATCGATTACGATTCTTATCTGGAACGACTATCGTCGCTACCCGTCTACTATTACAATTTCAAGGGTCATCCGGACGATACGCACGTGGGACCGATGGCGCAAGATTGGAATTCGGCTTTCGGGTCGGAAAAGGATCCGCTCAAAATCGATCTTCTCGATCTCGATTCCGTAACGCTAGCCGCCGTCAAAGCTTTAGACGCTCGATTGGATAGAATCGCCGCCGAACGAAATATCGAATTGGTATTTTGAGAGAAATGTTTTCCGTCTAGAACAAAAAAACTATAAATGGCAAGAATATTCGACTTGAATACCTATACTCGATTCATAAATAAGACGGTATCTCAGAATCGTATTCAGATTACGAAAGAGGAGCCGTTCAACGGCGCGTCTCTCGTCTACGACGCCGCCACCGCGACTATGGTGTATCGAAAAGCGGCCGGTCCGCGCGGACCTACGGGACCTACGGGACCGACTGGTACTACGGTCGGTCCGGCCGGACCGACGGGTAATCAAGGAACTAGAGGCGATACCGGCGATACGGGACCCGTCGGTAATCCCGGAGCGCAAGGACCTCAAGGAGCTCAAGGTCCTACTGGAATTACCGGTAATCAGGGACCTCAAGGTCCAGTAGGTCCGGTAGGTCCGGACGGTCCGCAAGGAGCGGACGGTCCGCAAGGTAATCAAGGAAATCAAGGTCCGGCCGGCGTCGCCGGACCTAAAGGCGCCGACGGCGTCGTCGGCTCTCAAGGCGTACCCGGACCTCAAGGCGCCGAAGGAGCGACCGGTGATCCGGGTCCTACGGGTCCGACGGGTGCTACGGGTCCGACTGGTGCTACCGGCCCTGCGGGATCAACCGGTGCGACCGGCGTTCAGGGACCGCAACCGTGGCGCGTTCTTACCGATCTCGTCTGCAACGATCCCGCGTATCCCGTCGCCAACACTTACGTTTGGACGGTACCGGAACAGACGACAGAAGACGTCGTAGCGTGTCAGATGATTTACTCTAACGGCGGAACCGACGCCGGATCGTTCAGAGCTGGAATACCGCTCGGTACGAATTGGAATAAAGCCAACAGAGGTGGCGATAGTTTCGCGTGCGGATTGGGTAACATAGCGTCCGGAGATTCAGCCGTCGTATGTACGGGAACGGATAACGAAGCGACCGGTCTGGAATCGTTCATCGGCGGCGGTCAACGTAATCAAGCGATGGGTACCACAAGTATAATATTGGGCGGTCAGGATAATATCGCCGCCGGAACATATAGCGCCGTCGGCGGCGGAGAATTCAACAACGCGTCGTCTGCTAATTGCTCTATTCTAGCCGGCGCTTCGAATACCGTAACGGACATTTATTCCTTTATCGGAGCGGGCGGATTCAGTACGATCGATACGGATCGCGCCTGTATCGGCGCCGGTACGAACAACAACATAGAGAGCGGATCGATACGGAGCGTTATCGTTTGCGGTCAGGATAACCGTACCAACGGAGTGGACAATTTTATAGGCGGCGGACGATCTAACGAAACGTGCGCGTTGGCGGTGGCCAGTACCGTGGTCGTCGCGTGCGGATTGAACAACGACGCCAACGGCTCTAGAGGAATTAGCGTCTGCGGAACGAATCAGACGGTACAACGCGGTCAGTATTGTACCATTCTCGGCGGTAATAATAATCTTTCGGGCGATAATTCGAACGGTTCTATAATACACGGAGACAACATCACGTCGACCGATAACCTCGGTACTAACAATTACCTTTTCGGACGGGATATTTTGAGTTTACACAACGGCGTTTTCATCTGGGCCGACGGATCTTCGAGTACGTCCGACGCGGGCGCCGGCGCTACGGTTACGTTCAAACATTCGGGCGGCGCTAGATATTTTAGCGACGCGGCGCATACGTTGGGCGTTTCGATGGCGGCCGGCGGTAGCGCTTGGGTCGCGATTTGCGACGAGAACGTCAAAGAGAATCTGAAACGATTAAACTGTACGGAAATTCTAAAAACGCTTCGCGCCAAATTACCGATTTACGAGTATACGGTAAAGGGTAGATCGGCGGGTGAGGTATGCGTCGGTCCTACCGCTCAGCAATGGCACGAAGCCTTCCCGTCCGTACGTCAAACGAACAAGATGATCGGTATGAGGGATATGGACGGTATAAAGTTGGCGGCGATTAAAGGCTTGAAACGAAAGTACGATTATATCGTTTCGAAATTGGCTACGGTTAGCGCGTAAAATAGAAAAATGGCTTTTAACGTAAAGAAATTACCTAAACTACGAGCTTTAAAGGCGATTAACGAGGCGCAGATTTCGGTTAGCGCTCAACCGATCGTCGGAGACGTCATCTATTACGATTCCGTTTCAGATCAGTACGTAGTCGGCGTTATCGGATTTACCGGACCTACCGGTCCTACGGGACCTACGGGCGTAACCGGACCTCCCGGACCTCCCGGACCTCCGGGACCTACGGGCGTAACCGGACCGACGGGTCCTACGGGACCGACGGGTCCGACGGGCGATCAGGGACCGACGGGTCCTACGGGCGATCAGGGTCCGATCGGATTAGTCGGCGACGTCGGTCCGACCGGCGCGACCGGCGCGACCGGACAGCAAGGACCTGAAGGAGCGCAAGGCGCGCATGGTCCTACGGGTCCTACGGGTCCGCAGGGTCCGCAAGGTCCTACGGGTATTCAAGGTTCGATGGGTAGTCAAGGTCCGCAAGGCGCGATGGGCGATAAAGGACTTCAAGGTAATCAAGGTTCGCAAGGTCCGATCGGCGCGCAAGGTTCGCAAGGTCCGTCGGGTGTCGCTCAATGGACGCGTAAAGTCGACGCCGTAGTTTTGACGTCGGACGCGATTCAGTACAATCCGTTTTTTCCCGTTCCGGCGAATACGAATCTGATGGTCGGACCGAATTCTAATAATTCTAAATTTCGTATAGATTTACGCGACGCGGCCGCCGGTAGTTTGAGTTGCGGGAAAAACGCGTCGGCTAGCGGCGCCGCGTGCGTCGTACTCGGCGGCGAAAGTAATTCCGCGACGTCGACCAACGCCGGAGTTTTCGGAGGTCAGTCGAATACGTCGAGCGGCGTTGCCTGCGTCGTCGTCGGCGGTACGACGAATACGAGCGGTCCGGGCGTCGGTAACGCGATCGTCGGATGCGATAACGTCGTAAATTCCGCGACGGCGACGTATACGGTGAGCGGCGCGTCGATAAATTTTTCTCAAGACAACTCTGGCGGCGTAACCGTCGGCGGAGATCACGGCGGTACGTCGGCGCAGCGCGGAAAGAGTTCCGTACGAATCGGCGGTAGCGGGTGCGAACTGCTGTCGATTAGCGCCGGCTCTCCGGACGGCGCCGGATTATTCGGAAGCGTCGATTCTAGAATAACCGATTCGAAGAATTCGGTGGTATGCGGTGGAAACGTCGATCATTTGGACGCTACCGGTTCGAATAACGTCATTTTGGAAAGCAGACGTTCCGCTTTCGTCGGTACGGGCGCTCAAACGGCGCTCGTCTCCGGACTGAACGTAACGTTAAGCGGCGGCGGACAAAACTCTGCCGTTCTGTCGGCGTCCGGAACGTCGGCGACGTCTGGAAACCGATCGATCGTCGCGTGCGGACGTAACGTTACGATGAGAGGCGACGATAATTTCGTATCGGGGAATAATTGTTCGATCACTTCGTCGGCGGTATCCAGATCGTTCGCGATGGGGCAGGGCGCTAACGCCGCGCACGGCGACGCGTTCGTCTGGTGCGACGGATCGACGACGATCAACAGCGTAGCGGCGTCGACGATTTACGTCCTCGCGTCCGGAGGTATTACCGTTCAATCCAACGCGGCCGGTACGACCGGCTTACGCGTTCTATCCGGCGCCAATTCTTGGTCGGCGCTTTGCGACGAACGTTTGAAAGAGAATATCGTCGAATTGACGGACGATTTTCACGCCAAAGTGGCGGCGAAATTACGCGATCGATTACCCCTCTACTCTTACTCGCTAGTGACGGACGCTCATCGCGACGGACGAAGGTATTTCGGACCTATGGCTCAAGAATGGGTCGAGACGTTTCGAGACGTACTGCCGGATATCGGCGGCGATGGTGATACGACGTTGGCGTCGAACGATCTGGACGGCGTCGCGCTATCCGCTCTACTATATTTGGCGAAAGAGTTGGCGTGAAAGAAGAAAAAAAATTACTATACTATCCTGCGTAGATCGTATAGTAATACTCACGAACAAAAAAAATGTCATTTTCCGTAAAATCCGCAGAAACCGGTAAACTCAACTTTAACGCGATAGATCGTTTTTCGATTTCTAAAACCGTACCCGGCGAAGGATATACTCTATCGTTCGACTCTGGTCAGAATTTCGTTTGGATTCAACCGCCGATCGGTAACGGTCCGACGGGATCTACCGGTCCTACGGGACCGATGGGATTAGCCGGCGGACCGACCGGTCCTTCGGGAGCTCACGGCGCGACCGGACCGCAAGGAATCCAAGGAGCCGGCGGAGTTGACGGTAATCAAGGTCCGCAAGGTAATCAAGGCGCTCAAGGTCCTCAAGGTCCGCAAGGACCGCAAGGTCCTCAAGGTCCGCAAGGTCCGCAAGGTCCGCAAGGTCCGCAAGGACCGCAAGGTCCTACTGGTATGATCGGACATCAAGGCGCTAAAGGTCCGATCGGCGTTCAAGGTCCGCAAGGTCTCACGGGTCCGACGGGTCCGACGGGACCTACCGGTCCTAAAGGCGAAAAAGGTGATATGGGTATAGACGGAATTATCGGTCCTACGGGTCCTACGGGACCGAGCGGAATGAGCGTTACGCCCGTCTGGTATAGAATCGCCGATCCGATCCTTACCGATCAGAACGTCGCGTACAATCCGGCGGCGCCGACCGTCAGTACGGATAATTTTATAGTCGGTTCGGAGACGACCGAAAGCGCCGCGATGACCGCCTGCTTTTTCGTCAACGATACCGTAAGCGTCGGTATGAAACCGGGTTCGTTTAGATGCGGAACGGTTAGCGGCGGTCAATGGTCGATGGCTAATCGCGGACTCAACTCTTTCGCCGGCGGTCGGAATAATACGGCGAGCGGCGACGAGTCGGCGGCGTGCGGTAGCGGCGGTACAGCCGGCGGAGCGCGGTGCGTAATTTTCGGCGGCGTTTCTAATCTGGCGGGTACGGCCGCGAACGCCGTCGTAGTCGGCGGCGGTACGAACGGTAGCGGCGGGATTAATAATCGGGCGACGGGAATCGACAGCGTCGTTTTCGGCGGCGGACATAATCGCGCGACGGGAACGCGTAGCGCCGTATGCGGCGGCGGCGTCGACTCGTCGGTAAGGGATAATACGGCTAGCGGAGTAGATTCTATCGTCTGCGGCGGTCAGTCGAACAACGTCGCCGCCGGCGCTCGAGCGTTTATCGGCTGCGGTATCGGCAATTCCGCAAGCGGTAGCGATAGCGTCGTACTGAGCGGTACGTCGAATACGGCTAGCGGGTCCGGCTCAAGCGTTTGCGGCGGTTCTAGTAATTCGGCGCAGGGAAATAATTCCGTCGTACTCGTCGGTTCGTCAAATTCCGCTCTGTCGGATCGTTCGGCGATCGCGTGCGGTTCCGGCAATTCTATCGGCTCAAACAGCGAAAACTCGGTCATCACGCACGGATCGGGTAATTCGACGGCGCCGGCGTCCGACGCGACGTTGATGGGAATCGACAATTCGACGATGGGGTCAGCTAGCGAGTGCGTTCTGATCGGTCGTAACATTAGGACGAGAGGATCGAATAACGTTATAATGTCTTTCGACGCCAACGGTCTAGGCACGAGCGACAATACGAACAACGCGTTTTACGCCCGAGCGCGAGGCGGCGTCAAGTACTACAGCGGCGCCGGCGTCGGCGTCGAAATACTACCCGGCGGAAATCAATGGATGAGCGTCTGCGACTCGTCCGTGAAACGCAATCTGAGCGAAATCGACTACGATAAAACTCTCGATAAATTTAAATCCCTACCGCTCTGCTCGTACAACTACGCGAACGGATCGAAACGGAAAATTATCGGACCGATGGTACGCGAATGGAATCGACGATTCGAATGGGACGCCGATCCGTGGCATATCAATCTGATGGATACAGATTGCATATCTTTAGCCGTCATAAAATCGTTAGACGCTAAACTGATCGAATTGGAAAGTACAATTTAGAAAAATACGACGACGATGAGTAGTATACGTCTAGAAGAATCGACGAACGATAATATAAATAGTACGTACTTTATAAACGACGTTCAGATCGGTAAAACGCTCGCGTCGACTAGCGGTCAGGTTATCGCCTACTACTCGAACGTAGGCGAGTACGGTTTGACGCGACTACAGGGCGGTCCGACGGGTCCGACGGGTCCGTACGGACCGGTAGGACCTACGACCGGACCTACGGGTCCTATCGGCGATCCGGGTCATACGGGTCCTACGGGGCCGACGGGCGATACGGGAGCCGTAGGTCCCGTAGGCGATAAAGGTCCGACTGGCGTTACGGGCGCTAAAGGAATCGTCGGTCCGATCGGAAACGACGGATTCGAAGGTATTCAAGGTTTAATGGGTCCTACGGGTCCTACCGGTCCGCAAGGGGCGCAAGGCGATCAGGGAGACGTTGGACCGCAAGGGATTCACGGCGTTCAGGGTCCTACGGGACCGATCGGACCTAAAGGCGAAATGGGCGATACCGGCGATCGGGGAAATACGGGTCCGACCGGCGCTACGGGTCCGATCGGCCCGACGGGCGAGGTAATTTCGCCGTGGCAACTGAGCGGTACTGAAATGATTTTCAATCCTTCTTACCCGACGACCGTCAACGATAATCTGGTGATCGGACCGCAGACGACCGAACAGCCGTCCGTCGACCCGCGCATGTTTTTCATCGCGGCCGCCTCTAAAAAGTCGTCGTTGAGAGCCGGCGTCGCCGAATCGACGCAATGGTCTCAGGCGAATCGCGGAATCGACAGCGTAGCGTTCGGTCGTAATAATAAATCGGCCGCGCGTAACTCTTGCGCTCTCGCCGGTCTCGCCAATTCGATAAATAGCGGAACGGGGACGAATTGTTGCGTCGGCGGCGGTACGACGAATTCGATCGCGATGAACGTCTCCGATTCCGTTATTTTAGGCGGTCAGAGTAATTCGATCAACTCGTCGAACGCGCTTATCGGCGCCGGTCAGAGTAATTCGATCGCCGCCGCCTCTCCGTACGCCGCCGTCATCGCCGGTCATTCGAATAGCGCTAGCGGCGAGAATTGCGTCGTCTGCGGCGGTTCGAGTAATCAGTGCGAATCGCGCGCCTTTATCGGCGCCGGTACTTCGAATAGATGTAAAGGTTTAGAGGCGGTAGTGTTGGGCGGCGTATCGAACGATAACCGCCCGTCGGCCGTCGGCGCCGAAACTCGATCGCTAATCTCTGGCGGTACTTCCAATTCTGTACCGACGTCGGCGTCCGCCTCGTATTGCGCGATTCTCGGCGGCGAATCTAATACGATAACGGGTACGACGACGACCATCTCTACGATCGTCGGCGGTTCGTCGAATAGAATTACGAACGGTACGGCTCAGACGATATTCGGCGGACGCGATAACGTCGTAGATAATTCGTCGGATACGTTCGTCGCCGGCGTCGCCGTTCGCGCGACGAATTCAGATCGCAGCGTCGGTTTAGGTAAGAACGTTACGATCGCGCACGCCAACTCGTTCGTCATGTCGGACGGTACGACGCCGAACGCGACGACGACGGCGTCGAATCAGTTTATTCAGAAATTTTCCGGCGGTCTCAAGTTTTCGGCGTCGAATGGACCGGCTCCGCGCGTACAAATGTCTTCCGGTTCCAGTACGTGGCAATCGTTGAGCGATAGGCGATTGAAACGCGATATCGTCAGTTTAGACGACGACGACGTTATGCGCCGTCTTCGGCGATTACCCGTATTCCACTATAATCTGGCGACGACGAGTCGAAAGAGATTCGTCGGACCTATCGCTCAACACTGGAACGAACTCTTTCCGGAATTCGGAGGCAAACTACTGATCGGCGCGTTAGATTTGGACGTCGTAAAGTTGGCGGCGATAAAGAATCTGTTGAAACGATTCGACGCGTTGAAGAAGAAAAAAAATGTCTACTAGATCGGATTTCGACTTGAGAATAGTTCAAAGTAACGCGACGCCCAAGAACATCGACGCCGTAAACGGCGTTCAGATTTCCGGCGACGAACCGAGCGTCGGAGACGCTCTATATTTCGATCCGACCGTCGGTCAGTTCGTCTTCGGAATCCTTACGGGCACGGGACCGACCGGACCTACGGGTATCACCGGACCGACCGGAGCACCCGGACCTCAAGGCCCTCAAGGAGTTCAAGGCCCTCAAGGAAGTCAGGGACCTCAAGGACCTCAAGGCGCGCAAGGCGCTCAAGGCGTTCAAGGCGATCAAGGTCCGGTCGGCGATCAGGGACCTCAGGGTTTCCAAGGCGCCGTCGGACCGATCGGCGCGACCGGACCTCAAGGAACGCAAGGCGCGCAAGGACCCGTAGGCGATCAGGGCGATCAGGGTCCCGTCGGTAATACCGGAGCAGCCGGACCAGCCGGGCCCGCCGGACCCGTCGGCGATCAGGGTCCGCAAGGTATAGCCGGAAATCAGGGTCCGAACGGAGCGGTCGGAGCGGTCGGACCTACGGGAGCCGCCGGACCCGCGGGTTTGTCGCCGTGGCATCGGATCGTCGATGCGGTAAGCGGCGAGACGAACATCTGCTATAACCCTCAATTCCCGACGCCGGATACTACCAACACGATAATCGGTCCTTCATCTTCGGCGCACGCTTTTCGTACGTATATGACGGGAACGGCGGCGGCCGGTAGTCTGACGATCGGTAAAGATCACACCGTCGGCGGCGTCGCGAACGTCGTAATCGCCGGCGATACCAATTCGTCGACGTCGAATAATTGCGCCGTCTGCGCCGGAGCGTTTAACGCGTGCGAATCGTCGACGTGCGTCGTAGTCGGCGGTCGAACGAACAAGTGCCGCGGCGCGTCTCAGGTTATACTGACCGGGGACGTTAACGACGCCGGTACCGGAGATCGTACCGTGATCGTGTCGAACGTCAACCGCTCTATAGCCGGTGACGGTAACGTCATTATCGGCGGAGAATTGAGTACGATGGCGAGCGGTAGTAGAGATTCGGTTCTCGTCGGCGGTCTCAGTAACGCGATGCAATCCGCGGCCAACAGTTCGTTAATCATGAACGGCGACGTGCACTCGATGAACGGCGAGCGAAACGGTATCGTAGCCGGTCATCAATGTACCGTCAACTCTACGTCGACGGATTGTTGCGTCGTAGCGTCTCAACTCTGTCAAATGACAAACGGTTCGGCCAACGCTACGATAGCGTCCGACTCTTCCGATATTACCGGTAGTAGTCGCGTATCGATAATCGGATGCGAGGCGACCGACATTAGCGATTGCTCGATATCGTCCTGCGTATCGGCGACCGGATGTTCTATAACCAAAGGAAATTACGATTTCGTATCCGGCTCTAGAATAACCGTAAACGGTAATACGTTCGTTAGTACGGCGATGGGTTTAGGTAGTCAAACCGTAAGTCATAATTCTTATTTCAGCGTCATCGACGCGTCGTCGTCGTTCAATAGCGATAACCGGCAGGCGATGCGCGTATATTTGACGAACGGTTTCAGGGTGTTTACGAACGCCGCTCAAACTACCGGACTGCGAATTCTTCCGGGCGATAATTCTTGGTCGGCTCTTTGCGACGTCAACGAAAAAGAGAATGTGCGAGAGTTGAGCGCCGAGCGAAAGGCGAGAATCGCGCGTAAACTCGCGTACGATCTACCGATCTACTCTTATCGTTGGCGCGATCAACATATCGGCGCGCCGAAAGAATGGGGAGTGACGGCTCAAGATTGGCGCCGATGTTTCGGCGATTCGTTACCGCACGCGAACGATAAAACTATAGAATCGGACGATCTGGACGGTATCGCTCTCGTCGGTCTCAAGTACGTTTGCGAAGAATTGGAAGCGTTGTGAGATTAAAAAAATGACGAGTAGGATTTTTTCACTCAACCAAACCGACAAGACCGGCGATATAAAGTACACTCAAATACGGGACGTACCTATCGCCGCCGGACCGCCGAACGACGGAGATACGCTCGTCTACACGGCCAACGGAATTTTCGAATGGCAACCGGCAC